CTGCTTCTCTCCTCCTCTTATCTTTGGCGAAGGAACTGAATCTCGTGGGTTTACGAGTCGATCCACGAACCTCTATATCTTCCCACATATCCGCTTCCCTCCTGCTATCTTCTTCTGCTGCTTCTCTCCTCCTCTTATCTTTGGCGAAGGAACTGAATCTCGTGGGTTTACGAGTCGATCCACGAACCTCTATATCTTCCCACATATCCGCTTCCCTCCTGCCATCTTCTTCTGCTGCTTCTCTCCTCCTCTTATATGAATTAATTATCGGGAAATTTCCAAGGTTGTCTGAACCATCGTTCACTTTTCTAAGGTTGTCTGAACCATCGTTCACTTTTCTAAGGTTGTCGGAATTATCGTTCACTTTTCTAAGGTTGTCCGAATCATCTTTCACTTTTCCAGTAAAATTAGATTCTAATGTATGGATGATATATGATATAACATCTTTATTTGCATCAGATGGATATTCCAGATTACCACTCGAGTCGGAAAGGTAGTAAAGGCGCGATTTCCCGGAATCTCTAGCTTTCTCGTAAAGATCCTCAATCGCTGTATCTACCGATTTCTTGTTTTCGGTATCAAGTCTGTCGACTAACGGAATTGGTGCTGTTAACGGAACTTGATCGAAACGATATGAACGAAGTAAATTCTTTTTAGTACTGCCTTGAGCGACAATATGCTTCGTCCACTCATATGCATCTGGATCGTCAAAGTAGATTACCATAGACGTCCTCTTAAAATCTTTATCTGACCTAAGTTTCCTCCAAAGGTCGTTCAGTGTAGGATTCCATGGAATAATATCAGGCGAGAATCGTACATAGTGGCGCCTAGTTTTATTCTTGACCTTCCTACCTTGTTTTTGTCTTTCAATATGAGTAGGTTTTTCTCCAGAACTTTTATGGGACAAAGGCAACTTGTGACTATTTATCATAGCCATCCTAGATAGACATTCTTTCCTTATTCTTTCCTTGGTTCGTTTAATGTCTTTTTGTCTTGTATTCCAGTTTCTAATAGCTAGTTTCTGATCTTCATTTAAGCCTATTTTTATTTTTACATTATAATCTTCAAATCTAATATCCTCATCATCTCTACTATATCGGTTTTTTTCATGGTTAACTGGACGCCAATTTTCTTTATGCTTACTCTTAGAATTACCCTCATTATCGTTATCATTATCATTTTCAACAGGTACCCTTACGTCATTACTTTCTCTATGTCCAGTTCTCACCGCGAAATTGTGTACACATGATGCAGGATGACTGTTCTTATGATTTACTCCTAATTTACACCCCGATACGCTTCCCTTAGTGTATTGCATGCGTTTATCGTCAAAATTACGATCGTGTTCGAATTGTGTATATGCTCTGAATAGTAATTTAGGTATGAAAGTATCATTTTTATTATGTCTCTGAACGAAGAAAATATCACGAAAAGAGGTATCACAATCGTATTGTACAGGATCCTCTGGATTATCACGACGAAGGCGATTGTATTGAATCGCGCCTCTTCTATCAATCGGATCATAATCAGTATAAATATAACCCCTATTTGATTTGGGAATATCAATATAATCACTTTGCAGTACTTGTCGTCTCCTATCCTCTAATTTCTTTTTCCTCTTCTCTCCTCTTTGTTTGGCTAACATCTTTCTATAATCATCTATAGTCATATTAAGACGTTCCGCGATCTCCATATCTTTCTCTAATCTCGCCTCTAATCTCGCATCTATTAATTCTCTGGCTTCTTCGACATTGATTCCCATTTGGTTTGCGAGTGTAACTTCTTTTCTACTAGGTGGTTTTACCATTACTGTCCTATTATGTCGTTTTCTTCTTTGTTTACCTATTATCTTCTTTGCTTGTATATAAGAAACGTCTCTATTGGAAATAACGTAATCCAGTACATCTTTACTTAAAGGTTCGTTTAGATAACCATTGCTACCTTTGATCTGTTCCATATCCTTTCTTACTATTCGTTCCAGATCTTCATTTACTTCTCTAATCGTCTGCTTCTTCATATCTGCTAGTCTGATAATCCTTCTACTTAAACGCCTGTTGCTTTTGCGCTGAGCCCTTTGTGGTCCGATGAAATCTTTGTGAGGACGTTTCGATAATATTAGGGCACCTTCTTCTACATAATCAGAATCTTCCGGATCTAAATCAGAATGTATTAAATCAGACACGTTATCATGTACTGTGTTTGAGATATATTGTTTGAGATATGGATCTTCATGTGACGAATATTTGGCATTTTTATGTTCGTTATGTCTTGGTGGTATCTCTTCGTCAGATAAACCGTCGAATAAACCGTCGAATAAACCGGGATCAGGATCATCCCTTTTCTGTTTGGTGTCGCCTTTATTTCTTCGTATTATGAATTCATCTTCTGATTCGGAACTTTCTATTAATGGTTCATCTTCAGAACCATCAATTATGTCGTCAATGAGATCCCTAACATCTTCTTCAAACTGATTGTTCCAGAAATCATCAACATCGTTTGAGGATTCGGCATTTACACTACCGCGATACATAGTGTGATACGTTTAATACTTCCAATATATTTTTTTAATACACAAAATATATTCATACCGATGAGACAAATAGAACAAGTAAGCTGTATATTTTTTTTTTTAATAATTATGTTCACATATAGAAAAATGTCAGCTAGAGCAAAATTTGCATGTGCTGGTGTTTGTGTTGCGATCGTCGTTGCCGTGATTTTCCTGACCACTAAAGGGGAACCCTTCAGTTATTCGAACATACAGTATCCTCCAGCATCAAATGGATTTATGAAGTCTTCTATTTCACTTTCTCCTAAATACAAGAGCGCTAAGAACGCTATGCGGGTTGCTAAGTTCCCTCATACTACCAAGGAAAATGTTGATATCAACAAGTCATTCGCGGCCGCACCCGCTGGTCCCCCTCTTCGATACAATGCCGCTTCCAGACCTCTAGATCAGGATCTCTTCGCCTCTGGTGGCTATATCGTAGAACGAGACATTGCTGAACCTAATACAGGGTTCATCGGTGCTCGTCCAGATGATGTATAGATCTTTTTTTGATATAAGATAGAATGATATAGTATATGTAGTATTAATATGACAATTAACAGTCTTCATATTATCTATTTTTTTGGATATTAGAATCTTTTACACTCCATCACGAGAGGGATAATATATCCTTACTTCTTCTGTTGTATAAGGAGGACATAAAGTATCTGGATAAACTAAATTTTCAATACATTCCAACCCTTTACAGTGGCGAGAAACGACATTTATTTGTTGTTTTGTTTTCTTGAGTTCACGATCTTCGCGAAATTCATCAATAATAAACTCTTTACTCCAAGGGGCTAGTATTCTGTCTCTATGATTAGTCCAGTATAGTTTAGGGTACATAGGTGGGATCTGTCCTGACTTAATTGGAACTGGTGCTTTTGTCTCTAGTATATTGTTTAGGTTCTGTGTTAATGGTGTATTCTGATAGGTCGTACGCCAACCGAGAAATAATCGATGTTGATCAACCTTTAATTTATTGCTTAATACTTCATGGACCATACGCTCAAAAAATATTAGGATATGCCCAGGGGGAATAATTACACTCTCACTTAAGAGCCTGTAGCGAGCGTGTTCGGTCTTAGGTATCGTAGCAAAACCACGATTCAATAAACCTACTTCCTTGTGTGTTCCAGGAACACAGCTAAACTTCTGATCAAAGGTATCCAAATTCAACCACCCTCCAAAAATACTATCACCATCGACAGCAGACGTCGACTCATCACGATGCCAAGACTCCTTAGAAGCTGACTGTCCCGATCTTCTAAACATCATACGATCAATTACTTGCTCAAAGTTAAGTTCACGATCACTCTGGAGCCATCGACTAAATACCTGATTGAAAACACACGCATGTGATCGCTGACGTAAACGACGAACAAAATAGTTATGAAAGCTCGAAGGGTTTCCAAGAGCACCAAATCCTCCTCCTACAAATGGAACAGGTTTTCCTCTAAACGATGAGTGAGGTTTACCTGAACCAAAATCCAACATTGCGGCCCCGTGCTTAAATTCAGGCATCTGTGTGAGGACTTCCCTGAATTCCTCTCTTAACCCCTCGATCTCTTCTCTAGGTATACAGGGGATCACGATATAACCTTTTCTATCTAGTTCGTCAGCTTTTTGTGGTTGCAAAGGTACATGTGGCCTTTTGACATCATCATGAATGTTAATTATCTTTTTTTTTTTTGAACGTATTTTTATTCTTATCATCTCTTCTTCTTTGTCGTCCCATTCGAAAAATCTATGTCCATCCTCTTCTTCTGGAAGATTATTAAGGTCCAATGTAGCAAAATTATTAACATCCTTCCAGATTCTGCGCCTTCTATCCTCATCTCTCTTTTTGGTACTTGTATATGACGCTTTTGTTGATTTAGTTCGATTCACAACTCGACGAGTATGGACCTTCTCTTTACTTTTCTTGTCGATCTTAACCTTTGCTTCCGGTGTCAAATACAAGAATTCTTCACTACCCGCGCGATGTCTTACTGTAACCTTTGAGGATGTACCCCAATTTACACCAGCTGCGAACTTTGACATGATATAAGCGTCCCCTGGGTTGAGGGCTATGCGAAATACATGACGTTTACCGCAGTCAGTGGCAATGTAAGGTTTAGATCTCAGGAATCTACACCATTCTATATATCGGACGTCGTTGCCGATAGAACCTCCAAATACCAAATTCCTTTCAGCATCGCCGTGATTGTTAATACCTCCAGGTTTTAATGGAGGGCCAAAATAAAAATTCAGTTCACATTCAAGGTTTGACAAATTATCCTTCATTTCTCCTTTGAGTGTAGCTCGACCAAGCTCTCCAATCTTTTTACGGGCTGTTAAAAATGCGGGAAGTTGATTGAATGGTATCTGAGAGGAAGGCAATTTTGGAACAGGCTTGCCCAGTTTAGCTAATTCTTGATGTTGCTCATATATATCATCGTCTCGATAAGAGATATTGTTGCCAACCACGTTCACATTCCATCTATTATTCTTATGTCGTGTTTTACCGTGCCCTTTCAGGTGGCGATCTATAAATTTCGGCTTGACCCTTCTCATTTCAGACTCCATCTCTTTGTGATCATTAAAAAAGTTTGGAAGATATACTATACAGGCATATTCTCCATCTTTAAGAGGTACTCTGACAAACACCGATCCCTTTACATGCCTAGCTATACTTATACAGTCGCTACAAGACAATGATTGTCTACTTATTCCTGGAGCTGCGTCACCAGAAGAGTCTGATTCAGCAACACCAGCGAAGGTAATTGCAGCACTTTCCCATTGTATCCAATCCCATTTCTTTTTTGATGCTGCGCTGCCGTTGGGTGCTCGTGTCGGTTTGCATTTAGATGATGTTATACGATCGTTTATTTTGGCATCTACGGTTTTTAGTCTCCACCATTTTTCACCCTCTGGGAGGAGTACTTTCTCTGCACATTCGTCATCATCGCAATCATCATCGCAATCATCGAAATCTTCATCATCATCCTCATCGCAATCATCATCGCAATCTTCATCATCCTCCTCGTCATCGTCATCATCATCATCATCGCAATCATCATCGCAATCATCATCGCAATAATCATCATCATCAACATCATCATCGCAATCATCATCATCATCAACACCATCATCGCAATCTTCATCCTCCTCTATGATGATATTTTCCCAAACTCTGTACAAATCACGAGTTGACTTTTTCCATGTTCCACCTAGATATGCATTGATCTCATCTAACTTATAAGTACGTTCAGCGTTATTCATCTCCTCTAATATAATTGTCAATGAATCACCGTTATCTTTAACCTTAATCTTATTGGTGCTATATGCTATATTCTTGATGAAATTGATGAACTCGATTCCATGTTCTATCGTGGGCTCTCTGTCCTTTAACCAATCTTCGAATGGAGGAATTTCCTCGTCTAGTCCGTCGTAGGGATAAAAATTATCATATAACTCTTCGTCAGTAAGGAACGATAAGATATTTCTCAACTTTTTCACACTTAAATCCTTCAGCTTCGCATAGCCACTTGGACCAGCGCGGGTCCAAGTCAATGGACTGACGATTCCTCTCTTATCCTGCACGGCTCCCCTATCCGCATTATCACTGTTTACCCAATTCGATATCGCCTTAAATTTTTCAATAGCGTCCCCTTCAGATAATGCCTCAATTCCATAAACAGTCAACTCACCCTGTACGTCGTCGGGGTCCAATCTTACATTCGAGACACCTAAATAGATTTCACCTTGATCTTCACCTTGATCTTCATCTTCCTCGTCCTCTCCTTTGTCGGCATAGCACGTCTTCTTGTGATTGTCCCAATCATCTTCCTGACAATTTACGCAGCAGTACTTGACGCTACGGCAGCCACTGCATAACTTGAGCTTTTGCGATAGTGGATTGGGACACTGTTGATAGGCACACTTTGAGGTGTTGACTATTACGTACGGAGATTGATATACAACCACACCTTCATCTTCTTCTTCATCTTCGCAATCTTCTTCATCTTTTTCTTCTTCATCTTCATCTTCATCTTCGCAATCTTCTTCATCTTCCTCTATGATGATATTTTCCCAAACTCTGTTCACTGCTTCATCATTCTTTGAACTATCCCATTGTACTTCTAATAATGCATTGATCTCCTCTAACATACCATAAGGCGGTTCAGCGCAGTTATTCATCTCCTCTAACATAAGTGTCAATGAATCACCGTTATCTTCAACCTTAATCTCATTGGTGCTATATGCTATATTCTTGATGAAATTGATGAACTCGATTCCATGTTCTATCGTGGGCTCTCTGTCCTTTAACCATTCTTCGAATGTAGGAATATCCTCGTCTGGCCCATTATAGTCCGATATTTCATCCTCGTATATCTCTCCTAGAGTATAGTCGGTAAGGAACGATAAGATATCTCTCAACTCTTTCACACTTAAATCCTTCAGTCTCACATAGCCACTTGGACCCGCACTGGTCCAAGTCAATGGATTGACGAATATTTTCCTCTCCTCTATCTCCCTCTCATCCATAGAATCATTATCAATATCAATCCAACCCGATATCGCCTCAAATTTTTCAATAGCGTCTCTTTCAGAGAATGCCTCAATTCCATAAACAGTCAACTCACCCTTTACGTCGTCGGGGTCCAATCTTACATTCGAGACACCTAAATAGATTTCACTTTGATCTTCATCTTCGCAATCTTTATCATTGTCCGATTCTGTTTCTTCTTCATCATCCTCTTCTGATTCTGAGTCTTCAAGCTGTTTTGCAGCATTATCCATTGCTCCGATCCAGTCAATCTCCCCATTCCCATCCTCATCCTCATCCTCATCCTCATCCTCATCCTCATCCTCATCTTCATTTTCGCATTCATCTTCTTCAAGCTGTTTTGCAGCATTATCCATTGCTCCGATCCAGTCAATCTCCCCATTCCCATCCCCATCCTCATCTTCGCATTCATTTTCTTCTTCATCTTCACATTCATCTTCGCATCCATCTTCATCTCTAACAATCGTTATCGACGTGATCGAATTACTGTTCTGAAATTTATCCCAAGTTCCTTTTGTTTCTTCCTTTATAAACGATACATCTAGAAATTTAGTACTGTTTCGATTTTTCTTCAATTTAGCTCTTATCCGCGGACTCAATAGCATTGTCAGTAGATCTCTATCGCCACATGCCTTATCGGAAACAGAAGCTTTTCTCGCTGATATTATCGAAATATTATCAGAAGTTAAATTTTCGAGTGATAAAGTTTCTGAGAGTACAAGATAGTCCATAATTAGAACTATAAGAGAGGGTGAAGATATAAGTCTTTCAAATATAAGTGTTTTTACCTGGGAATTAAGTTCGCCATATATATGGAGTTCCTTAATGCCTTGTCGTTGGAGATGATCATAGTTTAGCATCATCCATGTGTCATCGACATCTAGATCATTAGTATCCATAATTAATCCATCGAAACAATGTTCAGGATCACTAAGAATACTCTTAGTATAATCACCTGGTCGTAAAGAAATGAATGCGTGTGGATTCCCTAGTCTAATCCTCAATAAGATATTCATAATATTAGGGATATCCATTACATTTTCTCCTTCCAATCTCAAGAATTGTACATAAGCCATATTACGAAGAGCTTTTTCATATAATTTAAGGTCCTTTTCATCAATCTTTCCTAGAACATAAAACCTGTTGACATCATAACCATCTGTATTCGAGAAATACTCAAGTTCTGTCGCATGATTAAGATCTAAGTCATGATATGATACATCGGTCCAACCATGTGGGGGGGACTTACAACTAGAGAATTCTCTCATAGTAGAATCTCTGGCCCCTAGTAATTGGGATGTATAGATAGACATACTTTTTCATAGAACATATATTTTTTATATAGGATTTTTACAATTTATAACAAAGTCTTCAAATATCATTCATTTTAGAAACAATATATATATATTTACTTTACACTATATCATCAGTCGGATAACATCACGAAATCGAAATTAAAAATCCTAATTTTGATTTTCACTTTAATCAAAGACATAGTACACCAAAAAAATTTTTGTTATCGAACACTTGAACACTTCTACCTAAAATCCAATTTTGATTTTCGCTTTGATTAAAGACATAGTACACCAAAAAATTTTTGTTATCGAACACTTATCAACCTATCTAAAACAATCAAATATGTCTGTTTGCGTCGTATGCTGCGAGGGCTACAATAAAACCACCCGTAAGCGCATTAATTGCGAGTGGTGTAATGTCGTCGTATGTAAGTCATGTTGCCTGATATATTTCAAGACTAATATGACATTTACATGTATTAATAAAAGCCGCAAAGAAGGAGGCGGTTTCGCGTGTAATAATACATGGTCGGATATGCATCTCACTACTATGTTCGGTTCCAGTAATAAGAGTATCGAGAAAATCCGAAGCGATATAGAATATGATTCCGAGAAGGCGCGCATGGCTTCTACGATGCCTTTGATCGAACGTATTCGAACGTATGCAGAATACAAAGCTGAATTAACAGAATTGTTAAAGAAGAAGAAGGTTATGTGGGATTCAATCAATTCTTTAACCAGTAGATTGGTTCATACCTCTGATACCTTTGGTAGGGCTTTATTGAAGAAGAGTATAAAGATCGAGAGGATGAGATGGAAGGATTTGAAACAACGTATCGAGAATAAGAAGGAGGAAATAAACAATCATACGAACAAGGACGTAAAAACAAAATCGAAGGCAGGGGTTTATAATATTAGTTGCGCCGATACCAAATGCAATGGGTTTGTTTCCAACGTAGGCAAGTGTGCTGTTTGTGATAAGATTACCTGCAGAGAATGCGGAGAACTCAAGAAGAAGAAGACCCCTTCTCCCATAGAGGATGTCGAACCTGACGAGTATGACCATATATGCGATCCAAACATTCTTGCGTCTATTAAGCTGGTCAAACAGGATTCGAAAAAATGTCCCAATCCCAAGTGTACGATGTCCATCTCTCGAATTGATGGATGTATGCAGATGTGGTGTACAAACTGTAAAACAGCATTTCATTACAAAACTGGGAAGATTGAAACCGATGAGTCCAAGGTTCATAACCCACACTATTTTCGAGATCGATTCAATGATCAACCAGTGGAGACAATCAACAGGAGAGATGAGAACGGAATGTTAAGCTGCTTCAATGTCGATATAAATATAATCCACCAAACATTCTATAATCCACTTTCCAATATCAATGATGATTTTCATAACCATTTCTGTATTCAAACCGAGAGACTGTTTCGGTTCATGCTCCATTTGAGAGATGCCTCGGTCCAACGCCTATGTAAAGGTGAAATGGCCGGGAATGAAACCGATAATGAGTTTAATAGAATCAGGTTTCTTATGGGCAATATTGACGAGAGTAAGTTCAAACAGCTTACGACACGGGCCTATAGGGCGGGGCGCAAGGCCAAGCACTATCATTTCGTTCTCACTTCACTTGCTAATGTATGCGAGGACATAGTGAGGAACTCTATCACAATATATGACTATGGTAAACAAACCGGATATTATGACAAGTCAGCCATGAAGGACGCGAAGAAGCAAATAGATTCACTCTTTATCGATGCTAATAAAAACCTGAAGAAAATATCAGATACATACAAGTCCGTACAGTACTCAATAGGCTATATAAACAACTTAGCAAATATCGATATTAGAAATGTTAAGAATAACACTGGATATAAACCAACTATGACCTGATATCAGACAGATTTTAGATAGGCTACATGAATATATGACTAATTTCAATCCCATTATTAATTAAACAAAAGAAAACGCAAAGGCCACTAGCTTGAGACTCATCGCGAGTCTTAAGTTAGTGGCCTTTTTTGCGTTAGTGTAAAATCATAAGTATATGAGATTGTATCAATTCGGAAAAACAATTTAGATTTTAGGTTTAATAAATTTGAAGTAAAACAATCCAATCAAAAAATCAACCATGTCTGAAGAGTACACGATTAGACTAGAGGATATAGAGGAGTATATAGGACATGAAGGGAAACTTCCGTCGAGATATAGTAAGGACAAGGCGGTGGCATCTCTTGGTAGGTTCATCAACCTGCAGAAAGTGATTTACAAGAAGAAGAAGTATGCCATGTCCGAAGGGGATCCACGAAGGGAGATGTGGGTGAGGCGTTCATGGAGAGGTATCCACAATTATCGCTGAATTAAAAAGGAACTTTATTTCAATCCCATTAATAATTAAACAAAAAGAAAACGCAAAGGCCACTAGCTTGAGACTCATCGCGAGTCTTAAGTTAGTGGCCTTTTTTGCGTCACTCTTAAATACACTAAGTATATGGGTTATCAGTAAGAATCTCAAATCTATCTCCATATGACAAGCCGTTCATAATCAGAGCCGTTGAGAATCCGATAATAGACGAGTGTAAGTAATTCCATCCAAATATTAATAGTATCGAATAAAATATCCAATGATGAATATGAAGAGCCCTGTCGTGTGAAATAGGAATAATGAGCATAGATTTATACATCACTGGTCTCAGTGTTATATTCAGACTACAATCTCCCTTTTCCTTCTTTGGTAACACAAAGAGTTTGTACATGAATCCTGTCCACAATCCAAGTAAAAACATACTCCTTTTTTATTTACAATATATATTCATCCGTTAATAGATTCGCAATTTCAAAGGATATAAATATCATTATTACAATAGCCATAACTGCAAAGAACATGATAGTATTTTTGTTGTTGTGTAAGATAATAAAAATTATTATCTTATTCTAAGTACACGGATCATTTACATACTTTTTATAATGGAACAGTCTCAGTATTTCCGACGATATCGCTCATAATATTTCTCATCATCTCACAATCACAAGAGGACTCGTTTACTTCCTCTTCGAAACATTTACTAAGTATCTCATCAAACGATTCTCTATCATCTGCACTGTAGCTATACCTACTTCTATCGAAATGTCGTGCTGAAATTAAGATCTTTACATCATGAGCAATTAGTTGTTTATACTCTAGGCTTCTCATAAATACCTTGAATTCGGATGGTTTGAGATGCATCAGAAGCTTGTATTTATTCTTGGTGTCGTTAATGATACGATCTCTGATATCATTGAACTTTTCATCTAGATTATCTACCTCAATGATAATTTTTTGAGGTAAGTCTAACTGAAGCTTCAATGGAGGTTTATGCTCTTTATTATCCTTGAATGAAAACATGAACACGTTCTTATTGGGCGAATCTCCAAAATTGTGTTGCATACACGCGCCTGTGTATAATACGTTGCCTCCGTGAAGTTTCTGATATCCATGAATATGTCCTGAGATTACACGAGGTTTATCGCTATCCCATTCATCACCGTGTTCACTCTTAATCGATTTCATTTGACACCCTAAGAACTCTTGATGTGCAAAGATTGATACTGACTGATTCCATACACTCTCTCCGCCTTCTATAGTGTTCAGACCCTCGATAAACCGTCCATTGGGTACGTAAGGGATGAAAGTAAACCTGTTATTATTATGTACTTCTGAAATGGCAGTATCAACGATGGTAATACGATGCTTCAATACTTTATCTCCATTCTTAATTACTTTCCATCGTTTCATACCGTTCATCCAATGATTTGTAGTCAGGAACTGTCTATTATTTAGTAGATCGTGGTTCCCTACTATAACATATAATGGAGCGAAAGAACGAATAAGGTCCATGAGATCATGAGCCATATTCATCGATACTGAGTGAATTTTCTCATGTGTATGGAGTATATCCCCGAGAAATATAATAATATCCGGTTGTTTTTCATTGATAGTACGAATGATTTCACTCTTGAAAGCTTCGTATTGAAATTTGCTCCCAGGTCTGATATGTAGGTCGCCGATTGCGAGAATATTTGTGATTGGTGAATTCATGACAGTTAGTATACTGAATGATTTTATTTTATGATTATGAAACCGGTAAACTGTATATATTTTTTTCTGGAATGTATAGTTTAATATTTTATATTCGATGATCGGATATAAAAATACATAGAGGAGTTTTTTTGAATAACATAATACAATACAATACGACACAACATTTAGAGGACGGGGAAACCGAGGGCACCACCACTGATTCTGACAACATTGGAGTTGACGACAGAAGCGACCAACTGGAAGGTCTGCTTCGTGGGAACACCTGCAGTCTGTAATGTATCATCAGGATCCGATGACACCAAACCGGGGACAGAAACGACGGTAGTGGTGTCGAAACCGCCATCGGCGTTGGCAGCGACAGCAGCAGCAGACATTGTGTGAGACAGAGTGACATTGGTCAGCTTACCAAAGTTAGTAGAACCCTGAGGATCAAGAGAGAGCATATCCAGAGAGTAAGAGTACATATGGTAGCCAGTTTCCTCGGGGATAGCAACATCGGCTGACTGATAGAAGGGCTGGACGAGAGAGAAGTAGTCAGAACCCATGTCAGCGAGACGGTTGGTGTTCTCATAGATCAGAGAGGTAGTGGCGATAGGGTCGACAGCCAGGGCGGGGTTGAAGTTCAACAGAGCCGCGGCGTTCGCGACCAAACCACCAGGCTTTACTGCAGCAGCAGGAGAGGCACAAGTATAGTTGGAATGTTCGGCAGGACAAGTGGTGTTCTTAGCACCGAAGAACAGAGTCTTACAGGCATGAGAGAAGCGGATATCACGGCTCACGAAGGAAGACACAGCAGGAGAAACGCTGTGATTAGGAGCGATCTGGACCTGCTCAATGAGCAAATCACGAGGAGCAGCACCCATCAACTTACGCTCGCTGTTGGACACAATGGCGTAGTTGGCCCACAACTGAACGTTAGACAGCTTAGGTACGACATTATCAGTAATATCAGCGAGAGTGGCGGCACGAGAGACCACAAAACTGTTCGTTACGTCGAGCTCATCGGCAATCAGGAGCTCGTTCCAGTTGCGGAACTCGAAGTTAATCCTCATCTCGTTGTAAGGAAGGGCAGCAGTGGGAAGAGCAACACCGCTATCACGAGTGTGGGGTAGAGGGAGAGGGAGGTTCAGAGTCAAAGAGGGAAGAGTACAGGGACTATCGTTGCTATCATAAGTGACACCAGGGTTGGTCAGAACATCGACATTACCGATCATGTTATTGTAGCCAGCGCGCTTAGACTGAGGGACAGTAAAGGCGGTAAGGAAATCGAGATGGGCGGACTCGAACTTAGCCTCCTGGAGGTCGTTGAACACAATAGTGCAAGACTTTACCAGGTTGTGCATAAAGTTCCTGGTCCAACGAAGATTCTGAGCACCGCTACCAGTGGTAGCGGGGGTCCATTTGATTTCGGGGGTAGTGACACGGAGCCAATTGTGAAGCATATAATCACCGGCACGAGAAATCTGGAAACTGGGCGTGGCGCCAAAGTCGCTGGAACCAGTAGCGGAAGACAATACCACAGGGATCTGAGTAAACCAGGAAGCCTTCCTGGATCGTCTCACGAAGTAAGCAGTGGCGCGGCCACCACCGTACATATACTTCTCGAGTTCGTCATATGTGGCAAGGTCGATGAAAGCGCTAGTGAGGTTAGAACTTGAAGATGACATCTAGATGTTTATGTATACCAGATATTTTTTTTTTTTAAAAAAATATCTCAACATCTTATACTTCAAGTAGTATATAAGTGTATAATTGGTACCCATGTTAAAAACGATTAAGTATAACATCAAAAAAAAATATAATCGAAATTGTGATAGTCATAACGAAATAAAATGTCAGGGATGAGGAAAAGGTTTAAATTACCATGTTATCAACAGACTGGGCTTAATTGTACATACTATTCGGTTATAGTCGCAGCCATCATTTCGCGAAAGTGTCATATGACACCAGACGAGAAGAAGAAGTTCACACAATACAAGAATATGTGTGCAAAGGATGGATCAATGCTGCGTCTTAGTACAGTCAGATTCGATCAATACTTCCCTAGGTTTGGTGTATACTTTAATTCACGAAAGGCATACATTAATAACGATGATGAATTTATCTCGCCAAATGAGATAAAGAGTATTTTGGATTTGGGGAAAGTAATTATACTCAATATTCAGAATATGGAATTTGATGGTAGAGAAATCAAACACAAGGTATCATCTTGTGGTCATAGTATATGTTGTGTAGGATACGACTCAACACGACTCATATTTAGAGATAGTAATAAATATTCTAATTCATTCAGAAAAACTTTAGATATAGATGCATTACAGAAGGGATACGAAGTACTTTTAGAAGCAGGATATGATCTCGAAAAACGCGAGATGGCATGGAAACGAGAGTTATATATCGCTGAGATGTTTATTGCAGATAATACGAAAAGACATGTACCTCGAAAATTGAGGAGGTCAAATAGACTTAGAAAATTATAATCACTGTACATAATTAAATTTCAGAAAAAGTAATTTTGAAAATTGTTTTTGTGAAAATCAGAATACATCTCTCAACAAAAGACAAATCTCCACACAAGTATGCCATTCACATTCAAACGTACCCCATGTATTATAGTCGCTACAGGCAACCGCCGCAGAGTAAAATATAAACTCTGTAATACTTGGGATGATACTAAATTATTTTACGATGATCTCTTAGATAGCAAAGAACTAAAGGAACGTGTTCTTGCCAACGAGAATGACTTCAACGCTAGGTTTTGGGGTTCTTTGGTCAATAGGTATTGGATTAGTCCAAAAGGTGAAGCCTACATCCTCTCGTGGAGAGTAGCCGAAGGACTCATCCAAGACCTTGAAGGACATCAAGATAATATGTGGTATATGTCGGCACCTGCTGGCCGCCTAGACGATGAAGTCGTAGAGTTATTGAAAGATATGTCATGGACTGTACCACATGGTACAGAATGGATTGTCAAACAGGTAAATCCGGTCAAGTAATACCTATATATATATATATATAACATATCATTTAAAAATTGTATTCAATAAAAAATATGAAAAGGCCACTATTATCGATCGATAATAGTGGCCTTTTTTGCGTCACGTGATATTCCACTTGATGGGTAGAGTTGTATATCCATACAAAATATATTTGATAATAAGTTATGAATTATAGATGAAAAAACTTGACAACAGACGGTATACGAAATCATCATGAATGTCAACACAGAGGATTACACTGATAAGTCGTTTATCGTTTTCGGCGAGGATATCGAATATCTAACTGATTTACTAACACAACTCGGCGGCAAACAGAACAACAGACTCAAGGCCAGAACTGTATTCGACGGTGGGTATGTCTCATCCAACCTCTAAAACCAAAGCGGGTAAGCTTAGGAAAGAAGGCGTAGAATTCAAAATGGAATATGCAAAGCTGTCCGAGGATGTGTCCGAGGTCGAGCAAAAAATTCACAAGGAATTGGCAGCGTGTGTTATAGATAATAGACGTAAACTCTTTCAGAACAATCTCTAGGACATTATCAATATCTTTGATAAGTTTGATGAGATATAACACAAAATAAGTTCTAATAGAAGAGATGGAAGCAGAGAAGGCACTAAATTAAGATCTTTAATAAGCTCAACGGCGTTGTATATAGCGAAAACCCCACACGTGATAAACCAAATACTATCAAAACATTCACAAATAATATAAAGAGAAAATTTGGAAAAGGATATGAGAAACTGTAATATACATATATATTTTTATATACTGATCGTGTATAAAAATTGTAAGGTATTGAGATTATTACCTATAAAGATTTTTTATAATTTGTCGTCATCGAGTTTGATATTAGCTATTGAAATCAATGCAAACACTATACACAAAGTATATAAAATTACCCTTAATTCTCTGTATCTTGGTTTAACAAGAGTAGCATCGAATTCGTCTTTATTGTAATAAAAAGGATAATCGCTAGGAATCTTTAAAGTTTTAGCGTGTTTCTTTGTTGTTAAACCCCTCACCGTGGCGTCAGCTATCCATCCATTTGATTGTTCTACTTTGTAGTTAACGTACATAATACACCGATCGGTATCTTTATCACACCTTACATTCATCAATTTCCCCATCTTTTTATTTTTATACTTAGATTTCTTGACATTAATAGCTATCAACAAAAATACTACCGATAACAATAAACTAACAGAAAAAATCAGAGGATTCCTGACGGATACCATTTTATAATACAAACAACACAAAAAATTTTCATAGTATATATCTTATGAACCTGTTCCTCTGAACCAACTAACAGTTTTTTCACCCACGTTCGAGACATCACTATCGACTGAACCGGTCATAAAAGATCCAAGATCTTCCTTTCTCTGTCTCTTTTCAAACTCCGACAGTGATTTTAAATAACCCTCGCTATACACTGCGGCGTAATCCATAAGTTTTAATTTTTCAATATCTACGACGTCGTCCTTAACGATATCATTGAAACCAATTATGTCTTTTTCTACAAAAAAAGAAGGGTATAATCTCATCATGTGTTCATAATTGCGTATTAGTTCACTGCGATAGGATGGTTTTAGAGCATATTTAATTGGTATCATCTTACCAAAATCAGTTATTGTAGACTTTTTAATAGAACCAGACTTGTCAATTTTGACTAATATATTTTGACTATGGAGATCTTGATGAAGATAACCATTATCATGCATATCCTTTATCTGACCTAGTATAGTTTCATAGAATGTATCAGTTGGTATCATACCTTTATTTAATTCATAACGCCCATCTGAGTTTATTCTCTGTGCCTTCGTTCTGTAGAAATCAAAATAAGTAGTGTCATATATTTCTGTTACGATAATACCGATTTTCCTATCCAAACAAGACCACGATCCGAAATATGTAGGTCCTATATTAAGTTTTGCCATATTATTTAAGCCTTTTACTTCATTAATGAAGTCTCTTCCATAAGCTTGAACCTTAACAGCATATTTGCATATGTATTCTTCCTTACCCTTTTTCTCATTGTGTGAACATCCACTCGTATAAACAACACCGTATTTTCCAGAACTAATTAAGTCGTTTAGGTCGAGACCCTTGAGGCAGTATTTAGAAATTTTTACTATTCTTCGGTCAGTTAACCGAATAGACTTAGTAATACCCTTAAGTATATTAATTTCTCTTCTATCAAGAGGTGAGAATAAACTATACACATCTCCAAGCTCAGTCATAGGGAAGTAGTTTATGTGTACAATAATATTAAAAAAAATCAATAAATTATCTTCTTTCTTTCCGCATTAGACGCAGTTGCATTCGTTCTTTCATGATCGTATTATCGATCGATAATAGTGGCCTTTTTTGCGTCACGTGATATTCCACTTGATGGGTAGAGTTGTATATCCATAAAAAATATATTTGATAATAAGTTATGAATTATAGATGAAAAAACTTGACAACAGACGGTATACGAAATCATCATGAATGTCAACACAGAGGATTACACTGATAAGTCGTTTATCGTTTTCGGCGAGGATATCGAATATCTAACTGATTTACTAACACAACTCGGCGGCAAACAGAACAACAGACTCAAGGCCAGAACTGTATTCGACGGTGGGTTTGCATGGATATTCCCTAAGTTCAAAGAGGGAGCTGTTAAATCAGCAATAAAAACAGTGTCAAAGAATACAAATCGTATGAAAAGAGAGGAAAGTATAACGAAAAAAATGAATTGGGCCGAAATGTCGACACCGACATTACAAGAGAAGCTTGAGGAGCTACTAGAGTCAGTAAAAGAGGTCAAGAGTATTTTAGAATCTAGGATGGAGTCGGATGTACCAGATTTTACTATGAATTGTGTCTCGTCGTTGTCGAGGTCTTCGTCTTCATCTTCATCATCATCATCATCAACAAGAACCTCTTTATTACGTCCTCCAGTATCATCAACAAGAACCTCTTTATTACGTCCTCCAGTATCATCAACAAGGTCTTCGTTCATACGTCCTTGATTTCATAAATAACATGTTAACTGTAAACATAGGTAAAGTATATTAATATATCTTCATTAGGAATATTATTATACTTTCGCGGATATAATAAAAAAATATAATATCGAATTTCGTTTAAATGATATATTCAGTACAACAAAATTTACACACCAGAAAACACACCAGAAAACAATAATGTCCAGTCAAAATATCGACAGCCCCGTCGCATTTACTTCGGAAGTACAACGATTAACTTCGGAAGTACAACGCAAGGTTCTTACGACTATTGATCTATCTGATATCCAGAGATCATCCTATGAGAACTTCCTGAATGTTCATCTTCCTTCGATTATTGACTCTATTAAGTTTACATTCGAGAATAATGGTCAGCATTCAGAGGCTAAGATTGTTAATTACTCACTTGAATTCCAGACGATATTAGAGGATGGAACTGAGAGGCGAACCACACCTCGTGAATGTATGGAGAGGAAGAAGTCATATGTATTTCATTTATTTGTAGATTTACAAGAGGTAAAGTATATTATTCATGAGGGTAAACGTATCAACACCGACTCTGAAGTGAAGGAACATATCCACTTTGCTGATATCCCTATTATGCTTGGTACTTCACTGTGTGTATTGAGTAATATGAGCATCGAAGAAATGATGAAAACCAATCACTGTCATAGGTCCAGTAAGGGTTATTTTATTGTCAACGGACTTCGTCGTGTATTGATTGCTGCAGAGAGATCCAAAACAAATCATCCATATATCTTTTTTCGTAAACCAAATAACGTACCAGAAGTTGAGATCCGTTCGTCATCTGAAGTTGTGAATAGGACAACTAAATTGATCATGAATGTTCGTCCTTCTGACAAAGAGGTTGTGATATCTATTCCGAGCATCCCAGCCATTCCAGTTGGTTTCATTTTCGGTATGTTTGGGGTCACGCCTGAAACATTCGATGATTTGCTCGAAGTGCCAAACACCTTCGAGATTAGAGTCATGATGGCTCGAATCAAGAGGAATATTGGTATGATCAACGAGGATAGTATATCGGTCCTATCTAATTATGTTTCTGATACAATCCCTGCTGAGAAGAGAGAAGATCACTTCAATACCATTCTTTTCACAGAGGTGGTACCACATGTTGGTATGTCTGAAAAGAAAAAGGCATATTTCCTTGCTTTCATGCTTGCTAAATTGATCCGTGCAATTCATGATCCTTCTTCTGGGCAAGACGATCGAGACAATATGGAAAACAAACGTATAGATGGTTCAGGAGAACTTTTGAGTGAATTGATTCGTGGGATCGTAGCAAAGCATATCAAACTTGTCAACACGTTCATTCTAAGACAGAGGTCAATAACACTTGCATTCACGAAGGCTGGACAGATCACTCGTGCAATTCATTATCCTATGACGACAGGGAATTGGGGAAGTAGTCATACATGTAAGAAGTCTGGTGTATCACAGCTACTTTCTGATGATATTTCATTCTTGAGTATTCTTTCTCATACGAGAAGGGTTTGTCCTCCGATCGGTATCAATACAATGAACGTTCTCGGACCCAGGTATCTCGGTCCATCACAATTTGGATTCATTTGTCCCGTAGAGACTCCCGAGGGGAAACAGACTGGATTAGTAAAGAATTTCGCTATTGGTACATGTATCTCTATTGGTACGAGTAGAACGGCCATATGCGATTTCATGTTTGATACAATGAGAGATAATATCATGTTTTTTGACTCTGATGATGATAAGGATAACTACAATTTTATTATCGATTCAAAGAACGATTCAATTAGATATCCCATATATATCAATGGTGATATCATCGGAACATTTCTGATGGCAGATAAAGACAAGATTATGACTATTTTACAAAAGGCGAGAGATGATCATAACATTGATAAAGAAGTAAGTATCGCATATAAAAGAGTTCAGAAGGCGATTGTGATTCTCTGCGATGCTGGGCGAGTACTCCGTCTGGTATTGAAGGCGAAGAATGGACGGCTAACATTGCAAGACGAGACTAATCCGTCTAAGCTTTCATTTACTGAAATGTTGGATCTTCGTCATATCTATTATATTGATTCATCTGAGGATCAAACATTACTTGGAACAACAATCGATGAACTCGGAAATAGAAAGGATGCAACATATTGTGAGATTTCACCTTCATTCGCGCTTGGTGTCGTAGCGGCTACTATCGACTTCCCAGATAGGAACCAGGCTCCCAGGAATACATACCAAACTGTTATGGCGAAACAGGCTATGGGTACTCACTCACTGAACTTCAATACAAGTCTGGGTACTACTTCTTATCATCTTTCATATCCTCAGAAGAGGTTAGCTTCTACGGAAATTCACAAGATCTATGATTTAGATCAGATGTCTTCAATTATGCTTCCAATTGTCGCTATCATGACTTACAAAGGTCTCAATCAAGAAGATGCCTTGATTTTCAACAAGAGTTCAATTGAAAGAGGATTGTTTCAGGCAGGTGAAATCAAAACATACACTTGCAATTCAATTCTCAGAAGTAAAGATGAAATCGAGTGTATTACTCTTCCATCGGTTGGAATAAGAAAGAGATCACATTACTATGGTCATCTGAATAAGGATGGGTTAGTCAAAAAGGGAACAATCGTCAAAGCGGGCCATATCATTGTAGGGAAGGTTCTCAAGACACGATCAAGGGGTAATGACGGTGCTACTGTCCATAAGATTGATGATATATCTCTTGTGGTCAGACCCGGAGAAGAGGGTATCGTATCAGCTGTGTATGTCAATAAGAACATCGATGGTATGATTATTGTCAAAGTATCGATTTCAAAGTTGCTTATCCCAGAGATTGGAGACAAGTTTGCCTCTTCGAATGCTCAAAAGGGAGTAATATCGAGCATCATCCCTCAGGAAGATATGCCTTTCACTGCCCAGGGTATTACACCTGATATCATTATGTCTCCTATGGCATTCCCTTCGAGAATGACTATCGCTCAACTTGTCACGGCGTGTCAAGGAAAACATGGATGCATGGCCGGTCAGATCCACGATTCAACTCCGTTTGTGAATAAGGATCCATTTAAATTAATTAAAGATCTCAAGGATTATGGGTTCTCATCTACCGGTAAAGAGGTAATGTATAATGGTATCACAGGTGAAATGCTACACGCACAAATTATGATTGCACCTGCTACATATCAACGCCTTAAGCATATTGTTAAGAACAAAGAACATGCAAGAAGTACTGGTCCTATATCTACATATACAAGGCAACCAGTCTCGGGTAGGAAGAACCAAGGCGGTTTGAGACTCGGAGAGATGGAGAGAGATGCTTTGGTGTCTCATGGTGCTCCCGGTTTACTTCAGGAAAGGCTTTTCTACTCTTCGGATAAGTTCTACATGTCATTATGTTCGAAATGTAATAAACCGTCTGGGGATGATATGTGCAAAGTATGTGGAGCAGGACCAAGAGACATCAGGAGAACAAAGGTTCCATATGCTACAAAATTGTTAAAGGAAGAATTGGCAGCAATGGGAATCAATATGGAACTTATCCCATCATAAAAAGAGATGTTGTATAATATTATACATTGAGATCCATAAAGGTAATGTATTAAATCTCAGGAATCCGTCAAAATACTTTCAATAAATATAGCAATCTCGGCCGTCGCTGAGTACTCTGCCTCTTCGGAGGTTATTGTGCTTGGAGTCGGCCTTTTTTGCGTCATTGGTATTCTTAAAATAATAATTTTGGTTTATATTCATATAAATAAGAAACAAAACCAAACTTGAATATCATCCTCGATCCACTATGTCTCTGAGTACACACCCCGATGACAGAGAGGTTGAAGTGATTGAGACACCCCCCTTTTCCTTAGAAGATGAATTAAAGAAAAAGATTGAAAAAGGCCGCCCTTCAGATAAATTCGCCCTTTTTGTCTCACCGGAATGCTTCACTCCGTCGAAACGTCTCGGTCTCACGGAAGGCATTTTTTCTTGGACTGCGACTAATGAGCTCAACGAACTTGTCGCGTGCTTGAAGGACGAAGGCTTTATCTATGTCGAGACAATCAAGACTGACGTGAATGATAAGAACTGGTTTGAGCTCCGCTTTGGGAAACCCAATTCAGACCCATCTTCGGACGGGTCCATCTATTTCAATAAGAACAGGCCATGTAAGAAATACGTTAAGCTATTTCGCTCGTAGATGTCCTGTACGATTTAACAGATAGGCCAATCAATATTACAACACCTCTAAAACATATATCAAAGAAAATATAGAATCAAAAAAAAAAACAAAAAGGCCGCCTTCAATTACTATGCCTCCTTATGAGAGGTTATTGTAGTTGATGGCGGCCTTTTTGCGTTATTATCACTAAGTCCTGTGGAGTTATTTATTATTCATCTATGCGATGATTAATAGACATATTAACACAACTATTATAGTCGGAACCACATTCTCTATAAAAAAAAATAATAATTGCGAATTAAGGTTAAGGATTATTAATAAAAAATAAAATAATTGAAGACAAAAAGAAATCATGTCCAATAGTGATTCTGATGAAAGTTTTATAGATAGCGAAAGCTCGGATACTGAGTCTTCTCGAGTGTCTGCAGAAGTTGCAAGGAGACGTGAGGCTAGAATTTTAGCACAACTTACTCCGAGACGAACCAGACCGACAAGGTCCGCTAAACGAAGGGCAATTGATGGAATCCGACGCATCCACCAGTTCGAGTCAGCAGAAGATAGTAATATCCCTAAACCGGGTGATACTGATTACGATTCTGAAGATGACATCGAAGGAGATGGTTATAATAATGAAGTTAGAGAAGAAGATTCTGATTTTGTACCGTCTAGTGATATTGATGAGGAAAGCGATGAGGAAAGCGATGAAAGTGATGGAGATGTATTTAGCGATGAAAGCGATGAAATATATTCAGAGCAGGAGGGTGATTATAGCGATATTGTAACCAGTAGTAATGAGAGAGATGATGATGATGATGATGATGAGGAAAGTGATGAATACGATTCTGATAAGGATCCGGAGAGTAGTGATGATGACGAGTATGAACCCAATCCCGCCGATGAGTCAGAAGATGACGACTATGAGTCAGACGATTATGAGTCAGAAGAAAGTGAATATGATTCTGATATCGATGATGAACATGGTCCTCAATGGTTGACTGGATCTGATGAAAGCGACGATTCTGACTCTGACTCTGACTCTGACTCTGACTCTGATTCCGACTCTGATTCCGATGAAGGTGTAGTACGTATCAATAAGACAAGTAAGCCAAGGATGAAGAGGGTATTAAAGTAGATTGTTCATATATATATATATATATTAATAAAAAAATGCCACTGTCGTCAATTCATAATGGATTGATACAGTGGCATTTTTTCGTTACTATAATATATTTACTAAAGAGATAAACACACAATGTCAAATACTTACGTAGGATGACAAGTGATTTAGTTAATTGGTGTGTGAAAAAAATAAGTGAACGTATATCTGCATATAATTCACTTAAACGGAGGAATCAAGATGAACGGCACAAGTCAATTTCACTGGGTAAAACCTATATAGAAGCTGAAAGTGTAAATAGTTTGAAACCTGAAGAGATCGAAATCGACCCTTTGTTAAGAAATACTAACGATTTATTTTACTTTGGTGTATCTATTGCAGTAACTCTTAACTTTGAGGGTGAAATTCCAATGTTCAGATATATAAAAAATGATATTACGTGGTATGAGATTTCACAATGTATCGAAAGGGACCGTATAATTAATGCTTTTAAAGCATCGTTAGATCAGCTAAATACATTAACGGTTGACCCTTCTTCTAATTTCATTCTTGACGATAATTGGAGTGTAACTCGTATTAGTCCGTTGAATCTATCTCTAAGGTCGAGATGTAAGAATAAGGCAAAACTCAGTATGTTTACATGTCCTTGTGAGGATTGTCATATATACATATTAAGTATGACCAGAAAACAGGGCTACCGTAAAAAGAGTCGGTTAGTATAAAAAAAATTGATTATAACATAAATATGTCATCTGTCACTATAGCATATACTCCTTATTATACTACAGATGTTACCAATGAAGTATTGACATCTGTTAAATTCCGTCATCGATCACGGAGCGAACGATTCTTGTGGTTTTCACATGGAGCAAATGTGGCGATGATCTTCCAGTCTCAAACGCCAGGAGATAGCGACAAGCGCAAGTACGTTGTTGAGAACGATGAGATATTCATTCTCTGTACAGGAGAGATTTATAATTCTACTGAATTGATACAGAAACATAATTTATCTTCCGATGTGTGTAAGACAAGTAGTAGCCTTCTACATTCTCTCTATCAGAAATATAAACTAGAATTCCTAGATCAACTTGACGGAGAGTTCGTTATATTCATATATGATAAGGTTTTGTCGACAATTCATATAGCCAGAGACCATATAGGTGTGCAACCTTTGTTTGTTGGAAGACATCATAGAGATCGCGACATAATATTGTTCTCTACTGAAATACATCCACTAGTTTCCAAATGTGATATGATAAGACAATTTAGACCGAATAGTGTATGGTCAAATGCAGGCCCATCGACATTCGGAAAGGTTATCAGAGAGACTAAAATTATAAATGAAACACCCTATAGCAATCTCATATCTACGGGGAATAAAATGAACACACTCCCGGATATAATGAAACGTATAAGAACACTCCTAGTTCGTTCCATAAAGTATAGAGTAATGTCCCAAATACCTACAGGAGTAATATTGGATGGTAAATTAGATACTAGTCTAATAGCTATATTACTTTATAAAATATCGCCAAAAATACATATTTTCACAGCAGGAATAAAGGGAAGTAAAGAAATAACTATTGCCAAGAAAATAGTTGCACATTTTAAGATCAATCCGAATAACCATCATGTAATAGAATTCACAAATAAAGACATAGAAAAAATACTACCTTCACTAATCAAGAATCTAGCCACTTATGATGTGGAGACTGTACGAACAGCAATTCCACACTGGTTTGCAGCAGAATATGCAAGAAAGCGAACAGATACGCGTATAATTATATACGGGACAGGAAACAATGATATATATGGTATCAAAACTAAGGAAGAGAATTACAGATACTCGTTGGATAGAGTATGTCATTATGAGCTACTCGCGATAGATAGAGTTTACGGGGCTCATGGTATTGAGGTACGACTTCCATTATCATCAAAAAAATTTATTAGTTTCATGACTAGTGTCCCTGAAGAATTTAAAATTCCAGATATTAACGGCTTCGATAAGGATATATTAGATAAGTCCTTTTCTGGATGTCTCCCGACTGAAATCAAGTGGATATCAGGAAGAGAAGGGTTAGATACTACTATAATCGATGCTATAGAGAATTTTGCCGATTGCGATATAACAGACGAAGAATGGAAGAACAGAAAACGCATGTACCTTTATAATACTCCGGATACAAAGGAGGGGTATCTGTATAGAAGATATTTCGAGAGAGAGTTCAGAGGATTAGAGATGATAGTCCCTTTATATGGTAGTATTCCGGAGGAAGTAAAGTTTGAACCTATTAAGAAGGTTGTTAAGAAGGTTGTTGAGAAGGTTGTTGAGAAGCCAGTTGAGAAACCAGTTGAGAAGGTTGTTGAGAAGGTAGTTGAGAAGGTTGTTGAGAAACCAGTTGAGAAGGTTGTTGAGAAACCAGTTGAGAAGGTTGTTGAGAAACCAGTTGAGAAGGTTGTTGAGAAGGTTGTTGAGAAGCCAGTTGAGAAGGTTGTTGAGAAGGTTGTTGAGAAACCGGTTGAGAAGGTTGTTGAGAAACCGGTTGAGAAGGTTGTTGAGAAACCGGTTGTTGAGAAGGTAATCAAGAAGGGCACTAAGGAGGGAGTCAAGAAGGACACTAAGAAGGGCACTAAGAAGGGAGTCAAGAAGGACACTAAGAAAGGAGACACGAAGGGAGCCAAGAAGCCAGTCAAGAAGGGCACTAAGAAAGGAGCCAAGAAGGGAGCCAAGAAGCCAGTCAAGAAGGGCACTAAGAAGGGAGCCAAGAAGGGAGCCAAGAAGCCAGTCAAGAAGGGAGCCAAGAAGCCAGTCAAGAAGGGCACTAAGAAGGGAGCCAAGAAGGGATAAGAATTTATTTTTCGGGATTATGATGAAATTATGTATTTATTCCATAATGGACACCTAAAAAAAAATAAATTCGACATACACATCATGGCAATATAATACATATTGAATACTATTATCAAAAATGTTGACGAGTAAATCATATCCTCTGATATTGAATATCAATCTACCTAATATGGTATATACAGCCATGAGATTGAAATTGACTATGGATTTTGAGGATGAAGACGAACCAAGTAGAATAGAATTCGAGACTAAAGACAACGCGAAAGCTAATATAGTCTGTTCGTCTCTGCACACGAAAGAGTGGAGAAAGACTAATATCTCAAGAAGTGTTGGTCAGAAGGATAGCAACTGTGAGAGATATCAGCGCATGAATATCGAAACAATTACAGGCACAAAATGTCTAATAATTAAAGGTACCAGGATCAATCAACGAACTCTCGAGATGCGTCATAAATACAACAATTGTATGAGTTCAAAAGGTAATATAATCCCAGATGGATTCGACTGGACAGAGGACTTCGATGGATATCAAAAATTAAACGGTTTCAATGCCTATTATAATTTCAAATTTGTAAGTGGCAAAGGAGGGAGTCAGACTCGAACGTTGAGAGAGGTATATCATTTCATCGAGACTCAATTACGATATCTATTGAAGTGTGATATAAATAGTCAGGTTGTGTTTTTTAACATTCTAGATGGTGATCACTCCCATTTCAAGCAAGAACATTTTAAATATTTGCTATCCTCTCATGAATATGATTCAGTACGGCATAGATGTTTTGTGGGTGATAGTAAACAGTTTTCTGTATATTACAACAACGAAGTAATAATTAATTGATTCTCATTTCGAGAGTATGATATTATAACTGTACCGGAGTATATACAATGGCTATTTGTATATACTCGCTTTGATAAATATGACTACAATTTTTTTATCAAAACACACTCGATCTCATTGTAAAAAAAAATATCGAAATGTGATTTAATAAAATATTAAATAAATCAATTCCCTTCGCGGTTCAGGCAACGAACCCCTCGACTCTGTCCATAATCCTCCTTTGAAGAATACGAGGAAATCTCAACTGGAGGATCTAAAAACATTAAGTCTTTCAGAATTGAACTGTTTAAAATCAGATATGCAGTCGACTAAGGCTACGTTAGGCCAGTTTTTCACAACTAATTCAACATATATTCTTCATGGTATGAAAATTCAAGAAGACGCGACACTGTGTATTGAACCATTTGTCGGTAATGGAGATATGCTCAAGTTTATAAACGAGTTTCCAAATAAGACTGTCGAATATTATGATATCGACCCCAAAATCCCTGGGACTATCAAGAGGGATACGATACGGGATCCTCCTGAGTATAAGAATAAATTTGTATTAACTAACCCTCCGTATCTTGCACGGAATAAGTCATCTGATAAATATCTATATGATTTATATAAGTGTAATGATCTATATAAGTGTTTTTTGATCACGTTAATTAATGATAAATGCAAAGGGGGAATAATTATCATACCCTTGAATTTTCTCAGTTCAATCAGGAAGGCAGATGCAGACCTTAGGAGGAGATTTCTTGAGGTCTATGATATACAGCATGTTAATATATTCGAAGAATCAGTTTTCGACGATACATCTTATGCTGTATGTGCTATTATGTTTACATCAGATAAAAGCGACGATAGTGCATTTGTGTCTACGGTTTACCCGTCCAGGAAGAAGATTACTTTATACTTGAACAAAGATAATAACTATACGATTGGAGGTGAATTATATGCTCTCAGTGGTTCTAGTTTCAAAGTGTCCAGGGCAACTGCTAAGACTGATATTAATACTATATCTAATATCCTATTGAAATGTATTGATGATAATAAAGATAGATTACTAGGTGTGAGTATGGTATCAGATGATGTTGCTGAAAGTTATATCGATACAACACCTAAATTATCTTCGAGAAGCTATGCTACGGTCGTTATTGAACCTGCGATAACACTAGATAAACAGAAAAAATTAGTAAATAAATTCAACGATTTTATAAACCATAAAAGATACCAATATAACTCGTTATTTCTTCCTCAATATAGGAACAGCAACACTGTCGCACGGAAGAGAATAAGCTTCAGTTTATCGTTCAGTATTCTCTCATACTTACTCGAGACATTGTAAAGATGTCAAAATTTATTATCAAGTTTATATATTATATGAAGCAAGAATCATATAATACATTTGTATTCACTATATGTTTTATAATATAGTGAATATTCATATCAAAATCGTACAAATTCAGTGGATTATAGCCCACCTTTTTGTTCTAGTTGTTTGAAGTATCATATTTATAAACTCTGACGCACCCGGAATCGACGCCATTTTTATTATCATTTGAAGTCGAACTGACGGCTACGATATTACCAGCGGAATTGAGACTCGCCGAAAAGCCAGACTGGTCTCCTGCCTCTCCGTTTATATCAGGGCCAGTTTGGGACCATCCACCATATTCATATACATAAATTTTGACATGTCCGGATTCAGCGCCATTTGTACCATCATTTTAAAAACGAACAAATGGCTAGGACATCACCAGCAGCATTGAGACACGCCGAGCGACCAAACCGATCTCCCGCGACCTAGCCGTTTATATCGCCGCCAAGTTGGGACCAGAAGAACTCGATCACTTTAGCACTAAACTGTTTCCATTTGATTGGGGAAGAACTGAACGTTGACAAAAATCGAAATTACGTGTTACTCATTTACTATATTGTGAGAAAAAATGTCACGAGTAAATTTTATATTCAACTATTGCATTGTATGATTATTCGTAAATAGAAAAGATTAATAAGCTGCGTAGAAAAAATATCTTTAAGGCTTAGTAATACATAAAGAACGATACATCCTAAAACAAAGAAAAACAATGAGTACATCATCCACGAAGGATACCGATGAGAACTATAAAGGGACTACTATGGTCTTCACTCCGTCTGTCTATAAGTATTCTCGTAAGCCTAGTCAAAGTCTGAATAATTTTCTTATTAAACTCAATCGTAAAAGAAAGTTAAATAAGTCTCTACATAATAGAACATTTAGAAGTATTAACAACAGGAGCAGTCCTTAGTGTATCTATGGTCTCCTGCAATGACGTTTTCACTGTACCTATACTAGCTCCTTCACCATATTGTGTGTTTTTAATGGCTAATGATTTCCGTACCTTTTCAAGTGATTGGAGTGTTGAATCTTTGAATTCTCGAACTACGGTTTTCTTGAATGGTAGCTTAACATCTCTGACTCTTGATTTATTGAACAGTTCGAAGTATGGTGACTTATTCAGTTTTGCATTTTTAATAAATTCTTCAGCGGTATACATACCTGGTTGTTTTTTACCTGTATAAGAACCATTTTTTGTAATCAGTATGTCAGAAACAACGTTTTCTCTAAGAAGTTTATACAAATTAACGTCCATATTCGCATACTTGTCTAATATTATTAATATCTTCTGTACATCACCAAACCCGTCCCCGCTGTTCCTCCATCCGGTTCTTCTAGAACATATTTTAGCGTCAGAATATGAGTATGTCACATTTTCGAGAACAGTTAATATTCCGTATAACATTTCTGTTGTGAATGTTGGTTTTATTAAATTGTTCAGTGGGATTGTGCCGATATCAGGGTAATTATCTCTTGCCAATGGATAATACTTTCTGATGTTTTCTATAATGAGATCTCTGTTTAGTTTTGTAGCCTTATGTGTATGTATTCTGTCATCCAAGGATATGGTTAGTAGTTCTCTGTAATCTATTGCAGTGCTAGCTCTCCAATTTGTTCTTGGATCGCGTATGCTGGTCACTGCATCTTCATTGCGTTGGTTTCCTGTTATCTTGAAGTTTACTATATCACTAGTACTACTGAGATCAAAGTCCCACAATTTTATATCAAAGCCTAAGTTTGGGACAAAATACTTTTCGTTATTCAATACATATTCTGTGAAACCGGACTTTGGTCCCTCTGATACTAGGATATTTGAAAAATGTAAATCGTTATGAATGAAACCAGGGATATGTTTCCTGACTACTGCGAGTGTATACATTATCTGAAAGATTATTACTCTTATACACATGGATATTCCGTCTTCAAGCAGAATAGTATGACTCCGTTTATACCACGATGAGTTATCCACAAAATCAATTAAATTCGTAAGGAAGTCATCTAGAGTCTTTAAAGATGCCCATTCAGTCATAACGATTTTGGCAACGGGTAAGTATCCATGTTCTGGATGCTCTGCATTTAGTAATAACATATTATCTAGAGATTTTTTGTTTACCACTTTATACAATCCACAATTGAAATCCATAAAGGATCTCATAACACAGGGAGTATTCCGTTTTTCCTTTCCTTCGTTAAGCAATGATATAGCATTGAGTAATCTCGCCTCAATATTAGCGGCTGCGCCTGGATTCTTGATGATTAACTTCTCAGCCTCTTTCAATTCGTCTTCCTTCCCTTTCAATTCATGAGTATCAATCTTTCCATTACTACTAACATTTAATAGTCTATTGAAGAAAGGGAAAAGGGGGCGGATAAGATGTTTCTCAGCTGGATCGATAGCAGAAGCTGTAAAAGGTATAATCTTGATGCCTATGACAACCTCGTTTTTCTTTCCACATTTAGATAAACAAACTCTATATGGGATAGCATTGATGCCTTTAACCTTGTCGCCTAGTTCAGATATAAATGCTCCCTTCTTTTTCATTAGATAATTGATGACATCACACGGACGAACATTCGATCCTACTTGTCTAGAATAATCATAATCGCTATTGAGGAAATCCCCCTTGCTCTCAGTGAATTGATATTCACCACTATTAGTATTTAATTTAATCTGTATTTTGTCTGGGTCCATCTGCTTATTTTATATATATATATGAAATTATTTTAAATTATGATGATATTAAACATATACTTAGACGATGATCACATTTAAAATAAATATATAGAAAACCAAAGGGGATATACACAAGAAGTAAGGAGTGCCTTCACATATGCCGGCGACGCAGGGAAAGTTATCTAAGGACAGGGACGTAGTCCTCAACTCACATTGTTAGGAATATAGATACATGATATCTCATATTGGATTTATTGGGTTTATGACGCAAGGTAGAAGAATAAAAATAGGTTCATTTTCTTGATATCTTATATAATGAAGTTATAGTTTCAGTATATCCCATATGATAGAGTCTGCAAGGCATTAATCAATATCTTATTCCCATCTTTACCAAATCTATAACGTATAAATTTGAAAATGATAGTCTCGCCTCTATGTTAGCGGATGAGCCTGGAATCTGGATGATTAACTTCTCAGCCTCTTCCAATTCGTCTTCCCTCCTCTCGCGCGATTTTAATTTTATTGTAATAATAAATTAAAAAAAAAATGTACACAGAGTGTCATATTCAAAAGTCTGAGGGGGCTATTCTTATGGTAATTGTACTCATTATACTAATTCATCAAATAAACTCTGATCGCCCGTAAAGAATGATGCCAGGAGTTGTTTGATATTGTCGATGTCTGTAGTGTTTGAGGTGATGTTTGCAGTGTTTGAGGTGATGTTTGTAGTGTTTGAGGTGATGTTTGTAGTGTTTGAGGTGATGTTTGCAGTGTGTTCATCATCTTTAGCTATTGCTCTCGATACTTCGGTGGCTAAGTTTTGAGTGAGAATAGTTTCTTTTAGTGTTGCTCTCAATACTTCTTCTTCGATGGCGTCAGTGTTCTTTTGTTCTGCAGCTTCTGCTCTCTTTTTTTCTTCGGCGATGTCGTCAGTGTTCTTTTGTTCTGCAGCTTCTGCTCTACCTGTTTCGCCGGAGATGTTTGTAGCGTTTGAGGCGATGTCTGTAGCGTTTGAGGCGATGTTTGCAGTGTTTGATTTGATTTCTGTATTGTTTGAGGTGATTAATCCTGACAAACTAAGTTCATCAGCGTCCATCTTCGCCACAATTTCCGCCAAAGAATCTAACGCTGCCGGGTCAGAATTCTGTAATATGTTGGAGATGGCTAGAGCGTTCACTTCTTCTGCAGCTTTTGCTCTCAATACTTCGTCGGCTATGTCTTGAGCGTGTTCCTCATCTTTTTCTGTTGCTCTCGATACTTCGGCGGCTATGGCTAGAGCGTTTTGGTTGGAGACTGAATGGATTACTCCTTCTGCAGCTGTTGCTCTCTCTCTCTCTGCATAAAGCATAGTTGAAAAATGATTTTCAGCCATCATAAAAGTATCCTCGAGCTTATCCATAACATTGACAGCCGGCTGTTCCTTAATATCACTCTTGTAATATAGAACGTAATTGGTGAGATTAGGGGTAAAGATTCTGTTAGGAGAAGAAGGGGCAACGCCATTTAATACCAAATTGTTGCCAACGACATTATGCGATGAGTACTGTAACCCAAGCTGATCGACATTAGAGGGAGAAACAAACGCCACTTCCTGACTACTTGCTATATAAAGGAGTTTATTTTCATCAAATACTTCAGCCTCTTGCAAATTCAATTGCATAGTAAGAGTGCCTTCTTCTCCCTCTTCTGAGGAACTGAGTTGGGCGATTGGATTTCTGTTCTCAAAATTTTCCGCGCATAGGTTTTTGATCAATACAGGTTCGTCATCGCCGTATTTTATAACAGCTGCTCGCAAATCACTATGGGAGTTAGGATCGGATACAACATTGGTTACCCCGACTTGGATATTGAATTTCTTGTCAACGTTTGATGGGTCGAACAAATTTAGTCTTGCAGGCTTGAATGACATTTTGTATGTTTACATAATAAATATATTTTTTTTTTTAAAAAAATATAAGAGGTTAATATTTAAACTAAAATGAGTGATCTAAGTACTATTCATTTAAATACATTCGTGCTAGATACCAGTACTTCCAATATAAGTTTTACTACTTCAGATGGTAAGAACTCACACTTTAATCATAACGTGAGAGCCGAGGATTTTGTAATAGTTAATGGTAGTACAGGTCAAGAGACATCCCTATTAAACTTTATAAATGGCGGAGGTGGCGGAGGTGATAGTAATGGGTTTCAAGTTGGCAAGTATTCTCAGGTATGTTTACCTGGGAACGGTCAAATCTCTATAGACGGAGGGGTGAATGAGGATGAGAATACCCCCGTTTCTATAATCGGCGGAGCCTCTTCTCGAGGAAGTTTAGTGTTTTCTCCGTCTGAACTATCTGAGGGTTCTTCTTATCATACTAAGATTGGAGGAACAATCCAAACAGATACCAAGAACATGGAATTGAATATTTCATTTGTTTTAAATGGTGTAGATTTAAATGGTGAGGCATTTAGCGATTTAATTTTTACAACAGAATTATACGGGGATGAATTTAAACTAGATAGATTAGATGTAGACTATACTTACGAGTGCGAAGTGGATTTTTCGGTTTACGGGTCAGGAGCTACTAGAACTATATATTCGAATGGTCAATTAGTTTATGTATCTGGAACCGGAAAGACAGATTTAAAAGGGTTGTCAACAGAGATGTCCTCGGAGGTAGATTTAACAAACCCTGTAACGCTGGACATTCTAATGAAGTGGAATTCTGTCGCTGATGTCGGCGAAACTGTAACTAATAAAATGGTGAGAGTTAATCGGTTGTTTTAGTCAAAAACAGCATTAAGGACATTAGTAGTAACACCTGTATTACCAAACATCTCTTCGCCGGGTTTGTAAGCGATTTGTACGTCTTTGTTGATATTTAAACTATCATCCCTTTGGACTTCAGACATGTAAATTATGAATTCTGTAATTAAGGGGGACTCTATTGTTATAATATCTCCGCTCTTTATTACTATATTTAATGGTCTAAGACCTAAAATAGAATTGTTATCAGATTCTGCAGAGGCCAAGTCCAGCGTTTTTTCCCTGGAACCATTTACATATATTATCGCTTGAAAGTTCTCCCCATTACCCCCAGATACAGAATACTGAATTCTAACTATAAATCCAGTAATGGGAGATAAGATGGTCCCGCCCGAAACTGTTTTAACATTTGTCGTCTCTGTTTTGAGAGTTTTTGGACTACTTTGAGAAATGGTCGAATAAATTTTAAAACTCATGTTTAGTATAAGGGTGGAGTTTTTATTTAGTGGGTATATGAAATAATATTAAAATAATTACATATTAATAATATGAATAATATGCATAAAGTCAATCACGACCTTGATCATGGATACAATCGTCAAGGCAGTCGAAATGTATAGGATAGGTGCGCCTATTATGTCAGATAATGAGTTCGATAAACTAGCCAAAAAGTTATCCGATGAAAATCCCAATATAGAGAGGGATACTACACATAGATTAATCAATGTGAGGAAAACTAAGAACAGTGTAGTTTTACCTGTCCCAATGCCTTCTCTCAATAAGATTAAGACCGATCCTGAATCTGGACTCAAGAAATGGTTCAAAAGGCATAGAAATACTAAGTTAAAATACGTTGTATCCTGTAAATTAGATGGTGTTAGTGGATTATATTCACTCATTGGGGGTGTTGTTAAGCTCCATACACGAGGAAATGGCGAGAGGGGGTTTGATGTTTCGCATCTACTTAGTTTTATGAATATTGGAAAAGATAAATGGGCTAAAAGGTTTCATCGGAAAAGCTTTGCTGTTAGAGGCGAGTTCATAATCCCTATTGAAAATTTTGAACGCATGGCTCGACTTAGAAACATAACAAAGTCTAGGGTTAATGACCTATCTAGAAACATCGTGGCTGGATTAATTAATACTACTAAGGGGTTTTCAGAAGAAGAAATGAATTTAGTACATTTTGTAGGTTATGAGTTTATAGATTTACATCATGAGAAATTATATACTATCAAGAGCTCTGAACAATTAGAATATATATCTAAGTATGCTCCGTTTCCTTGCGTTCATCATACAATGACTGATACATTAGATGTCGACTATCTTAGAAATATTCTAAGAAAGTGGAACTCTGCGGAATCTTCATATATTATTGATGGTGTAGTATGTAGAATTGATAAAGGTTATGAACTTACTTCTGATAACCCGAAGATAGCGTTTGCGTTTAAGGACGATTTAGAATTAGGGGAGATAACAACTGTCAACAATGTTTCATGGAGCGTCAGTAAAGATTCTATAATGAAACCAGTTGTACATTTCAACAGTGTTAAGTTAAGTGGTGCAAACGTCTCGAAATGTACAGGCTTTAATGGCGCGTATATCAATTCGAGATATATTGGACCTGGCGCAGTGATTAAGGTAAAACGTTCAGGGAGTGTTATTCCCACTATTGTAGAAGTCTTGAAAAGAGGTAAGTTTGTCGATCTACCCAAGAAAACAGAAACCGTATGGAAATGGGATGACAGTAATGTTGAGATCATATTTGTTTCAAGTACGGATCCTAAAGTTAATCTAGGAAAGACTCGTTCTATCTTAAATCATTTCACCAAGAATATTGGGATTAAAGGTCTAGGACCAGCTTCTATTGAAAAGCTGATTATAGAGAAAGACATCATAACAATAGAGAGGCTCATGAGAGTCAGTGAGAATGACCTGGTTGAGGTTTTAGGGAAGAATGGTACCAAAGTATATAGGAATATCACAAATGTTTTGAGAGGCGTATCTATTGAAGACATGGTTAGCGGGAGTGGATTTTTTGGTAGGAGTGTAGGTAAAAAGGTAGCATGCAATATCATAGAGAAATATGGCAATGTATTCAGTGATGCAGAGAAGCTCACAAGGGCAAAGGAGGAGGCCACAACAAATAGGGACGTGTCATTCCTTGCTAATGTTGACAAATTTAACATATGGCTTATTGAAAATAATCTCGATCATATCCGCTATGGTATTTTAAAGGAGGTAAATGAGGTAAAGGAGGCAAAGGAGACGATAAAGGGAGATATTCCGCAGTTCTTGAATGTGTTAGTAGATGATTTCAAGAATAGAAAGGATAGTTCTAGAGAATCATTCGTATTTACAGGAAAACGTATCAAGAAATGGATATCATTTCTAGAGATGAACAATTTGAGGTTTAGTAATTCAGTTAACTCAAAGACTTATGTTTTATTTACAAATAATATGAAATCACAATCAATTAAAATGAATAAAGCTAGAAAGGATAAAAATATTCGAGTTATGTTAGTATAAAATTTATTTGATATCAATTTAAATATATTTCCAATAAAGGTATAGGGAAATATATATTTCAATGTTGTCAAAGTGTCTGCGTCGCCAGTCATCGAAAACAAAAAGGCACTCACTTGAGTTCCGTCAGATGCTAAACCCTAGTAAGGAAACGTTTAAACCATTGAAGAGTGAGGATAAAACAACAAATAACTCTATAGTATTGAATTCTCCTAGTGTATCACATGTAGTATCACCTGTTTCAAATGTATTTACCATCCCTCCTCCCTTACCTTCAAAAGGAATAAAGACACTAGAATTTAAAACGGTTTCGCTATCACCTGTCCCTGTCCCTATCCCGGTATCGGTCCCTACTGATTATAATTCACTTTCTTATAATGGAGATGAGACTATGATACCCAAGTTGGTCCATAATAAAGACAACGAAGAGACATATATAGAGACATCCGAAGATGGACAGTCCAGAGTAGCACCCGATAGATTCTGTGGTATGGTTCATGATATTCTAGAGGGGGTAGAAAGAGAGATCGATCGTTACGATGGATTGGGATCGGTCTCACTTATCGATGTAGCACCTAGACTCTGTCCTAAAGGACGCGGTATAGATTTCGCTGCTGCAAGGAGTGCTAGAGTATCATACGGATCCGATCTTCGTACCCCAGAACAAGACAGAGCCCTTGTTAGGTATCTTATTCTAAATCGACATACTTCTCCTCTTGAATTCATTTCTTTCACATTTAGAGTGAAGTGTCCTATTTTTGTGGCTAGACACATTATGAGACACAGAACTACGAGTATTAATGAGGTTTCGGCGAGGTATACCATCCTACCAGATTCATGGTTCAAACTCAAGGATGTTAGAGTAAATAATAAACTTAACAAGCAATCCTCTGGGTCATCTCTTGGTGAAATTAAGTCGATGGATGAAGAGATCAAAGCCAGAGAGATTCATGAAGATGCATGTCGCAACGCCATGAAATCATATAAGTCATTGATAGATTTGGGAGTAGCACGCGAGTTGGCTCGTACGGTTCTACCATGCGGTACGTTCACTGAGTTTTATATTAATATGAATCTGAATAATTTCCTCAAATTCCTTACATTGAGAATGGCGGATGATACCCAGACTGAGACAAGAGAGATCGCTAATGCTATGTTTGAACTATGTCGTCCGCTGTCTCCTGCTATTTTTGATACACATAGCAGTATGGGTAAAGGTATATTCTTAACAGAAGTGGACGTTGAATCAATCATCAAAAAGTCCAGTTCTCTTACAGGGGACAATTGTGGGAGAAGAGAAAAGGCTGAATATAAGGATAAGCTAAGCCGTCTCGATATTGGCTTTTAAAGCAAATGATGATTATATATAAATTAGACATGCCTTCGACGAGTAGGGTCAAGATTGGTTTAGAAGCCATAAAGGGTCTATGTAATGAACTCAGTAATTTGTATGGGAAGAAATATCGTTCATTGGCATTATATAACCGTCTTGTGTCTACTGTCGCAGAAAGTAAGTTCGATACGCATACAACGAAGTGGAAGAAGTTTCTTGACGATAATATCGATCATTTGAAGACTACTAATGCACCAGAAACATTCAAATTCATATATAATAATAATATCTTTATTAATTTTGGCAAGATCTTATCAGAGGAAAAGTCGACTGTTGTCGTAGATACAATCTGGGAGCATTTACTCACTATTAATGCTGTATTGGATGAGACAGATAGCGGCAAGGAACTTCTTAAGAGTGTAAAGGCTAGAAAAGAAAGCGAGAAGAAAGCTAACAAGTCTGAAAGTGAACATGACTTTATCGGCGATGCGGTAAAGGAGATCGCTAGCAATATGGAGCACAACGGCACGAATGCTGATGATCCTATGTCTACAATTGTATCATTGGTCTCTTCCCCCATGTTCGCTTCGTTGGTGAGTAATATGAAAGAAAAGGTGGAGAGCGGGAACCTAGATCTTACATCGCTAATGGGTACGGTCACTGGTATGATGTCAAAAATTGAACAGGATGGCCCTGGGCCTAGAGTTAAACTCCCCGTAATTGAAGAGAATCCGGAAAATATTAACGAATTAGATGAAGATGATACACTCGATTGAATTTGACATATTTATATATTCCTGATTAGGAATATATAAATTTATTATTGCATATCTCGTATAAATGAACGGAGTACATCTTGATTCTCGCTCAATTTATACACAATATATAAATTACTATTCAAAACAGCATCAAATGTTAAATTAGAAGAGTCGATATAGGATAAAAGCTTTCCTTTTGTTTCAGCGATCAATTTCCTAGTATTTCTAAGTTCTACGGATTTCTTTCCATAATCTTCAGCTGACGTATTGTGTATATTAGAGTTATTCTTCCATCTGTGTTTATTCAATTTCATCCTTTCTTCTTCATTACTGATAGATTGTTCTATCCGTTTTAACATCTTATCGCATCTATATATTAACTTTTTAGTTCTTTCTTGTTTAGTTTGAGCGTTCATGAACATTCTATAGTATGTCCCATGGATGTTCCGAATTTCAGAGTCAATATTTGTACTGATAACTCCAAAATTGTTAGTTATAATATTACGAATTTCTTTTGTATATCCTGGTATGACTAAATGGATCTTATCCAACTCAGATAGAAATCTTTTGAATCCTAAAGTTAATCCCATAGAGTATTCACTTGTATGAGATCCGCTGATAGTATATATAGTTTTTTCTGTTCTATTTATTGTAGTGATTAAACTTCCGTTCTTGATTATATATAATCCATACTTGTTATTTCCAAGTTTACAGAGACGGTTAAACTGTTCCTTGAGGTTGGAAAGTATCTTATCGTCAGGTTTACTTGATTTGAATTTGTATTCATCTATTGGTTCGTCGTCTATCATTGCTTGTTTGTCAGGGGGACTAGTGATACTAAGTGGAAATTTACGCGAATCAGAGTGAAGTTCGTCACTTGATTTATCATCATCATCATCATTTAATAAAATTCGGAGGACTTCACTTCTTCTAGTATTGTCTTCGACCTTACGTTTATATATCGGGAGTTTGTCATTATCATCAATAGGAGGTGGAGGTGGAGGTGGAGGTGGAGGTGGAGGTGGAGGTGGAGGTGGAGGTGGAGGTGGAAATATACTCGTATTATTAGAGGAGATATAACCAATCGGTAATTCTTCTGAAGATAGAGTAGGAAAGTCCGAAGGTTTGGTGAGATTTATATGAGATAGGTCAGTATTGTTAGATTTATCGTGGCTTAATGTTTCATCTATTGTATCCAACATAACGGTTATATCACCTTCGATATCGTTATTATCGGAGTATATGTCTACCTCATCAATGTCTTCGCCGTCTATATCGTCTACCTCATCAATGTCTTCAGCGTCTATATCGTCTACCTCATCAATGTCTTCAGCGTCTATATCGTCTACCTCATCAATGTCTTCAGCGTCTATATCATCTACCTCGTCTATGTCTTCAGCGTCTACATCATCTAACTCGTCTACATCATCTACCTCGTCTATGTCTTCAGCGTCTACATCATCTAACTCGTCTATATCGATTCCGCCATATCGTGATATATTAATATTATCGCGTGGTATCTCGTCGTTTACTCTTATAGTATAACCCATATCGACATCGACAAGGAATTCGAAACCCGTTGTGTTATCTATCATCATAAATAGTTTATACTTTCTATTCTCTACAAAATATCTCGAGATAGACATATTATGACTTCTTAGCATTGCTTCTAATTTAGCAATATCATAATTCCCCATGTTGCCTTCTTTTTTTTTATAGGTGGTATTTTGTCTTTTTATTTACTCTAAGTTGAATCACTATCCCATTTTAAAAAAATTAAAGGATATAAACAAATGACTGGTTTCGGCGATAAGCTAGATTCTCTACCGATTGACGTTGCAGACCCTTATAACGAGAAAGTACTCTCCCAAGCATTCGGTGTTAACTTGGATAATATTGGGATACAGGAAGTGAATAAAGAGAATACCTCGAGATCATTTTCTATTAAGAAATGGGTAAGACTGTTCATTATTCTAGTAATGTCATTCTTTGCGGTTCGCTCTCAACAGTTCGATGATTTTTTATATACCAGAGTATCCCAAGGAAGATTATCGAGACTAGGTGTAAAGATTCTCGCCTTTGCGTTGTCGATTGTTGTTCTGCATTTCATAAATTAATTATGAATTAAGTCTTACCATACATATATTAACATATATATATAAATAGAATGTCATCTGAATCCATTTTTGAAGAATGTTCTAAGTTATGTACAGACAGGTTCTGGAAGAAGCAGTTTATGAATCTATCGAAGAACCGCTCACCAAAAGGTATATATATCAACCCTTCTCATATAGTATGTACCTTCAAAGGGCGAGAATTCAGTTATAAATATACGTCTAAGCCATTCGAGAGAGTTAAAGATGATATAATTAATCTATTCAAGACTGAACTTTCTATCAGGTCGTCTAAAGATAGAAGGAAGATGAAGGGTAAAATCGATACATTGTATAATACGACACCTTCAAACGAAGTATCGTCATGGAAAGTATTCAGGACACGCACCGAACGCGAGCATGTAGTGTACAAGTTCGCTGAAGAGATTGCAACTAAGCATAATAAGGATAAAATATGGTTAAAAAAATTGTATCACTTTATCAACAGTTCTATATCCACGAAGAGGATTGCACGCGATGATATCGTCATCCGAAATAGACGTATTGTTGAAATAAAATCCCTGAAAGTATCAAAGAGTAAATTCAGTATAAAATCAGACTCTAATACATCAAAAATAAGTAAAAAACAGTATAGAAAAAGATCTCAAATAAAACGAAATAATCGTGGGAATACGAAGGGCAATTCCAATAATACTAACGACGATTCAATAGTACAGAAAAAACTTTTGAGTAAGAAATGGAGCTTGTATGTCGATAAGATAAGATCTAATCGCGCATTCTTGACGCATAAACGTACCGATAAACCTATCATTAACCCTTTGTCGACTGTAGAAGAACATTCCAATGAGGAGGTATCTGAAGATTACAGCGATTCAGAGAACTATATTACACTTGCAGAATACTAAGGTCTAATTATAACTGATCCATCACCTCTGCTGCGATAATTATTCGCCGTAGAATTATAGACAAATTTTCTGTTAAAAGTACCAGTGTCTTTTAACTGATCATGTAAAGCTGTTCCTGGAAGTTCTCTTACATTCGGAGTCAAACCAGCTCTCCTCTCTCTGATTAAATTGTTTCCGTTGACATCTCTACCCATAAACCATCTACCATACCTGGGTTTCAAATTAAACGACTGCGTAGTATAAAATACATCTTCTGAAGTTCCATTTGTTCTGACAAGATCTAGATTATTCTTCTCCGCTTTCAATTTTTGAAGATATGCGTTTGACATTTTTATATTACACACACAAAAAACAAACACTAAAATTATCAGAGATGATGTTAATGGTTTGACTATATTTACTCATTATCCCACCTCTTATATCAGCTAATTCGTGCAAGTAGGCTCGCAAGTGTTCCAAAAAACGTCCAAGAGGATATAGATAACGTGGATGATCACAATGACATTGATCTGAATAGGAAATGCGAGGGGTGTACTGATTTCAGTTTCTGTATTTATTCTATTGATACGGGGAGGCTACGTGATAGCTATATACCTTATATCTGGTCGTATGATTGATAATTATTTAAAAAAATATTATCATTCAAGAAAGTATGTCTGATAGGTACGAGAAACTGGCTAATAAATTCAAAAGTTTGATTGATCAGTTTCTAGCAGAACTGATCAATATTACCAATAGAGATTATGATGATTTGATTTTAGCTAGGGTAATGCTTACTAATCAAGTGCCTGTATCATTAGTCATTGATGAATTTATCAAGAATGGTCTCCAATATGAAGATAAGGTCATTAATAAGGACGAAGATTTCTTCTTATCTGATCAGAATATTTTCGAAAAGATCTCTAAGATGGATAAAAATGCAACTCGAAAGTTTAATCTATTCAAAGACGTATGGAATAGTATCGGAGAAGATAATAAACAGGTTGTATGGACATATGTTGACTTATTATTCAAAATTGTAAAACTATGTAAAGTTGAATTAGATAAACAGGTTGTATAACTGTATTAACCGAGTAGTCCTACCTTGAGGACATTGACCAAGATTGTACATATCCTCTAGTTGTTCGTCAAGAACCGGAATCACGAATTCGTGGTCTGCCTTATTTAATATAGATGCTAGGATGTCTGTACAATTTACCTTATTCGAAGCGTCGTAGTTTTTAGAAGTTTTGGTACCATTACTGTGTTTCATATCATTTATAATAACATCAATCATAGCCCGTGCCTTCTCTCTCTTCATTCTGTATTTTACTGCTGTAAATAGTTTTATCTTATTGTTGACGTCATATTTTGTCTCATTCTTGTGATCGAAAATTCCAGCTAGATGTGTGTCGAACTTATGGACATTTAGCATAGGGACGGTCGTAGGAACAGACATAACGATTCCTTTGCTATTATGTGTATTTTACTGTTATATACTGATTATAATAATAAGAATTTTTTTTTTAGAATTAACTCAAAAAAAAATATTTTTGAAACTCGTTATATACAATATTGAATACATCATAACAATGAACATTTTTCTATTGTCCATGTCGGCTGTGCGCGCGGCAAGATTTCACTGCAATAAGCATTGTCTCAAAATGATACTCGAGACGTGTCAAATTCTTTATGCTGCTCATTGGATTAATACCACTGATCCTAAATGGGACTTCACGATCTGTTCCTACGAACCGTACAAGAAAACACATGTTAATCATCCTAGTTGTATATGGGCTCGTTCACATTCATCTCATTATGACTGGCTTATCAAACTCGGGCTAGAGCTATGTAAAGAATACACACGACGTTATTCCAAAGATCATAAGTGCTATACGCATCTATTACGTCTACAAAAGATGGGGTTCCCTGTATCCAAAGTCGTTAAAGAACATAAGATTGATAGGCGTAAGATGGCCCAAATTGAGATTCCCAAAGGTACAGAGTATTTTCTATGCGCTATCAATGATGAATTGTTTGATAAATGTGCTGTGTATAAAGATGGTAAGTTAGCAGGCGTTTCTACGTATCGTAATTATTACACATACAAAGAGTGGGAATTGAAATGGGAAAGGAATGCTACAGATGCACCATTGTGGTATACGAATTTATTAGCAAAGAGGAACGTTATCGATTTAACAAACGAGTAGTCTGCACGTATGGGTCAAATAAAACCAATATGAGAAAAAATAATTTTAAATCGTACTATCAATGAAAAAAGAGTAATTAATAATATGCTAACATGGAAGTTTCTTGGAGGAAAAGATCATTTAATAATCAGAGGAATCACAATAACAGATCAGGACACCGAATTAATTATCGACCGAAACGATTCAATCGCGATTATGGGGATCGTGGGGTAGTAAGAAATAAAGAAAAGGAGAATGACACTGCGAGGAATGTCAATAACACAGATAGGCCGCGTATTAAGTCAAGATACGATATGATACAGGCTGACGATGTTAAGGAGAATACATCTGAAAGTGAGGAAAAGATAGAAACAAATAACAGTTTCAAAATACTACGGAAGGACTCTAGTTCTTCTCCTTCCTCTAATACTTCAGATGATTTTGAGGCTGACAATGATATATTTCCTAGGAGATATCAAAAGATGACATGGGACGGCAAGTATAAGATAGAGGCCCATGGTAGGTTCAAGTATGTAAATAGGAGCCATAAAGAGTCGATGCAATGTCCCGATAAGTGTTGTGATATATATATGAAGGAATTCAGATGGCTGGACGATTCAGAATACGTAGAGAGTGAACATCTGAGAACCGAGAATCGTGCAGGTGTATTTGTTTATGATTCTGTATCCCATAAGATTCTTCTCGTTCAATCTAGTGGACATTTATGGGGACCACCAAAGGGCGGGGTTCACGTCGGCGAGTCATTGGCATCAGCTGCAAAGAGAGAACTATACGAGGAGGCCGGTATAGATATTAATATAGATGCCTTGAATAGAACGACACCGTCCCGTCTAAAAACGAATACGTTTATCTATTTTATGAATATTCGCGAACAGCAAGTCGATATAGAGAAGACTAGCGACAATGTTCATAATGATGTAAGTGGTCATATGTGGATCTCTATTCCATGTCTCGTCAAACTTACTCGCCAAGGGAAGATTACGATTACCAAACAGTGTAGAATGTTGATTTGTCGATTTATGAATGCAAATTGCCTCGATATGCATGTTAATTAATATATTTATTCGTGAAAGTTTCTGTGTTATTGTATTTTTATTTACGGGTAAGTAAATAAAAATTGATATAAAAATTATTATACATAATAAAAATGTCTGGAGATAGAGAATGGATCGATGAAGTTTTTGCTCAATTTAGGGGTAATGTATATTTGACAGAGGGGAGACAGGCCCCGATAATGGGACCTGTTGATATCGAAATTAATACCCATGATGCTGGTAGTAATGTTATTGGTTATAGACCATGTGAAATATTGCAATATTTAAGTAGACTACCCGATTCAACTATTAAATTGTTAAGCGAAAAGAAAGGCGTTAATGGGTTTCCGTTTAAAGTTTGCTTAGGAAATGGAAAATGTATTGGTGTCAAAGTGATACCATTCAGTCATAATGATCTCATGTATAACCGTACAGTAGATAATATAGTACATGAAGATGGTGATACTGACGGGAAGTTGAAAGACCGAATATTGCGTGACATACAAGAATTACAGCAAACAGATGTTCTTAATGATATGTTCCGTGTTTCCGAAAATGGTTTAGCTGCCCCGTGGATTAGCGACAGAGGTTTAAGAACTTATGCTAGAATGCGTGAATCCGTAGAGAAACTTGTATACACGCGTACCAACGTTGAGTTGAACGCACTCGACGCATTAGCTGTCCTAACTGAACCTGTTGGAGGTGGTATTACATGTATTAATCCTCATATAACAAGACCATTGATGCATTATACATGTAATCTCAAGGACATTCTCCCCAAGCGCGTACTTAACCAGATCAAAAATGAAGGACACAGTCTACCGTTCGGTAAGGTTCTTCTTAGTGAATGGGCAGGATATTCGAATGTATACGATTTTTTAGCTACTGCTTTAAACAACGACGGGCTTGTCAAAAATGAAGTTGTTTCACACGCATTATGGGGCGGAGGACATACTGCTACGACACTATTCTGGCGTGTTTTTCTATTCCAATTAGTGTATATGTTGGCATCAGTCCAGAGGTACTTCCCTGGTTTCATCCATAACGACCTTCATGGTGGAAATGTTTTAGTAGCTAAAGTATCGACCGATGTAAAGCAAAACCAAGTAAATTCATATACTATGGATGGGAGAACTTGGTACGTTCCTAATTTAGGATTTCAGGTAAGACTATGGGATTTTGATTATGCATCAAGAGACGACATACTAATTAACTCTTATATCAATTGGTTAAATGGGCGGATAGATAATCGTGAAGACTACAGACGCCACCGGGATATTATTGTGGATAGTATTATAGATGGGAAACACCTCGGAAGAAGAATAATCAATAATAGGTTCCGTAGCCAAAATGAACGAGATGTATATAAGCAACGGTTAGCAGCCGAAATTTTACATTTGACTGAAAGATTATCCGAACGAGGTGATATGAATATGGTACTTGGCAGAATTAAACCAATCCCACTAGTACGAGAAGGTTTGAACGGATGGCTTGACATGGTTGGTTTGGGAGGAGCAGAAGAAGGAATGCTTGATATAGATAGATATTCTCTCAAACAGCTAGCAGATTATCGAAGTGATCTGACTCTTCTCGCAAGTATTCATGACAGTTCCCAGGACATATTTATTGATGCTGGTTTCAGAAAATATAGTAATGGCGGTAGCGATCTTTATTGGCTGTTATCCGCGATTTTGGATGTGACGCGTCATATTGATATAGTCGACAATGCAAAAGCATTTATGACTAAGTACACCGAATCGTCACTACTTGGAATAGATAAAAAATTCTTTAAACGAATGTTTACTAGCAACGGAGCAGGCCCGACGCAATTTAAAGGTACTAATCTTACAACCCCGTTTGCTTCTCCTATTGATGTATTATCTAGTTCATATTTTCATCAACTAAGGGATAAACCGCGAGAGTACACTATCTTAGAAAGATACAGTTCAGATGTAGCTAAAAATACCGCTGGACCTATGAACAGAAAACTAGAACCAGAGTCTGCAAATGATATCCTCCAAGGCTATCTTAGAGTTCCACTTCAGAGTGAATGGGCCCGAATAGAGAGAGAAAGGCCAAGGAGGGAGGCACAACTTAACAGAAGAATGGAACAACGTGGTAGAGGTAGGGGTAGAGGTAGGGGTAGGGGTAGGGGTAGGGGTAGAGCACAACGTGGTAGGAGGAGTGGTAGTATGAATAGGAGAGGTAGAGGAAGATTCCAGGCACCGTCAATTAGTCCCGTAAGGACTCAGGATAGGAAAGTTAGAGGAAGATTCCGGGTACCACCTGCTGTTCCAGCATCGCCTGTTGGTCCCTTAAGTAGTCAGAATAGGAGAGGTAGAGGAAGATTCCTAGACCCGCCTGCTAGTCCCGTAAGGATTCAGGATAGGAAAGTTAGAGGAAGATTCCGGGTACCACCTGCTGTTCCAGCATCGCCTGTTGGTCCCTTAAGTAGTCAGAATAGGAGAGGTAGAGGAAGATTCCTAGACCCGCCTGCTAGTCCCTTAAGGAGTCAGGATATGATAGGTAGAGGAGGATTCAGGGCACAGCCTGCTGGTCCGGCAGAGCCTGCTAGTCCCGTAAGGAATCGGGATAGGAGAGGTGGAGGAAGATTCCAGGCACCGCCTGCTAGTCCCTTAAGGAGTCAGGATATGATAGGTAGAGGAGGATTCAGGGCACAGCCTGCTGGCCCGGCACCGCCTGCTAGTCCCGTAAGGAATCGGGATAGGAGAGGTGGAAGAAGATTCCAGGCACCGCCTGCTAGTCCCTAATAGACTTATATAATGACATGCGAGTGCAAAGGGGTATTATTAAAGGTAAAGTGTCGCGATTAAAATATAAAAAAAGATCTCTCATATAAGATATCTTTTTTTTACGTTACTATCGGATATACCATATTAATTTTAATATTCAATCCATAAAAAATAATTTCATCACATGAGTGCTATAATTACATAATATAACAATATATCCATCTATCTTCGATCGATCATGACATTATCGGAATCTCAATCAATGGCCCTTCGGTTCCTCCAGACACGAAAATCGCCTTTACTTGTATGCGGAGCGGCTGGGGTCGGGAAGTCATTTCTCATGTCGTTTTACGTTAATAAACTCTTGTCAGCAGGTGAAACAGTAATAGTTTCATGTCCGACAAACAAAGCAAAGGGTGTGATGGCAAGCTACCTTCATAAACTAGATAATGATAACCTCGTTGTAAATACAATCTCGTCTCTATTATCCCTTACGCGTCAGTTCGATGATAATGGTATCATGAGGTTTGTCAAGAAATGGAAAGGTAAACGTCCTCCTTCTTTGAAGGAATTCCCAGATAATACCAGGATAATTATCGACGAGGCCTCAATGATTCCTGAATATGAGACGAACATCTTACTGGATATACCTCACGATATTATCTTTACAGGGGATAAATATCAGCTATATCCTGTAAATGAATTAAATAGTAAGGTTTTCGCTTCATCTATTCATTCATTTGAAATTACAAAGACGATGCGGACTAATAACGAGATATTGTTAACAATCTTCAACTGTCTTCGACATCAAGTCGCAAGAGCATCTCGGTATGAATTAAAAGACACAGTGTCATTCGCTAAGACATATAACAAGATCGAAGGCACAAATCGAGATACATTCTATATTTGTAGTGGTCCGAAAAAGTTTTTAAGGAAGGTTAACGCTTTCATAGAAAATAAGGAAAATATGATGATCTTATGTTATACAAGAAAGAAGGCTGCTTTATATAATAACCAGGTACGTGAAGCGACATTCGGTGAGAATATTGACAGGTATGTGAATGGTGAGAGGTTGGTATTTGATTCATATTACGACGATGGAACACATCAAAGATATACTAGCGATGATATCGTGGTTAACAGGGTACACGTAGAGAATAAGTATTCCTCTTATTTTGGACGAAAGTTCAAAGTATATGCTCTTCTAACTAGAACAGAAGAAAATAAAGATGTTGTATATTACAAGATTCACGAAGATAACATAAAATCATATAGAGCTGAAGTGGCTAGTAAACGTTTAGAGCTTCAACGGCTAGGTAGAAAGAATAAGATTGCAAGTGTATCATTATGGGAGGAATTTAATAAAGGTACCGCAACACTTGACGCTCCTCTCGTATATAATTATGCGATGACGGTTCATAAGTCTCAAGGATCAACGTATGAGAACGTTTTTCTTGACGTAGACGACTGCAACAACAATGGTTATACTGACCATGAAACTTTTACTCGCCTTGTATATACAGGAAGCACGAGATCAAGTGTTTCGCTCACTATGTTGATGTGTAAAAATTATTTTTGCTGATGTATATATTGTATTGCTGTTTATATAATTTCGTAAAGTATCACCTCTTGAATACATACGAACTTATATACTAAACTATTTACGAAATGATTCTTGAATATGAAATTTAAAAAAAATAATCGCGAGAATGACATCTAATACTGAATTAAAAAAGATAGTATCGCTTATAAAAAAAGTCGTGGAATAGTTAAATTATGCTTATTCGTTCTTCACGTCAACCTGACGTAGAAAAGAATACTGAGAGCAAGGGGGATAGCAAGGAGAGTGTTTTTATAGCTAATGATACACAATTCGACCCAACCTTGAAGACGCATCCTGATATCGCAGATTTTATTTATCATAATACCGCAGACGATGATCATCTGACTCATGTATCTCTCATTGAACCGAAAAGGAGGGTAAATATAGGTGATATGAACATGTTTCTTGACGCTTATATGGATACAGTAAAAGGAGACGTTGTAAAAGATGATATAATTATAGGTATGGCTGAGATGCCAAATAGACATATGTCTGTTCTAGCCGATATTGATATTAAAACAAAAGGAGAAGGGTTTGATAGTCTCTCTGGCGGTAAGGCATCGCTAGGTACTGGGACCGCCCGCGATGTATATAAAAAGGAAGACGTAGAGGCTCTTATTGGAGTGTTTAATGAGACTATCTTAGATATTACAGAAAATGTAAATAAATCAGATTTGGTTTGCGTTTACCTTCGGAAAGATCCATATGAGACACATGGGTATTGGAAAAATGGTCTCCATCTTCAGTACCCTAACCTTTTTCTAGATAAGAAGAAGATGGAAGTGTTTCTTATCCCAAGAGTCAGGGATAAGGTAAAAAGGTTAGGTCTTTTCGCCGAGTTTAATATGAAAGAGGTCGTTGATGATGCTGCATGTAGGAATCCATGGCTTATGTATAAGTCTAGGAAATCTCCTAATATGAAGCCATATATTGCACACTCTGTTTATATTCCTTCTAATAATCAAATGAATAATGATAAGAATGAGGAAGAAGATAAGAATGAGGAAGAAGATAAGAATGAGGAAGAAGATAAGAACGAGGAAAACAAGAGATATATTAATATGACTACTGAGAAGCCCCTTGAATATCTCCGTAGTGCGTGTAAGATTTACAACATGAACAGAGAGATTATTGAATACGATGATAATAAGGAAATCGAAACTTACTTACCGAGGATACTCGCTATCAACCCTATGGGTAGAGGTCAAAAGGAGTTCAAGAGTGATCTTGAGAATACTAGGATGGTGAATATGAGAACCTTATCTAATCTAGTAAGTAATCCTCATAGTAAATTGTCTCATAGTGAGAAATACAAAGTGGCATGTGAATTAGTTCCCCTTTTATCTAACCGACGAGCGGGTGATTATGCATTGTGGATGGCAGTAGGATGGTGTCTCTATAATATAGGAGGAGGAACGCTTGAGTTTCTTAAGCTATGGATTGAATTCTCACGTAGATGTCCAGAAAAGTTCGAAGAGGGTGGTTGTTATCTGGAATGGAAAAGGATGACAACAAGAAACTTAACTATCGGAACACTTAGGCATTATGCGCATGAAGACAATCCAGAAGGATATAAGAAGTGGCAAAAGACACAATACCAGGCCAATGTCGATCGTAGTCTTGGTTCTTGTGGACATTATGATATTGCCCTTATCCTTTATGATATTGATAGCAACAATCATGTATATGATCCAGAGATAAAGAAGTGGTTTTTCTGTAATGGAGGTTTATGGGAAGAAGATTTCGATGGTATGGCGCTCTTATCGAAGATATCTACTCTTATTCTTAAGATATATCTTAATAAGAATACTGAGATCAGTCGAGCTATGGCAATGGTAGAGGATCAAAATGATATAGGACGATTTGCCGAACAACAGAAGAAATGTCTAAAGATCATCGGTCGATTGAAGGATAGTTCATTCAAGGTAGGTATTATGAAGGCCTCTCGAGAGCTCTATCGTATAAATTGTTTTCATAAGAAATTGGATTCTAATCCGAATCTCATTGCATTCAAGGATGGTAAGGTATATGATATGAAAGCGAATGTCATCAAGAATGTTATCCCTGAGCATTACCAATCGAAGTATATCCCTCATGAGTGGAAAGAGTTTCAAGACAATTCACCTGAGTTGATTGAGATTGATAGATTCTTGGAGACTTTATTTCCATGTACACGTCTATTGAAGTATCTCCTTGATACATTGTGTGATGTTTTTCTTGGTGGTAATACACACAAAATAGTATCTGTATGGAGTGGTATTGGTAATAACGGTAAGTCTATTATGGCTAAGTTGATGGAGATCTGTTTGGGTCGTTTTGCGGTTAAACTCCCTACGAGTGTCATTAGTGGAAAGCGTACACAGTCGTCTAGCGCCAACCCCGAAATTGCTCGCCTCGGTGGAGGGGTTAGATGGTGTGCCGTACAGGAACCTGAACGTGGGATCTTTATGAATACAGGTGTAGTCAAGGAATTGACTGGTAATGATAGTATGTTTGCTCGAGGTTTATTCAAGGATGGTAAAGAAATTAATCCTATGTTTTTATTCACAATCATTTGCAACGACTTACCTCGACTCTCTCATGGCGGAGGTCCGGCTATTTGGAACAGGATCAGGGTTATTCAGTTTCAATCTGTCTTCTCTACGAATGCTCCCAAGACTTACGCTGAACAAATGAAAGAGAAACACTTTCCTATTGATGAAGATCTAGGAGATAAACTTCCTGGTATGGCTCAGGCCTTTATCTATAAATTAATTAAGCATCGCGAGAAGTTCATAAGCTCGGGAGAGGCTTTATATACTCCAGATATTGTATTAAGTGCTACTAAAAATTACAAGAAGGATAATGACTCTATTCAACAGTTCATCAGCGAGTGTATTATCATGGATGGAGACGATAAATCTCGACTCGGTGTCACCGAATCATTCGAACATTATCAAACCTGGTTCAAAGGAACCTTCCCGAATGGTAGAATCTGTAATAGAAATGACTTCTCTGATCATTGTTGTAAGTTAATACCAGTTCCATTGTTGAAATCCGGAAGATGGAATGGATGTCGTCTCAAGAATGAACAAGATAGGATCAAAGAGGACATGGAAGATGTAGAAACCATCTCAAATGATTCTAATATCCGTAATAAAGACGTAGCGATTGTTTCGACAACAACTACTCATGTTGAAGGTGTAGATACCGATGATATCTAATATGTCAACTTGTTGTATATATTATCAAAAAAAAATGATAATATATCATTATATTATGTTTGTTTATTAAGCACCATTCACGATCCAAGAAGGTGATACCCCACCGATGGTAGTAGTCGTGAATTCAGTAGTAGTTGAGGCAGATGTAAAGGGATCGAAATTAATTACTATAGTTCCATCAGGGTTGAATATATATTCAAAAAACATACTGAAGGACGAACTACCGGTAATATGAACTGGTGTAATGGGTCTCATATCAAGTGGTATCGTAGTACCTGGTATAGAAGTTAGAGATTTCTCCCCAAGTTTCTTTTCAATTGTATTTGGACTTATCGTACACGTTACGATGTCTCCGACGCGAGAGCTTTGAATAAAGATATCATCCGACGCGCTTGGTGTATCGAATGTTATTGTGTTTCCTTCATAATCAACAGTAGTGTTAGGCTCAGAAGCGCCTTTAACTACCTTCGAAAATACATCCTCAGAATCTATGTAAAGCCTGAAAGACATCTTTGTGTATATAGAGCAAAAAAAAAAGTTTTGCATTAGCCGAATGTCATGACACAGTCAAATGTGTTTAATGCGAGTCTAATCTTGCCTTTGTCCGAGAACTGACTATTCTCTCCTGCCTTTTTGTGTACTAGTGTTATAATAAGAGGTGATCCCTTTACTCTATATTGAGATGCATGATCTGTTCTTTTCTTAAGGTAAATCTCCTTATTAATATCGATAGCACTCGTATTGGACCTAATATGAACTGGTTCGGCATGATCATAAGGAACCTTAAGTTTTCGTGTCTGAAAACTAACCCATCTGATACTCGATAATTTTACCCTAGAACCAATAGGATGACCATCCGCTGGTGAAATAGCAATAATATACTTGTCTTCTTTCAATGTCGAGTCTTGAACAATAGCGGCGTATATACTGTGAATTTCTGTGTCTTTCTTAACCTTAGACATTACAATATTACCAAAGTAATCTACCATCATCAACCAGGCTCTTCTCTTAGCTTCTGCGGAAACAATAACATTACAATCGTCGCTATTTACATCGCATTTCGGTGCTTCAGAAGTATAGATATCCCTAAACTCTTTTGCATCATTACAGAGAGCTGTACCGCCGTCGACAGAACATACAGCATCGAATTCCTTTTTGAGGGTATTAGAATCAGATGAACTCTCTACACAATATGTATCGTCTACGTCACAGTACATGTTACTTTTAATATAACAGAATTTTTCTTTAATCCACAATATTTTTACGTTGGTTTATTTAGTATCTCATATTAAACTCAGGGTTAAACGGTCTTTTCTCTCTTACAGTTATAGTTGAATGAGCGGCAAGACCCGATGCATTTTCATATCCGTTAGAACCATATTGTTGAACCCACGGTGTAAGTTTGTTATTTTGTTTGATCATATCAAACTCAGTCTTGATGTATGAGACGATAATACCAATTGCGTTATCATTGATATCCCTCAAATTGCCGAAATCATTATTATATAGAGATGTCAAGACACCCTTAATCACTCTATCAGTACAAACAATTTTCTTATCCTCGGGGTGTACGCCTTTGAGAGCTAGAGAGATTTTATTACGCAATAATGCTATATTATCTTTGCTAAAAACATTGTCAGCAGAAGGATGTACAAAATTATCCGCTCCGACGTTGTGGTATAAATACTCCATTTTATTTATAATATGATTTATTTTGTTTATTTTGGTTTATCATTTGGCTATGTAGGATTAAAAAAAATCAGTATTAAAAACTAAATTAGTAAGATAAAATATATAGTGTTATGACTGAGATTAATGTAATCGAAGACCTCTCACAATTGAAAAAACTGGTCAAGATAAATAGAGACCTCGCAGAATTCACTGCTGATGTGTCGATCACGAGCGAAGATGGAAAAGATTTTATGTTTCAGTTCTTCTCACAGAAAGATTTAGATGCGTCAAAGAAAATCGAATATGATGTTGGTAATAACATTTCTACGACAATCAGTGTAGAGGGTAAACCTTATGATAGTTATTATATCTTACTGAAGACAGATAACGACAACCCTGTCCGTGTAAAGGTATCCATTGTATTGAATCCAATCATTACTCGAAATGATAGTAATAGGACTAATTTAGATACTAAAAACAACCTGAAAAATGATACAGAAACAAATCACAATATGGATGAGATGACAAGGAGACGTCTTTCTGACGATGAAAACAATAGACAGGATGTTCTAGACCGCTTAAATAAAGATGATAATATGATGAGTGGATTTATAACCAATTATTCACTCCAAATAGGTCTAGGATTTTTGCTCATTATGATTATAATTATTGCACGTAGTAAGGTATAAGAATAAAAAATAGTTTCGAGTTATTCGTATATATATTAACCATAAAAGGTATATATATATATACAATATGAGTTTTTTCAAAACAGCTTCTAAGCCACAAAATGTATTCACTCTGCGGAATATTGACCCAGAAAAGGTCTTCCGAGAGTTCTCTCAGACTAAGATAGAAGCATTTGAGACTAAAAGGGGTAGAAAGTCAAAGAAGAAAAAGACGGATGGTGATATTATTCAAGAGAAAAAGGATGGTATTGCAGTATATGGAAGTTCTGATCAGCGAAAACACAGTACAACTATAGATGAAATCATAAGAATCAACAAGGACCCGAGACGTCGTCATTTCTCATTCCTCGATAACAACAAAAAAACAAAGCATTGTGTTATGACTATGACATCCGCGATCGGTAAAAAGATTCCAGATAAGACCGATAACTTATGCTTCTGGTGTAAACATAAGTTCGATACGTCCCCTATTGGCTGTCCTGTGTCATTACGAGAACCTATTTGTGATATAGTAAGCCATAATGCTGTATTCGACAAGACTGTCACTAGGACCAGAACACTATCTAATCATGAAAACACCTATATCAGAGAGCACGATGAGATAAAGACACTCCGCGATTGTGGAAACGATGTTCACATAAAGGGTAATGTCAAGGAATTTATCACAGACGGTATCTTTTGTTCATTCAATTGTATCAAGGCATTTATTAACGATAATAGATCAGATAATCTTTATAGTAGAAGTGATAGTTTACTGTCTCTATTATATAAATATTGCACAGGAAGCTATTATGACGGGAGAATAACCCCAGCGCCCGACTGGAGGCTTCTAAGCGGTTTCGGTGGACATCTCACGATATCAGAATTTAGAAAATCGTTTGATACGATTAATTTTGTTAATACTAATAACATTTGTATACCAGTAAGCAGAATTTTTGCTGAGGAAATAGTATTCTAAATAATCATTATTAAATAATAAAAGGGACAATGAAACAATTGACGCTATTGAGGGTTCTCAATACAATTGATTTGATTCTTTTTATTACTATACTACTTCTAGCGAAAGGTGTATGTATTGATATGACACTGGGTAAGGAATCACAGGATCTAATTTGGTACGTATGTCCAATAATATACTCATGTATAGCATTTATAATCATTTGTTACATTAAACATAGAATAGGATACTCGGAGGAATATGAGGACGATATAATTATATAATTTATGGACGATGCACTTTTACTATGATTAAAATTAGTTTCATATAAGGGTTAGCATATAATATATATATATATATATATGATGACTGAAGACATAGGATACGTTTATATTTTATCTAATCCGTCCTTGGATGGACTTCTAAAGATAGGGATGACATTACGATGTCCTAAAAAGCGCGCAAGTGAGCTATATACTACTGGTATCCCCACACAGTTCATTGTCGAATATGCTAGATGTGTATTTGATCCCGGAATGGTCGAAAAAAAGATGCACGATTGTTTATCTACTAGACGGGTCAATCCAAATCGTGAATTCTTTCGCGTTTCATTGGAAATAGCCAGGTGGGAGCTAACTAAATTTGAAGGTGAGGACTGGAAGGATGAGTCTAAATCAGAGAGTCTAGATATATTAAGACGGAGAGCTATAAATCAGGTTCTAGATCATGATAAGAGAGAATTGCTTCTCAAATATGACGATATGACAATCGAGCAGGAAAATTCAGTAGTCTCTAGTCACTCAACGGAAATTAAATCGAATGGATTCTTCAATAAATTTTTTTATAGTGGAGGTGAACAGTTAGTGAATGAAGAGGGAGAGGATCTAGATAGGTTATCAGCACCCGATACCCTCATCGAGGATAACAATATTAAAGACAGTAGTAAGGGAGGAAGCAGTAATGCTCCATGCAGAGACACAAGTCCTTAAGTATATAGAGGACGAAGACAGTATCAAAGAGACTTATAATCCCATGTCCTTCTGATCCACTATATGTAAAATATTTATATTTCAGTAAAGAAAATATAAATATTATGAGTTCAATGAATACTATATTTATACTAGACATTGTGAAAAGCACGAGAGAGGAGAGAGAGACGGAAGGAGAAGTATGAATTATTCCTCCTTTCATCGGATACAGAGAGCGATGAATGGGTGGATGTATTGAACTGAACATCTCTTAATAATGTCTATTATTTTTACCTTTTATAATCCTTTTATACCTTGCTGGCATTTTAGTACCCTTAACTCTTGCACATGATACAGTTCGATCCCACGGTTCGATAGGAATTATATCTGAATTTTCAACGCAATTGAAATTAGGTATATACTCATCTATCAACTGATCGTGAATTACTACCTGAACGCAATATTTCATAAACCAATCAATCTTCATATTAAAGAAACCATCCTCACCTCTAGATCTATCGTCGTCATAACCCCATGAATTCTCTACTTGGAATTCAGTTATATCTCCTATATCGTTTTTGTTATATCCCGTTATTAACATGGCATGCTCAGCGTGGATTAGACCATACTTGTGTTGATCATATTTGGAAAACTTCTTCTTCTTCCCGAATACCAAGTCTTCGTCGATTGAATCAATAGAGAGAGAACAGCCGTATGCGTCAAACCCCTTTCTGATATCTCCAGCAAACCATACAGGGATATCTAAATCTATGCTATCAACTACACACTTTAGCATTAATTCCTTTGTAGTATTGTATAGTTCTGAGTTTCCCTTCCCATAAACAAATTCTGAATTTTTGAATTGAATCCACTTATTCATAGGTAGTGAAATATTATTAAATAGCACCGTGAAATCATGCAGAGTTGTATCATCATTAATACTTTTTAGTACTTTGTTTTTGAATTCGAGTGGAGTGAATGTCCCCAATTTCTTCCCTCCGTCTTTAGTATTCTCAAGGTATACATCAAAGTTAGTTGGAGGTCTACCGAAAAACATTTGAAGAATGTTATATATCTTCTTCATGGTTTCCCGTTTTATCGAATCATACTTTGTAAGTTTCTGTCTCTTTGAGATTTTAGAATCGTTGACCTTTAATATTTCAACTACTGCTTCGTAAATTGTGTCATAGATTACATTATTCATATCCGAACTATCTTCATCCGAATCAGCTTTGTTCATAGCCGAAACAGGGATTAATCCATATTTTTCGACAAGTTCTACGAATGTATGCCAATATCCTCCATCTCCGATAATACCCAATAGATACTGGAGATTCCTATTATTAATATCTGTATAGCCATCTGTAATTACTTGTGATAGAATAGAATTTGCTCTCTCAAGTTTATCATAGAATGATAGAAAGGTACTTGAAAACTCGAAATTATCACTTTCATTATCGCTCATGAAACCGTGACGAAGCATATTAAACCCGGAATATAACCAACATGTACCGCTATAACCCTGAGAACTGGCTTTGAGTGTATCTGGCTTTGTGGTAGTAGTAAAGATATGATTAGGAGGTTCTGCGTCGCTATTTCTCATTGCAAAATCCATCCCTACAAATGATACTATGTTCCTACTCAGGACATTTTGTGGGTTATTATTGAATTTGTAATCACAATCCTCTAAGAATGATGTTGTAAGCATATTCTATAAGGGATTTAATTATAAACGTTGATACCTGTTTGGTTAATGATGACGAACATTTAAATTCAATATATATACATAATTATATATTGAAAACTGGATGTATTTGAAAAGAACGAGGACGGCTATATCCAAACGATTTAGGATATTGAAGGGATTTTTTACAATAAATCATTACAAGAAGAAGGAGGAGGAGGAGGATTCCTTTTGTGATAATTTTAGACATAATAGAGTATATAGTAGTTCAGATTATTATATTAACGATAATATCAAATTTAAAAATGAGGACGAACTAGATCTCGTCTTATATGCCAATGAAATAGTTGGTATTATCGATAAAGCAGTTGATAATATATGGGATGACGATAGAGAATCGTACAACGATCCGATAGACACAGTAGTCGACAGTATTATAATTTTTCCCTTTTAGGCGTCCACTTACTTGAGAACATTCCATCAGGATATATATACGTATCTGCACCTTCTTTGACGCTTTCTTGTGCCTCCTTGATTTCATTTGCAGATGGTTTATATTTATCACTAGGCGTCCACTTAACTGAGAACATACCATCAGGATATATATATGTATCTGCACCTTCTTCGACGCTTTCTTGTGCCTCCTCGATTTCATTTACAGAGGGAGTGTATTTCTCACTAGTCGTATATTTCTCCACTGATTTTGTTATTAAACAAACTACAATCATAACCAATGATATCGACGCAAGCACTAAAAGAACGAAATCTGCAGGATATTCATATAGCCAATCTTCCAATATAGACATATTGACCTTTCTTTTTTTACTCTAAGAGTAAAAAAAATACACAAATTTATAGTTAATCACTGATTAGTACTGTTTTCTATTTCAATCATTTCATTTGTTTTGATTGTCGCCTGAAAATTACCTATACCTGTAATTGGCATCGATATGATGAGGCAATTCCTAACGTGATGAATATGGAGCTTAGTAGATAGCCTTGACAACTTCATAAACTTTACTAGCAATGCAGAGTTAATAGTACACTCATGTAGGACTTTACTTCTATTCTCCTTCTTACCTTCGAAGTTTTTAATATCGTCTATTATGTCATCCTCATCGTATACAGAGATATTCTCCATTGTTTGATAGATGCTATCTGATTCGATACATAACCCGTAAGCAAGGATCTTCAATTTAATGTTGAACGTGTTATTGTTCAAGTCTTTGCAGATCTTGTGAAACTGTTCTGTAAAGATAACCGTATCATGACCACTAGGGAATATTCTACCAATTTCAGTAGGTTCTACTAGTTTAATTGGGACAAAACTAGTCTTAACTCGTCCTCCCTCCTTTGCCTGAGTGGATATCCTCAACTTTATATTATCGCAATTTGTACTATCATCGATGAATAACTTAAGCGTATCCTTTTTCTTTAATGGTTTGAGAATACGATGCAGATGAGATGTATCTATACTAATATTGATATGAGACGTAGAAAGTTGATAGATGATGAACTTATCGCGAAGAAGTGTAGTATTGATCATTACATTCTTTTCTTCATCCATAGCTATTATATCAATACCCGATGAGGTAATTGAAAGTGTCACATCTTTGACGCACTGTTGAATTATCTCGAATAATACTTTTAGAACAAAACCCAATTCCGTCTTTGCTTTGAACATTATTCACACTGATCGTTTATGATTAAATCTTCTTTTATTAAATATGTTTTAGAAATGTATCTGATATGTATGAGACTATATATATATGAAATTATGGACTACCTACATACAAATCAACATCATCGTCATCGTCAAAACTATTATAACCCGGAATAAAACCTACTGAATCTATCGGATTTAAATCGAAACCGTCATCAAGTGGTGCCTTACTCAGAGGTTTAAGCGACTTTAATAGGGGGGCTTTGGGATGTTGAATAGAACGCGAAGAGGGAATATTTCGAGGAATATTTCGAGGAATACATTGTGAAGGTGGATGATGAGGAGGGGCACTACATTTCATCATATCAATATCCACAAATACATCGTTCAATCCTGTTCCAAACTTACCCAATGCACCTACCATAACAGCAGCACTAACGCCCGTGATCTTATCGTCTTCTCCCATGGCGGCCGCGCGAACAAAGTTTCTGAGAGGCTCCTCGAATGATGCCTTGGCTAAAGGCATTCGATCTCTGTCGATACCATTTCGAGAAGCTGCATCTACTGTACCCCGAAAGGTCATTTGATCGACCAGTAGTTGTATATGTCTCGGATCTATGGTATCTCCATTATCCGAGATCAATTCCACAAATTCGTTAATGATGAACGCTCGTGTGGCTTCTATGCCGAGTGTTTCATAAATATCCCACATATCATTACTTAATGTTTTCCTGAAGTCAATATCGTCAAGTTTGAATAAATCACGGAGTGTTCCTTTGACTGTCTGAATAGTCCATTCATTATCCTTAGTCTTATAAGGAGCTATATCTGAAACGCTACTAATACCACATATATCTGTTTTCTTGATTTCAGGAATAACAGTGTCAGCGATATACCAAGGAACTTTATTATTATTTGTAAGAACACCTCTATCATCATTCGACAGAGTAATGGATTTCTCATCAAAAAAGATATCTATAATCCCTTGGTTAAGTGGTGAAGGTACACAGTAGGCATCCCCCCAATTATCAGTAATTCTTTCAGCTATATCATCCAATGTTATCTTATTGACAACAAGTTTCTGTACATCGCACATAATAGATAGACAGAATCTTGAATTTTTCCATGGAGATTTTCCAGTATATGTCTCATGAAGATTATACCATGAAGGATACCATACGTCATTCTCTTCATTAACTAGACCGTAAAGAGTTTCAGTGGGATTTTTCACAGCATTCCTGATACTGAACTCTGATACCAAATCCTGTAATTTGAATCCTTTGATTTTACTCCCATTTTTCAATACCTCTTTTATATCTTTGGGTTTCTTCTTGAAATATACCGTACATACTCTAGAAATGGTCTTTGATGCTCCCACTAGCTTTGTGATATGACCAGCACCTCTTGCCTTCGACTGATGACCTGTTGATACTCCTGTTTGATGAAAAGTATTCAATGTAGCTTGGGTTAATGGTCCGCCCATACTCGAAGCCGCAATAGTACCTACCATTTGTCCAGGAAGCGCCAATGATGTCATGAAGTTCTCTTTGATACGTTCTTTCAATTCTGGGATAATACTTGGCGCGACTTTGATTTTGAGTTGTTCTCTGAAGTCATATTTTGCCCTCTCAATGATATAATCCTCGACAGCCTTTGGACGAGAACCGCGTGGGAAATCAGATACAGCATAATCCACGATACTCGTAATCTCAGTCGGAGTAAGTTCTCTTAGTTTAGTGGTTGACATGGTCAGACAAATCGTTGGAAACGAATAAATATTGTTTTTATGTAATTTTGTATATAACCATATTCCATATTATTTTTTTCAAATCTTTGTTAGATAATATTTGAAAATTTCACAAATGATTATTTTTTATGATGAAATTTTGTCATCAGATAGTATCAACTTCAATTCGCATGTTAACAAGTCCTCGATAAAGATATGGTCAAATCCGAGCTCTTTCGGTGTAACATAAGTACCGTGAAAGTCCCATCTCGGACCTCCATAAATATGAACACGATCGGTGATATCGATACAAAGATTACATTTAGTCTCATGATTAGCACCATCAGTGTCTAAAACATTCGCAAACCCCAGGCAATGATAATATGTATCGATCCCTGGTTTCCTAGTAGTATCACGAAGTATCATACGGAACTTATTCCCACATGAATTTCTGTATGATAGAACACGGCTTCCGTCATAACAGTGTTCAACATTTGACGTATAATGATTAATCCCAGATTTGACATAGCCAATAGCAGTACATAATAACATGTTTATAACCTTAGCGCCTGCTACTAGGCGACATAAACAACTTGTACATTTATCCCTTGAATGATCCATCTCGCTGAGATTACGTCTATAGGTGTTGAGTAGTGTAGAAAACATACTTAACTTTTATTTTTCATGCTCATATTTAAATCTCAATAGTAGAATCAAAATTACCTTCTATAAATTGATGTGCGACAATAAGAACTAGCTTGGATAGTTCGGTATTTGTTTTAATACCTTTCAGTACTATATTACATGTCGCTTCATCTAAACTCGAAATAGATTCATCTAACATCATAATAGGAGAATTAGATACTCTAGACATAGCCATCGTAATCGCCAACTGAAGACGATCATATTCTCCACCTGAGAGGGAGTTGACATCTACTTCCTCACTTCCATGATACACAATAACTGTAACCTGATGTTTCACGCATGACTTAGAATCGGTTTTGAAAGAAGATATAGCAGCTTTCATAGATACGGAGGGAAAAAACACTGTCATGTATTCATCTATATATACGTTCAGTGTTCTAATATAATTACTCATTGTAATCGATTCGGCCTTTGTGATTATTTTACCGAGTCTAATCAAACATTTGTATTCCCTTCCAGCAATATCTAACTTTTCTTTAGCTTCCTCGAATTTTGTGTGTACATTATCATAAAAAGTCTTCCTAGTGATATATTCAAGATAGGATCCAGCTTCAGACTTCTCTAGTTGTAAAACAATTCTTTCTGACTCGTTCCTAGTGATATCTTTTTCAATTGAATCGATTTTAAGTTCGCATCCTGATAACACATCTCCGGTACTATCCGATACGATCCTTGATTGTGATTGTGTTAGTCTTTTATGTAAATTACCGAGTTCCTTATCGTATTTTTTAACCCTCTCTGTGTAGTACCTTGCCTCCTCTAGCATTTTCTCTGCCTCGCATAATTCTAGCGTTGGGTCATTCATAGTACGTTCTATATGATCTAGTTTTTTCTTCATCTTTTCAAGTGTGGGATTTATGACATTACATCTAGCAAGTTTTGCTTCTAGACTTGTCAAATGTTCGCTATAATTCGAATATTCCTCGTCATTTTTCACTAAATCTTTGTATATAGCTTCGTACTCCTCTGGAGATTTTGAACATTCAAAATAAAGTTTGTTTATGTCCCGGATAGTTCCTTTCAATTTATTCACTTTAGAATTGACAATAGTAATCTTCTTATCATATATCCCCATTTGCAAATTATCGTCTAATTTATACTCGCCCTTAATGAGATCGCCTTCATTCGTAAGAACAATTGTTGTTTTACACTCAGGGCATTTCTTTGACTCTCTTAGACAAAGATACCGAGTCTTTTTCTTGTTAAGATTTGCGATCTGTTCATCCAACGGATTTATACATTTTGATAAACTTTTAGAATATAAATCTGACAAAGTGTTCTGAATACACCATTCGTGCCATATTTTCGACTTCTGAGCATTTTTACATGCTTCAGTAATTTCCGTACGACTAATAGGCGTCAATTGAGAAAGTTTACTTTTAGTATCTAAAATATTAGATTCAATTTCCTGTATCTTCGACTTTCTAATACAGTCATCCTCCTCTTTCATTTCGTCGTAGGATTTAGTCTGCGTACGAAAAAGGTCCGCCTTCTTATGATTCTTGACCTCCTCTTGTAAAAACTCGACAGTATGTACCATTTCTTTATCTGGTCTATCTCCAAGGGATTGTATCTCACTTTTGATCTCTGTGATTGATGACTCGAACAATAGATTGTTTTTGATGTTATTTTTATGAATTTGATACTTATCTCTTTCTACACGTAATAAATCTGTTAAATGGCGAAGGCGTGTATCTCTGTTCGATATCTTGATAGTCAATGATTGTATTAACTGTTTCAAATATCTCTCTTTCTTACCAGTTAATTTAGTGTTAATAACTTCTTCAGGTTTTTCAATACCTTCTAGGACACTATGGAGCTGCTCGATGGATACAGAATGATCTCTCATAGTCGCCTTTGCTTCTCGTAAAGAGTCGTCGCAATTCTCCTTTACATTGTTTAATTCTGTAAGACAATTCCTTCGTATCACAAGTGTTTTATCCTTGGGGGTTAAATTAAGGAATGATTTGCTTGACTTCTGTTTGATAAATGATGTCATTGTGAAATCCTTCCCAAATTTTTTATCTATTTCACACTGTGCATCAGCATCTTCTAGAGTGATATCATCTACAGTAACCTGTAATCTATTGGGCCCCTTAGTCCTAGTAATTTCCATTCCACTAAAATTTAGATAGACAGAACACGATTTCGAGCCCCTACGGATGATCTTTTTACCCTTTCCAGTAATTGCAAACTCTATCGCTTGAAGTACACTAGTTTTACCTCTACCTGACTCACCTGAAATAAGGATAATACCATTATCAAACTCGAGTTTTATATTTTTTTCTTTCCACGATTTGAAGTTTACAATTTGCAAGGAAAACATACCGAATTAACCCTTTTTTTATTATAATAATTGCGATAAATCGTTATTATATTTTTTTATTTTCAATCTTAAAGACTAGTACTCTAGAGAAAAAAACACAATGGCTAGTTTTGTCATCCGTCGTATGTCTTCAGAGGATACCACTTTGATTGTTCCGCTTTCAGATACCGAAGATAAGAATAACCTTATGCAACAAATAATAGATAATGCTACTTCGAATGGACACCTTAGTAATGTTAAGAGGAGTAGAGCTGGATTTGTTTTTCAGTCCAGGGATAACGGCGTCAATAACCTCAGGTTTATGATGTCTGTTCTTAAGAAATTTGATTCATTCATGAACAGAAATAATAGTAAAATACCTTCTAAATCGAAACCTTCTCCTTCTCCTCCTCCACCTTCCCGTTCTCGTTCTCGTCCAGTAACCAATGCGCGATCTCGCGTGGAAGCTACTCCTCCGCCTACGCCTAATCGTAGAAGTGCCACCCGATATAATATGTCTGATGTAAATAGAAAACCCGTAAATACTAAGGATCGTGTAATTGAGGATAAAGAACGTCGTCATACCAGAACAAATACCCCACAGTATCGCGAGCGACGCAAAGAGAAAAAGAAGGAAGTATATAGATCTCGCGATGATAGAGAGAGGTTCGATGTAGAATCCAATGGTGATAGTTATCGTGAAAAATACCTGGATGATATCGCTGAGGGTGTCTTTGATGATGTTTTCGACAATGAGGAAGAGGAAGAGGAAGAGGAATCAGAAGAGGAAGAGGAAGAGGAGGAAGTCTATAGTGATGTATCCCATGTTTCTCGTGGAAGGAAGACCAGTAAACCAGTTGGAGATCGCTCCCGGAGGAAATCTCGTAAAATCCCTAAAGGTAAAAGATATACGTCTAATTCTTCTGGACGTTCTGAAATTGATATTAGAGCATGTGTAGGAGATGAATGCGAAACCCCCCGTTCCAAGAAAAGCGGCAAGTCATATGTAAATAAAACCGAAAGAAGATACCGAGATAATAGAGGTGCTTCTAAACATAGCAGAGATAATAACCGTAATGTTAAAGAACGTCGTGAATCAAGTAAAAAAACTATTCCCTCACTGCGAGATTATGATGAATATAATGAAGACAATGAGTATAGCGAAAAATACAATACGGGAAGTCCTGAACAATACAGAAACACAAAAAAACGTACAGAAAGACGAGACAGGCGAGAGAGTAGAACGGAACAAAATTCAAGGAAGAAGAAATCAACGAAACATAGTAAAGGAAAAAGGCACAACAATACTCGTCATCGGGAGTATGATTATTAATTATATCACAATATATAGCGATAGAATATATGTATTTTATTTTATAAACTTAAAAACTAAACGAGTTTGTAAAAAAAAAACAGTGATGGAAGAACTCCGTCGTGAACGTCGAAAATATGGACTTCTAAACAAGAAGTTTCCTAAAGGTAAACAGAAAGAGTTGAATGAACTTACTAAAAATACCGAAAGTAAATGCGAAAGTAAAGAGAGAGCCATAGTTACAACATTCGATCATTTTGCATCGCCTGTATTTGAACGCCAAATGAAAAATATGAATACTGAAGAAAAGGAAATGTTTGAAAAGATGGGTATTAACATATACAATAGTGTCGATTATGAGAAAAGTAAGATATATAATCCTGTGGATGATATCTCAGGTGATGTAATCGAATCAATTGCAGGTATTAAGTCAGCCTTAAGTAGTGGTCTGCACCCCTCAAGGTTAACATCAGAAGAAATTAATGTATTAATTAAATGTTTGGGTCATACATGGTACAAAACTTTTGGCTTCGAGCTAAGTGATTTGGAACCGTTATAGATATATACAAAAAAAAATCACATCTAGTATCAAAAATAAGTATAGAACTGGTTTTCGGTTCATTTGGCGATAGTGTACTATAAAAGATTTTTGGTCTTGATAACCTTTTAGGCTAATTAATTCGATTGATACATTCTTTTCGAGTCAACATAATCATATACAAAATATTATTTATGACAGAAGCCATAAATAATTAGAGAATTGAATTGTTATTCCTTCGCTACATGCATTATTCCATGAATTTTATTAGTGTTTGTTTTTTTGTTATGTGTTTATTTCTACGGGGTCTGGACAGCCGTTTCATGATTCGTCCTTCTGACTCTCTGTACATCTTTTTGTCGTATAATTTATCGTTTATTTTAAAATAATCAGGTAAGCTATTGAAAGTGAGACCTAGAGCAGCTAATAACTCTGTAATGTGTATAAATGATGATATACCCGTGTGAATAATCAAATTATGCGCTACTCCAACAGCCCTATTTTTCACTTTGATGTTAAAACTTAAAAATTCCTCCATCTGTAGGTCGACAATAAATGTTGTTATATTTTTAATGACTTCTACACTGTAAAAGAACTTCTCCTGACTTACGTAAGACATTCTTTCGAATGTTTGTAGTTTAGTATAATCAAAATTGATCATTCCGTTAAGCATCCAGCGAAAAACTTCTTCGTCTGTTTTGCCTATAAATGATTCGACGATTCCGGCGACATCTTTATATAGATATCGAGCGACGTATGACGATATTTCAGTATTTAATCCTTGGTTAGACATAATCCTTATTAAAATTATTATAGTTGGTCTAGAATTATAAGTGTGTTTGTTCAATGAAAAATACATATACGATATTATTTTTTTAACGTATCTTAATAATGAAATTGTGTTGTTGTGTGTTGAATAAATATTATATTTGTCGTTTTAAAACATTCAGTAAAGTTAAGTAAATGACAGAAACGACTGTTGTCAAGGTACCACTCAATCGCCCACAAGAAAATGTTATACAGAATTTTCCGAATCAACCCCAACTGTATTTAGAGTTTCTTGAAAATACCGAGAAGGTAATCCCGCACTTAAGGAGCGTCCCTTATGAACCAACATCATTTAATAACTATGTTATTTCTAATGAAAGAAAATCGAGAGAACCTTTAAATGATAGGCAGTCAAATAATATATTCAATCGCCGTATACATAACGATTTCGATCAAGAATATAGTGACGAAGAGGATGATGATGAAGAATCTGAGAATGGTCATGAAGAAGATAGCGACAACGACAGCGACGGGGATTTGGTAAGTGAAGACGGTAGCAATCAGGATATAGCTGATAAATTGAGGACATTACAGGAATCTGATGATGAGAATACAGGCGAAATGAGCGACGATGAGGAAGGAATCGATAGAGGTGAAATGAGCGACGATGATGGTAATTCTATCATGTCATTCGGTGAGAAACAGCAGCATACTAAACGTCGAAATCATCAGATGCCTCCCACATACGATGAACTTAACAGTAGGAGTAATAATAATGGCGTTGAAGATGTATCGTACTCAGGAAAGAAGGCATTATCGGAAAATGATAGAAAGAGAGAGATGTTGTTCAAATTTGAGATGATGAGGAAGATGTATAAGAATGACGGAATACCACGATTCAGTATGCATTCTTCTGTAGATGAGATGGAAGCTGAATATGATCACTGGATGCGCACGCTTACTATTGATTCAAATATTAATAGTTATAAGACATACCTTATCACCGGTTTCGGATTAATGGAACAGATTCTAACTCGTGTGTTTAACTTTGATGCTAATGGATATACAAAGCAACAGATAATCGTTATGGATCAATATGAGCGACTTCTCATTGAGATTGGACGTGATAATTACACCCCAGAGTCTAAGAAGTTCTCCGCGTATGTTAGATTACTAGGTTTGATTGCATTCAATACTGCTACATTTGTTGTAACTAAAATGATTTTTCAAAATACCGGTACTAACATTCTCAGTATGTCAAATTCTGCAGCGAGAACGGTTAATTCTAATTTGGACACAAGTAATTTAGGAGGGACAAGCGGTCCCAGACCTGTAACAAAGACAATGAACGGCCCCACCATAAACCTAGATGATATCTAATTTACATAAGAATTACTAATAGAACTATATGAAAGTATACTATGACGAATGATTAGACAATATAAAAATTTTTATTTCTTTATATTGATATGCATATATAGTATGAGATGAATAATGGATAATTAAGAGTTCTTCATATTAAATCTTGGCACCTACTCCAGGTACTCCTCCTTTCAGGGCAGCAAATGATGATCCAGTTGTCTCGCTCAATGTCCATGCGTGGGTTACCGATGCATAATTCGTACTTGTCGAGATAGAGCCCGGAAGTGCTGAAATCTCAGAGACCTGCGTAGAGTTGAGTGCCGTACCATTGCAGATAAAGAGCTCTTCAATTCGACCCTGCCAGAAACCGCTACCTACCTGTTGATTAAAAGAGGCTAAATCCTGGTTGCTAATAACACTTCGTCCGAAATGTAGGTCCTGTAAATTACTGAGGATATCTGTATTCCATTCTGAACCCACTGAATAAGCAGTGAGATGAGCTGTACCATTAATATAAAATGTTATATCACCCGAGACTGATGATACTACAACCCAGTCTCCCGGGTTTATTGTCGGTATGGTCACTGAAGGAGGTGTGTAGTTAAAGAAACTCGGCGAACTGTTATTACCAAAGAAGATATATTCATTTGTATCATTAAAAGCTTTCCACCCTAGATAATTACCACCATCCCTGCAGAACATCGGACGCCCGAGAAAGTCCCCGAGGATTGTGTCAACGGCTTTGAACCCATACGACCAGTTCTGGTTGCTGGACATGAAACCATTCAAACTCACATCGTTTCCAACATCAATGTAATGCTGTGCGGTTATCCATGTTAAATCATCATCGACCGGATATTTTATTCCTGCTATTGTCACCTGTTCGGAATCCGACGCAGTGAGTTCATAAGCAATGGAAGAGAGTGAATCCGCTAAATCAAGTCCATTCACCACATTTACCGGTTCCACATTTGACTTAAACATGTACCAATATGAACTATCTGTATGTTGCATAAGGTAGGCATGTGAATACGTATCACTAGGTATAGGATAGAAGTGGTAATATACCTGACTGGGCTCTGTATTTGTAAATACATAGGACGAATCAATTCCCCCTGTCAATCCCTCAATTTTAGCGAAGTTTATCGAAGTAAAATTGAAAGCATTTGAGCGTAAGGCCGTGTATATTTCTTCAGAATTCGTGAACTCTGCAATACCATTAGGTTCTTGTACCTCCCATGTAAGTGTATATGTATAGGATCCAGCAGGATTCTCGGACTTTATATCTACTGTCCCTGTAGAAATAGTATCGGGTGTTCCGATCAAATATGAATAATTAATACTATTAACATCAGTGTCAAGAGTCATCCCATTAGGGAGACTCCCTGACACGATCGATAAGGTAATTGTTTTCCTGTCCCATCCAGTCCCTGTAGTGAATGGTTGAACGGATAACAGTCTGATTTAAGTCTAGAACAGTAGCATTAGGCCAGACAGCAACAGGTGGTTCAACTAGACTGTCGACAAGGAAAGTCTGAACCGGTCCCCCCCCCCTCTCCTCCAGCATTGGCGTCTACGTAAGCCTTAGTGGCCCCATCCTGTGCGCCAATGGGATCAGTAAGATTCGTAATGGAATTCGAGGCCATATCGAGATCAGCATTAGCCGTGGCTACGAACCCAATATTGGCATCCACATAGTCCTTATTAACCGCGTCCTTCCCTAATGTGGGAGCGGCAACGTCTGTTATTTTAAAGTTCTTCATATCTAGATCGGATGCAACGGATGACAAATCTCCCCCACTTCCGCATATAATAGGCGGCCTAGAAGAAACATTAGAATTTGCACGAATTCTAAAACCTGACATTATGACTGCTTTTTTTATTGACAGATATTTTTTTATATAATAATCGATGTTATGAGTTCTTGTATAAGTTCATTTATATATTAATTGGTATTGTGTTTGTTTGTGTCTCATTTACGATACTTTATTACCTGTCGGGATACATCCGGTCCTGTCTCATTAAATGCGACATACTAATTTACCTATATCAATATATATTTCTCGACAAGATCTCTCAGGATTTCACTACTGGGTGTATCTTCACTATTAATCTTCTCTATGAATATGTCGATTAATTCGGAAGTATTGTCTTCGTGCGTTTTCTCACGTGCGCTAATTACATCCATAATAGTATCCTTTATCGTGGGACATGAGCGAATTATCGTAGTTTTTCGCTTGATGATATATTCAAGAACCTCAATATTTGTCTGATACATAAACGCAATAAACATATCGTTATCTGATATTACACATTTCAAAGACTTATTATCATAATTGGAGCATTCATAATTCGCCCACAAATGCTTAGTACAAAGTGAATCTTTACACGACGTATCTTCTTTACACCAAGCTTCTTGAGCATCCACAAAAGTCTTTAGATCATCTAAAGTACAGTCCCTAATAAGAATGGATAATGGAGTCCTATAACTCCTGTTCTTTGTTTCTAGATAATATCTACCGTTAGCAATAACGCGACTAAAAAGTTCTGGATATTCATTACGATTTAGAACCGCTTGGTGAATAATATCATCGCCCATAATATCTACCGGGACATTTTCAACGGGATATGAAACACCGTATTCGGTAAGATAATTAATGAGACCGATGTTTCCCACCCTAATAGCCTGAACAAGGAGGTTCTCTTGATTTGTACTATCTAACATGTCATACATATCATAGTTCCGAATAGTATATATGATATTATCTAACATTTCTCCGGAAGTTATATTGAGCATTCTGTGCAGTATATTATTATATAAAGGTCCATCGTGTAAATTAATACCTATAACGTCTTTTCTTGTTCTATTACATCTCAATAATAAGTTAATACATTTATTAGATAAATATCTTAATGCGAATACAAGTGGATGTAAGTTGTCGTGGTCAGTGTAATTCACATCTACACCTATATTTATCAGATATTTTAGACATTTTTCTGAATCATAAAATATTACATATGATAACATAGTAGCGTCCCGTAGGAACGTAGAGAATGGAATATTACTACTCGCTTTATCAGAGAAGCTGTTCATATCATTAATTGATATTTTATAAAATTCGATGAAAAACTTTAGGTACTTGGGAAAATCATTTGTTATTGCATACATAATCATCGACGTCCTCATATCATGTCTGTCGCCGAATTTTATTGTATACGCTTCTATGAGATCGAATTCATCATTTATTATTAGGTTCTGGAGTTGTTTTCCAGAAGGGACTCTATCTACGCGTCCGGAACGTTTATTATTAACAAAATCGAATGTGTCTTTAGATAGTAGGGTTGATTCTGTAAATCTTTCACAATCATTGATGTCAATAAATTCTGTTATACGGAGGATTAATTCTTCCGGGAGTGTATCCATGGTTTTTATACTATTATGACCATTATCTTAATAGTATATTACGTAATTACTTTATTTATACTGTAATAGGATCTACATATGTTTTATCGTATCGCATATTGGAAAAGTTCCAATACGCTGGAGAGCCGAATTTCCAACCTTTGGGTACTAGGTCTGCTTTATAATAGAATACACAATCTTCTAGATTATTACTCTGAGTTGTATTGTCAATAACGAGAGCTGTATAATCGCCAGTTATAGTATCCATCAGTTCGCAGAATGTATCGAAATCGCTAATACAATTTGCGTAATTTCTCCAAAGTTTCTTTCGGTTCTCATTGTTGGTCTCTTTGAGGAGGAACGTATAATCAACATTATTCCTAATTACAGGCTTAATATCCATACAATATTGAAGAGAGAGAATATACCATAGTTTCCAATGTCTTCCATTTTTGAAGATGGCATGATAGATCGGTTTATTTAATTCATTAGGATTGTCTGTACAATCGTCTTGAATTATCACAGAGTATGGGTTTGTCAAATGTTTCGATGCTGCTTTCTGTCGTTTCACCGCTTCTGTTAAAGCCTCAAGATCGTTTCCATTATGGATGAAAAGTTTCGGAAAATTTTTAGAATAATCGTGGTTACTATCCTCTGTACCAGAGAAAACGACACCGACAGGAAAAAGATGCTTTTTGGCATATAATAGACCCTTGATCAGGGAACTTTTGCCCATACCTGGCTTTCCGATGACTACAATCTTCCTCCCGCATCTAGATTCGGGGTTATTTACCTGTCGTGTCGTAGGTTGCATCTCTCCAACATTGAACTCACGGATACGGAATACTCTTTTTCTGGGGGGCATTGTTTTTTGAATGTGATATGTTATTTTATATAGTATTTGATAATATATGAATATAAAATCAATAAAAAAGTTTACATCGTATCTAATAAAAATGGACAAACCTCTCTTCGAAGTGCATGCGTTGAGTTGTACAAACGATGATAAGTTGGATACGGGTGCCGTAACCAAGATGATAGCATCGGTGATAAACGCACAGCGCGAGCAGGGAATTAGAATAGTGAAGCCAAGAAATTCTAAGGTTTCATTAGATCATAAAACAATTAATAGTAGATGTAAAATTGCACCAGGCCAATATGCTTTTATTTATCTTTCTAGATCATGTATTTCTCAGAAGTGTGGATCAAATGATGATTCAGTATGTGATATTTTCGACCCGAAATGTAAAGATAAGAAAGGGTTGATTCTACGTCTTATAGTAGAACTAACTAGACACCTAGATCCGCGCGTACCAAGCTCTATCTGTTTTGACACCGATAAATCAATTTCAAAAATCATAGATAATATACTCGGAAAATTAGAGGGATATACTCGGATCAAAAATGACGACAATAGATTTTATATTATTAGTGTTCATAGAGACGCAATTACATCCCTTGATGATGGTATAGAAGAGAAAGGGAGAGAGAAAGGGAGAGAGAGAAGAGAAAGGGAGAGAAAATGGGAAATGAAAGGGAAAGGGAAAGGGAAAGGGAAAGGGAAAGGGAAAGGGAAAAGGAAAAGGAAAAGGGAACCTTGGATATCGAATTATATAGATGAAAGGTTCTCTATAGAGAGAATTAAAGGAGACGGAGACTGTTATTTCAGTTCTATCGTAAAAGCCCTCGCAACAGTAGGTATAAAGAAGTCAGTGGCTGAACTTCGTGCGCTTGTTGCATCTAAAGTAGATTATGAACTTTTTCTTGAATGGGTTGACAGGTACGTAAACGGGAAATATTATTATGAAGAAGAAAAGAAGAAGAATAAAGGATATGAATATAGTCCCGCTGCTGAAAATTATAATTCGATCAAATTTATGGAAGGAGTAAATTCATTAGACGATCTCAAGACTGTAATACTAAGCAACAAGTATTGGGCAGATGAATGGTCGATTAATATAATCGAGGAAAGTTTTAAGATAAAGACATTGATATTTCTCAAGAATCAGTATAGACCCGGCGATACTCATGAGAATAGCGCATTAATAGCATGTGGGAATAATGTAACGGATACAGAGTACTATATAATGGTATCATATAATACTGTTCACTACGATTTAATAACATACAATGAACAGAAAATATTTAAATGGGATAAAATCCCTGATACCGTCAAAAATCTATTATGCACTGCGTGTTCAGAATCTGGTTTTCGTAATGATGTAAATTTTAATAGTTATTGCACAGAGGAAGAAGAAGAGGAAGAAGAAGAGGAAGAAGAAGAGGAAGAAGAAGAGGAAGAAGAAGAGGAAGAAGAGGAGGAAGAAGAGGAAGAGGAACCTCTAGTGATGCCAATAGTACATGAAGTGATTGCAGATAGGATAATAAAAGGTGTCGTATCAGATCATAAATCAGATGAAAATGTAGATAGTATGTTCAGTTTTTTTGCCTCATATCCATCATTGGACGATAAACATTTTTATGAGAAGATGCTAGAGAAGACTGAGATTGATTCTTTACGTGTACCACTTTACGAACCCATTCCTAATACTATCAATGGTATTAGACAACCACTAATACATCAGAAATTAATCGAGAGACTCGGGAGTGCTAACTCATCGAGAGACTCACAGCTAGTATTTCACGGTGTTGGGAGTGGGAAAACTATGACAGCTATTAACTACGTAGAGAAGATCATAAATGATCCTAATTCATCTTATACGGCCCCAGCATTAGTCCTTATACCCCCTGCGTTAAAGAAAACTTTTATTAGGGAATTACAGAAGAGTTTTCCTAAATATAAGTCTACAACTGATGAGAGAGAAGCAGAAGCCGAAGCAGAGAGACACGGAGGTATACGGATCAATAAACGTATAACATCTATGTATCATATATCCTCTCATGAATCATTCCTTAAAGAGTTAAAAGAAGACTCTTTTGATAGTACTGTTGAAAAGTTTTCTAACAGTGTTGTGATTATTGACGAGGTACATAAGCTACGACCCAATGGAACTTCTATTAGTATCGAGAAAGGTGTTGAAGTTAAGGATGAAGCTAAATTGAGGGAAGAAATTGATTCTGAATCAAAATCTAAATCTAACCCAGGAGTATCAAAGAAAACAGTTATTACAAAACTATCAAATGAAGTAATTTATGGAAAAATCCACGATTTTATGATGGCTATTAAGAACACTAAGAAGTTGTTAATGAGTGCTACTCCAATGCAAGATAGTCCACATGAGATTGTATATGCTCTAAACCTACTCCTACCGAATGACAGACAGCTCATGGAAGGAGAAAAGATAACAAAAGATAGATTCTTGTCGAAATTTACAAAGGATGGAAAAGTTTTAGACACATTAGGGAACATATTCTTGGAGTATACTTCTTATCTTTCTGTTCCTCAAAATAATCGCGTATTACGTCGTTATAATGGTGTAGAATGTGATAAATCTCTTACTTTGGAAATTACTGAAATGAATCCTCTTCAAAGGATGGCTTATGATCAATTCACGAAAAAAAATTCGATGCTGTATACGAAAGAGAAACAGATATCTAACTTTGTTTTCCCTATGAGCAATGGTGAGCCTGGATTCGGTAATAGTGGAAGAAACGCATGGTTGATAAACGATAGTGGAAAAACACTTGAGACAGAACTAAAAGATATGAGTACCAGGACACTCAAGAATATTAAAAGGAGGTATCATAAGAAAACCGGAGAACATCTGTCCGATAATATCAAACGCCGCGATGCTTATGTCAAGTTACTTAAGGTAGAACACAAAAAAATGAATGAAAATGCAATAGAAAGGCGGGCTGACAAGGATCTAGCCCCAATAGATATAATCGGCGACTTTAAATTTCCCCCCCATTTATCGAGTATTAAAGATATGAAGACTTATGACGCGAAGATAGAGTACATTAGTAAAAATTTCTCTTCTAAATATGCGAGTGCCATCGACAGTATTATTAAAGGTAGGGATGGCTGTGTATTCGTCTATTTTGATATAGTAAATGGCAGTGGTGCAATAATGTTTGCTATGCTTTTAGAGGAACTCGGATATAGACGGTTTAGTACATGGGAGGGAGATGACCGTAGTCCGAGATATGATATACTTACGTCTGAAACTACATCTGCTGATAAAATGGATATGATTATCAGTAATTTCAATAATCCTGCCAATTCAAATGGAGGAAACATAAAGGTCATCATAGGAAGTAGAGTAGCTGGTACGGGTTTCTCACTTTTTCATTGTACTCAAGTACATATTATGAATGGCTTTTGGAACTTTGCCTCTACTGAGCAAGCGATAGGAAGAGTTTTCCGTTTGGATTCACATAATGAGCTACTAAAACATCTCAATGATTCGCAGAGTCTAACTGTCGACATATTTCTCCATGTTAGTGTTTTAAATAAAAATGCTTTTTTGGAGTATATCAAGCGACTAAATGGTGAAGATTTTAAACTATCAGAGACAGAAGCAAGGGATAACGGTGTAGATCTATTGATGTATTCTTTAGCATACCTAAAAGATAAGAAGATCAAAATGATCGAAAGAAGTATCAAAGTCAATTCTCTCGACTGTTCATTAACAACAAATAGGAATAGGAATATCAATGCAATACCTAACAGCAGAGAGTGTGATTATAGCACATGCAATTACGTATGTAAAAAGTCGAGAAGAGACGTTGTACCCAACGATAGCACTTCGTATAATATACACTACTATATGGACGATATACGAATAATCAGCGCCGCGATCATTGATATATTCCAACAGTACTTTTCATTACACCTTTCCGATTTATTAAGATTAGTGTATCAACGTACTACTAGTACTGTCAATATGTTTACGCTATTAAGGGCTCTAGATGTCATAATTTCAACTGAAAGGATTATTACTAATTCCTATGGTTCTTCATGTATTCTTCGCGAGCAGAATGATGTTTACTTCTTGGTGAACTCTCATGAGCCTGTTCAAACGATTTACCGTACTTATTATGAAAGGAACATCCTCATGAACAAACCAGTATCTGTTCTTGATATCACAATACACTCTAAGAGAGATGAAATTAAAAATATTGTGGAAAGGTTAAAGCAGGGACAAATAAGTGTCAAAGAAATACAGGATGTACTCTGTTCTATCCCTAAAGTCATCAAGCAGGTTATATTAGAGGAAATATATACAGGAATCGCTGAGAAATTACAACGTAATGCTCTAGATGATAATATCTACTCAATCGTCGAGGCGATTACCGGTATAACGAAGGAACAACTTATTGAATCTAAGCATTATCTGGTATCAGATTTATGGAAAAGTACATTTACGGCAGAGGAAAGACTTTATAACATCGATAATGATAGGTGGATGGACATGGACAGCTTCCATAGATCCATGTTTAGTCGCAATTCAAAACAAAACATATATCTAGAACTCAAAGTTGATGGAAAACAGTTAAAGTATATTACTCAGGAAAATAACAATGGTATTGATATCGAGTTTATAAACATAATTCCACTGTTGCGGATGGGAATGGGATTAGTTAATATGAAGGTTGAATTCATGGAAGACCTCCTTAAGCGAGAAGACCTTAAGCAAGAAGATGCAGTTCCACCTCTCGAACTTTCGAAAGAGAATGAGGGTATTATAAACATGTTGTTGAAAGGTCAACCCCTAACTGAAAAATATAAAATCACAGATGCAGTCACCAAGAGAATAAGGGCATATCTAGAGGTGGATACAATTAATGATAAGATACTGGATACACTTACTAAAGAGAGTAAGGTTAAATTGCTGTTATTGGCAGGGGTAAGACTCGCTGGGAAAAAGGGCACTGGTAGTATTGTAGCTAAAAATAATAGATTTATAGTTGCTTATCTTAAATCCAAATGACACGCATAATAAATGCATGATATATACTAACTAAGCTAAAAAAGAGTCCGTTAACTCATTAATTAATGGTTGACGGACTCTTTTTTTGCTTTATTATGACGATGTTAAGTACATGTATACTCCATATTAAAATCGGTGTTTTGTCTAGCGGTTACATTTCCATTACAAAATGGAACACGTGCCAACGAAAGCATCCACTTATTTTTATTTCCTAAGAGGATGGGTACTTGTCTAATAATAGTTACATCTTTATCCAAGCGGGGGGTCTCGTCGTTTGGGGCTTCTATAGAACAATTGTACATAATATCATATGCCTGGGTATTGCTTGATGTAGGTCGCAACATTGTAAGGAAATTACCTTTAGGACACACTAAACTTGTTTTAGTTTCTCCTGTCCATCCATCCCCTGATAAGACTTGCCCGCGGGGTTGAGCATAACTACTCCCCCCCTCGAAATTTTCTGATTTCTTTAGAGAGACTATAGAAAATATAATCAATGCGACGAAAAGTATCAAGATTATCCCCTTTTTGAGATTATGCATTTTATTTACAAAATATAATTATTAAAACTATATTTTTTTAGCATCAATGATTATAAAATAAATTTACTTAGAACAAGTCAGCTGGCGGATCAGAAACAAGATACTCGATAAAAGTGTGATTCTCCTCAAGACCTACACGTTCGCGTTCCTTTCTATATTTGTCAAGATACTTCTTCATGAGTTCTGGATCTTGAGCGTCAATGTCCTTTAGGGCAGCATCAACTTCTTCAAAATTCTTCTTAATCTTGTCTGTCTTCTTTTTAGTCTCAACCAATGTGTACAAATACGTAGCACGCTTGACTCTAGCAGCGATATAGTCATCGAGTTCCTTCTCGTTGGTTTCTTCCGGAGTCATCTTAGACTTCTTCTCAGCAAGCTCCTCGTCGTTCATAGGACGCGTAGACTTTGTCTTCTTGTCTAAAACCATATTGGTATCATCTAAAAGCTGCATCTCGCGTTGTTTAATATCTTTCATTACGCGGCGATCCCTTTCACGAGATTCAGCTACAGAATTGGAGATAGACTTGATAGCCGAGTCTCTGATATCAATATCTTCAGTCTCTTCACAATAATCGACGCTGAGAGTGAATGGAAGAGGAGCTCCAACAAGACCGTGAAATAGCTCATGATGAGAATCAACTTCCCTAATTATAGTCTCTGCGCGCTGATTCATGGAATCTAAATTGTGAAAAGTCCCTCTACATTTGAAAAATCCATAGATACCGTTGTTATCTGGCTTAGCGCCTACAGAAGGGACAAAACTATGAAGACAGTACTTCTGGTTTTCAAATTTAGGGTCAGTTACAAAACGTTCAACCTTTGGCCACTTCTTCACGAAGCCGGTCTTATTGAGAGTATCAAAAGCGTCTTGCATATGCTCCTCTGGGATAACAATCTTCTCCTGCTTTACTTTATAACCACTATTAGACGAAGAGTCAGATGGTATAGGCATAATTTTCTTACCGGATGCTAGAAGCTCAAGGGAAGAAGGCATAGTTGGTATTTTGTTTAGTATCACGATTCTTTATAACATAATTATCATAAGGTAATAACTAAATCAATATAAACATGTTGACATATTTTTTTAAACAGCGGATGTGTGATGCAAACTACGAAGGATATATTTGCATTAGATCAGAAAGTTCGAAAATTAATTGAGAAAAAAACAAAGGAGTGTAATATAACTCAGAAAAAAATAGATACATTGGTGAAAAGACACAACTTATTATGTAATTCGAAGCCATCGCGTCCTTTACGTTCTGGGAATACTATATTAACATCAGAAATCGCCACAGAACTCAAAGATATTGATAAAAGCATTTCGGAATTAAGAGATAAAGTGGTTAGGAATGAGGATATCCTATTTTACGAACAAGAGACAACATCGATCCTAGATGAATATAAGGACCTATTAAAAATACGAGAACCTGTATCATTCTTCAATATACCTCGTAGTATTAAAAGTATAGAGAACAACAAAAGACGACTCGAATTGGTGAGTAAGTTTATATCTATAGTAAAAAGATATACTGACGAAGAGTTAGATTATACTGAACATGAACTACTCCATACGGTAGATAAATACGATTCGTGTGCAAATTGTGGAAGTGCAGATCTAGATGATGCGGATGACTATATGATAATATGCAGAGACTGCGGTGCTCAATACGAAGCAACACCTCTTACGGCTACATATAGGGACACGCAGCGCCTCAATACGACAGCAACATATGAATATGACAGGAAATCTCATTTCAAAGAAGTCATGGCACAATACCAAGGGAAACAGAATGCATCAGTGGATGATTCTATTTACGAAAATCTCAAAGAACTACTAGAAATGTATGGTCTTGTTGATAAAGACGCTACATCAAAGGAACAGAAGTATCGTAAAGTGTCTAGAACCCATATAAAGGCGTTCCTGAAGGATATGAGAGTAAAGAAACACTACGATGATCACATATATATACATAGTTCAATTACAGGTCAAAGAGCACCTGATTTATCCAAATGGGAACAAGACATTCAGGATGATCATCGAAAAATGCTAGAAGTATATAAGAAACTTCCTGATAATATTGTTGGGACGAGAAAGAACTTTCTCAATTCTAGATATGTATTACAGCAGTTGCTCCTGAAAAGGAACATTTCATTTAATAAGGATGATTTTGTATTTCTAAAGAGTATAGATAGAATGATTGATCATAACAGAGTATGTGAAGCGATATTCAAAGAACTTGAATGGAAATTTACTAATATATTGTAAATTATACGTTGATTTTGTAAAGATATTATATCACAAATGTAATATCTTTGAATTTAATAGCCGATTAGTATTTAGTTTACTTGCTCACAAACTGACTAGAACCATAGTAGCTAGCAGAACTGAAATTCTGGGCCTGATTCTTACGCTGCATAAATTTTGCCACGTTGTTGAGATCAGATTCGGCAGCTACGGAATAGCCGGCAGAAGCAGGAGGAGCCTTGGTCTTGAATTCACCATTAAGACCGAATGCACGGCCGCGACCGAGGGATGAATTGACGAGAGTATCATAACGACCAAAAGAATCAAGATTCTGGTAGCTTTCTCCAGCAATACCACCAGCGTTCAAGGTGGAAGAGTAGTTAGCTCTCAGATCATTCTCGATATTGATCCTTTCATTGGGATTATCACCAGCGGTAAGTGTTACGATAGTATTTCTGGATACGCGACGACCGTACGCGTCCTGTCCACCTCTGGACGGGTTTATGACCAAATGGGTATTCTGTGAGCGTTCACTTTGAACATTTCCGGCAAGTCCTGTGGATACTTTAGGTAAGGTAATTGAACTATTGAACGATATTGACATGTTCCTTTTATTCTACCGGGCGAAAATAAAAAAATAAAAAAAAAATCATATTTGAACGAATAAACTCTAAATATAAATGGGTATCATATTGTCTGCGATAAGGATTCTTGCGACGTCATATATGACGAAAACTACTGTCAATACTGATTCATGGAGTGAAGAGTTTATGGATATTATAGATGGTAATGAAACTCCTGAAATCATTTCGTATATAGATGACTCTAATTACACTAAGACAAGTATCATCGAGAGTCAATCTTTACATGACATCGATCTCGATACACTAGATGAAACATGCGCGATTGAAATATTACCTGACTAGAATCTTAATATAACATTTAATACGCCAAAATCCCTGTCTTGCCTAGATTCTCCGCGCGATGAACACGTGCAATATTCAAATCGAGATCGTTATCTATCTCAGACAAACGCATGGCATCCATAGCCGTCCTATCATTAGACTTTCCTGTAGGTGCGGCAGATGGCGAATAAGTAGTCGTGAAGTTCCCGTGACTGAACTCAGTATCGACGTTCTTATAGTAATCAGTTAGAGGTTCATTCTTATGTCGTACATAAATATTATCTCTAGCCGACTTACTAAATCTCTCAGACTTAACTTGTCCAGGTGTCTGAACGAATGCAGAAAAACCCTCACCTTGCATAGTGAAACATACGACAGCTACCCCAATTAGTACGACCATACCAATAACACACACAATGTTTTCTCTCGATAATGACATAATGTATTTAGTATAAATAATCAAAAAAAAAAATACGTAATTTTACAGTGTCTTCAAAATTTAGTATCAAGTAATATTAATTCCTAATGGAATCAATATTACATAAACTCATTTTATACATCATAATTCAAAAAAGGAAAACATCAAAATATTATCCGTTTAAAATCCATAAACATCGACGGATTCAAGTCTTGCCGCAGCAACAATGTCTCCAGCTGAATTGATACTAACCGAACTTCCAGAAAGATCACCAGCAGCCTCACCGTCTATGTCATCTCCACGTTTCACTCAGGCAGTAGTATTCCAATCATATACACGAACATGCCCAGAACCTCCACCGTTGACCCCGGTATTACTAGTTGCTCCTATAGCGACTACGTCTCCAGTTGAATTAAGACTCACGGACCTCCCTGCCTTATCGCCAATAGTCTCTCCATTAATCTCAGAACCACGTTGCGTCCATACCCCAGCAATCAGTTCATATACTCGAACAGCGCCTCCGTTGCCGTTGTCGAACGGCGTTTCCATATCGACGATGTTGCCGATATCATTTATACTCACTACCCTATCTGCCCCAACGCCATCGCCTATATTTTCACCCGGCAATAACCATTCTCTAATTTTTTCTCAATATACCTCTTAGTGCTTGAAACACTCGACCAGATTCTTAATGATGTTCTACTCATTTTTTATAAATAATATAAAAAATAACACAAGTGTATATTCACCAAAGAGAAACTATCAAGTCCTACCTCTTTAGAATAAATTTTATCTCCCTTGTTATCTTCTCAATTGTTAACTCAGAGAGCTCAACTGTCTTAGAGAACTCTGATAGGGGAATCCCCCTCTGTGTGATCTCGATATAGTAATATATTACACCACAAGCAACGCTCTGAGGTTTACTTCTATTCAAAATAACAGACTTACCGTCTACTGTCGCGAATAGCAGCTGTACTTCTGAAATTTGTCTGCTATCGGCATTAAAACGGGACATTATACCTGGAATCAATTCCTTTGCCGATATATAACTACATGACATTTTAGTGTTAGCTAGTTGAAGACCTACATGCTTCACTCCTTTTGATATTACCTTGGCTGGAAGGTCAAATTTATCGTTTAATTGGTCCAAACTCAACGGCTTGCCCGCCATTTGATAGGCATAAAAGACACAAGCGAAGATCAATCCCTGACGATTCTTGGCACGACACGTCTTACCATCAGTGACTTTCGTATACAGTTGATTTGCCTCATGAACTATTTCTGATGGGATATTGCAACCTTGTACATCCTTGAGGATACTCTTCTCTGCTTGCTTCCTAGCAAAACATCTTGTGTAATTCACAGATGCATCCACTAAAGATTGATTAAACGGAAGAACCTTGAAACATGAAATACACATAGGTACCTTCAGAACAGGATCAAGTCTAGTTTGTTCATGATTACAGATCTCTGTTTTACTCCTAGAGTTCTTTGACATTATCTCTGGAACATTATTTCTATCCTTGATTTTAATCTCCTCCTTAAGAGCCAATGCTAATTTTTCAAAGTCGGTATTTTGTGTCATTCGTGTTCTTAAGTGTAAAAATGATATTTGGTATAAAGAAATGATACAATAATTTCAACATTATATTTTATTATTTATCTTATTATTTTATCCTACTCTCCACCTCTTCGTACAGGCCTTGTTAGCACATGTATAAAAGATAGTCGTGGCCTCATCTGCGCTCCTGGTCTGCTTATGATGTTGAAATACTTTAGATGAACCACATTTTGAGCAAGATACAGCACCATCAGCCACATCAACATCAATATCATACTTTGAATCGTCAATCTGTTGCTGTTCCCTAAACTTTTCAAAGTGTGACATATCTACACCTACACATCCCCGTTCTAAATCGTCAAGCAAACTGATAATGTCCGACTGTGTCTTATTGTTGCAACTTGCCGATACGATACCATACAAATTATATATTTGCTTATTGTATTGTTGCACGTCTCCCCGTGTGTATACAAACACAGCATTGTCGATCTTTTTAACTAGCTTCTTGGCTAGTAATTCGTTCAATGTTCTCCTAGCGAAAACTCTGGCGGCGGTGATATCAGTCTGAATATTTGACATTTGTTTGTTTTGAAAATATAAAAAGTAAACAAAATTCTATATTATTTTTTAATAATAATCAAAAAATGGATGTAAACACACTGGAGCGCGTAGTTAAAGACTTAGAGTCAGATGTTGATATTCTAACACAAGAGAGAGGTTTTGATTTCGGTGTGTTCACTGATTTTTTTCAAGGGAAAATGTATATCATAGGTGGTATATTACTGTTTATTGTTGCGATTATCGCAATAATATACATAAAAAGAAGGAAAAGCGAATCATACAACAAGGATAGATCTTATAGAACAAAATGGAAAGGTAAACATCCCAGAATAAAAAGACTCAGTAATAGATATACCTTTTAATTATACTGAACTTTAATTCTGTTCAGCTCGAAGCATTGTAAGAGTAAGTATAGAAACGTATGATTCTCTCCTTGAAATGTTAGATGTACCAGTTCTAAAGTTCGCAATAATATCATTATGCTGTGAAATCAATTCAGAGAATATATGTTCCCTTGATGAATCCGTAAGATTCTTAACCGCTAACTTAGCTCCATTGACAATTAGTTTACTCTCTTCGACACATGTCATGATATCTATATTTGAATCTTCAATATCTCTCTCATTTTGTAGGAGCTTATCTCTAAATGATCCATCCAAAACGATACGATTAACTGTAGGGATACTTATATTTATTGTGAGTTCTAGACCTGTTTCCGTAGTATCCAAGTGAGCAGCACCCGATAATCCAACAGAAGAAATAACATTATCCAGATCACCGATAAACTCAAATACATCTTCGTTGTTCATACTTTCAGTATAGACTTTTCTTGTTTAGTTAATTACAAAACAAAAAAACAGTATTATTTTATATGATTCTATGAAGTCCATTTGCAAAACTGATCATACGTATAAAACTGATCTCTTTAACATCCCATTTATCATTATCAATATATCTCTCCCAAATTGTCGCTGGTGCATTATAGAATATATTATGAATGAATGTCATAGCAGCAATAAGTACCAATTTAGTATCAAATTTCTTTTTTGTTAGATGATCTATTGTATCAGCTAACGGATAGACAAGACTCATTAATTTTGGTGCCTCTTCGAAAGACATCTTGTAAAGGTCAGTATCTTTAATATATTGAGGAGCATCTACTTTGAGACTAACCCTAACAGTTGGTAGCTCGATATGATCTACCTCTGAGATCTTCTTATCATACTTACTGAAATATCTCATCCTCCTAAGACACGACTCTACTGTAATACGAGAATTGTGAGGCTTCAAAATATCAACTAAAATGTTGATAAATACATTTTGAGACTTATCATAGAGACCTTTCTTGGAATATAATGCCTTTACAATACTAGTATTCTTTACTTTGAGTCTCCCTTTCCATAACACCTGCAAACAAACTACTGCTAGCATGTATAAATCATCGCTGTTATCAAAGAGTCGATCATCACCTGGTCGTAATGGTACATCATTTCCACAGAATGTCATAATATTAGGCGCAGCTTTATATGACATCACAATATCGTCATATTGCTCACCTCGTGTAGTCGCATAGTCTCTATAAGTCTTGTGTAGATACGTTTTGATACCCAGATACCTAGAATCATACATTGCTAATCCAAAATCTATTAATCGAAAGATACCTTCACTACTATCATACATTATATTTCGCTGGTTTATATCTCTATGAACTAAACCTGTATATTTCAAGTACTTGAGCATTATACATATATCTGTGAATACATCCATTGCTGTATCGAATCTAATATCTATACTATCGCTCATCATATCACGTATATATGTGTCTAATGTATAATCAAGTACAGGGAAGAGTAGAGCTGGACACACAATATCAAATTTATCAAAAAAAGGGACCACCCTAAAGCTCATAACAGGAGCATTAACCGAAGAGAGGATGGTATATGCGTTGAGTTCAGCTACTAGATCTTTTGGTAATAGAGACTTCTGATGCTTCTCGTGTGTAAGTCCGAATACCTTATATACACCGGTATTATTCTCTCCGAACCAAAATTGAGAGAAACCTCCTACGATTGGCTTTTTTAATGACATATCACACTGGTGTTATTTGTCATTTAAATACATTTCATATATTCAGTATTATTTTTTACCTCTTCTTTCGCTCTAGCTTACTAGATACTTCTTCGCGACCCTTCATGGAGTCTTTCATTAGCTTATATAACTCTGTTGCATCTGCTTTTCTTATACCTCTAGACGTTAAAGCATCAATCGTATCTTCCTTTTTCTCTGCTTCTTTCTTTCTTATACGACGCTTCTTCGGCTCACAAGAATATGTAATACCTTGATATTTGATTGCTGTCTTGCCATTCTTTTGTAGAAATGTCTGTATACTCCCTTCCAGAGTTTTTTTACGTTCACGGAGTTTTTTCATCTCAGCATTTCTTTTTTTTATCTCATTTTGTATTGAGTTCAATTCGACAATTATAGGGATCAGTTCCATCGTATTCTATATCAACAATCTGTCTGATTAAATTTATTATAAACAAACAAAAATTAATTCACTCCCGAACTACCGAATCCCCTAGAATTCCTTTGGGACTCACCAAGAGACGATAGAAACGGAACACGCTGAACAGTTCCAGTATGAATCTTAATCAATACCAATTGAGCAACCCTATCGCCTATTGAAATACAAAACGGTTCTGATGAGTTATTCACGAGGAGAATTTTGATTTCACCCCTATAACCAGAATCAATTACACCTGCGCTCACGTCAATGCTTTTCTTCGACGATAAGCCACTCCTAGGGAAAATCTGTCCATAATAACCATCCGGAATAGAGACATGAAGAGACGTATCAACGAGTGCACGGGTATGCGGAGTGAGACAGAAATCCACTGAACTCCTCAGATCATACCCGGCGTCTTCGTCCTTCTTCACTAAATCAGGACATTTACCTTCACTAAAATACGTCTTCAATGGAGGTTCGACTACGCGTTTGGAATAATATTCCTTTGCACATACTAGAATACCCGATTTGAATGCATTCTTCGTGAGTTTATCTATAATCTCAAGACAACGTCGTTGTAATTCAGCTACCTGCATAATTTCCTCGTTGTCCGTTATTAATAACGACTTATCACACAGCTCCTTATACTTACCTCTATAGATGCCCAAGACATCAGACGATATACGACGAAGCATCACTAAATTCTCTAAATCTACTTCCCAGCATTCATTAGAACGATAATACCAATTCTTGGTAGTTAAATCATATACAAAATTTTCGTCATCTAAAACGTAAAGAATCTCAGCGAAATCGATATGGCCTATATCAGTAGATTGAAGGCTTGCATTAATTATCTTTTCGCATAATTCCTTCTTATTATTCATGATATTGCTATTGAATACAGCGGATGGAGGGTTCATGACAATATTCTGTCGTGCTTTAGAGAGTTTTTTTCCTTATTACGAAATGATACAATCGAAATTATATTTTTTGTATTATTTCTATAAATGTCAGAAAGGGTATTCGTATTATGGAGCTGTGCAATAATTATATCATTGTGTCTTATAAACTATTCAGTGAGATATCATGAGGATATGAAACTGATACGTTATCTTCAGTTATCTGTAAGTCCTGCTATACCACAGATCAATTGTCTCTATATACGCCCCGGGAGATATTCCAGAACTTATAACAAGAATATAATATTCCTCAAGGTAAGACGTCCCGATGGGAAGTTTTACGATATACACACATTGAAATACGTATTATTACATGAAGTATCTCATATAATTTGTAAAGTGAACGACTTTAGTAAATCAAACCCCCATTCTGCTGACTTCTATGTCGTATTTGATAATGTAAAGAAGTTAGCATATGAAAAGAACGTACTAGAGAAAAGACCTATTGATCCAAACTATTAATCACTTCTCTATAATCTTTTTCAACATTAAAATACAAGCTAGAATAAGCGCAACCATTAATGCTGGATGAAGAGACTCATTACTTCGATTCCTATTAGATCCACAAGAACAACCGCCACACTTACAGCCTCCTCTAGATGGCGTTGACATACTCTGAAACTTATTATTCTCCATCATTAACGTCTTCAACTCTTTCATAACTTCCATATTATTTCCCCGATCATATCTATTATGATAAGGCTGAATCAATGTACCGTTTTCATCCAGGAATGAAACACTCATTTTATAGACTATCAGAAAAAAAATTACTTACCAACATGTGAGAATATAATATATCGTATATGCAATGAACATTTCAATTAATCAACTTTTAATAAAAATATTTATAAATTATGATCACTATACATAAATTATAACAAACCCTCCGTTCGATGTATATGATCAGAGCAAAGGGTCAAAAAAATTTAGATATACGCGACGGCGAGCACATATACTTAAGTTCCGGCTTAATGACAAGGGATGGTAAACATCATAAATGGAATATTTTTATGTTTATATCCACTGTGCAAGACGTACAGAAGAACTTGTCAGCAATAAGCTTCGTTTTGAAAAGATTTCTCCACTATAACGATGAGGGGGGTTATTTCCATGAGGACACGTTTAAAAAACCGTTACAATTCAAAGATGATGGATACCCCTCTGGTTATGTAAGATTGGACAATTGCAATACCGGTCCTATAGTAGATATGTTCATGCTGGCGGATCAGGATTACAGGAGAGAGATATATATGGATGATGATTTTATAGATGAAGATCGAGACGAAGAGGTAAGGGAGGCCGAATTTTTAAAATGGGACAGAATAAATAGACATCGTAATGAATATAAGTATGGTCAATATGAGCCAGCATTGCCTTACTTCATAAAATACGGGGGTAAAAGGGATGTGAGCGTTGATAGACTCGACACAAGTTTTGATTATGGTGGACAAGGTATGACTATTGACTTTGACAATGCGGAACCCGTGAGCGATTCACAATCATGGCAGCAATGGTTGTCAGAATTCATGGAATGTAATTCTAGTTTCAAACACTCAACAACTTCCAAGAAGAAGAAGAAGAAGAATGAGAAGAAAACAACTAAGAAACCTAAGAAGAAAACACCTAAGAAGAAAACACCTAAGAAGAAAGGTGGAAAAGTCGAGCCATGTCCAGGTCCAAACTGGAGTAAGTGTACCGTTGAAATGCTTAAGCAAGCGTTAAGGGATAAGGATATGAAGGTCTCTGGGAAGAAGAAAGACCTTATCGAACGATTGGAAGATGCTGATAAACGTTCTCCTCCTAAGAAAGCGAAGAAAAAGAAGACTAATAAAAAGACTGAGAAGAAGACAACTAAGAAACCTAAGAATAAGAAGAAGCCAGAGAGGATATGTCGAGGTCCAAATTTTGAATATTGCACTGTTGCAGTGCTTAAGGGGGAAATATATCATAGGACAGGTATTAAACCAAAGGGGTTAAAGGCTGACCTTATCAAACAAATGAAAGATCTTTGGGAGGAATCTGGTCAGACGTCATGTTCTCCCCTTAAGTTGAGGACAACCAAGAAGAAACCAACTAAGACAACTAAGAAGAAAACACCTAAGACAACTAAGAAGAAAACACCTAAGAAACCTAAGAAGAAAACACCTAAGAAGAAAGGTGGAAAAGTCGAGCCATGTCCAGGTCCAAACTGGAGTAAGTGTACCGTTGAAATGCTTAAGCAAGCGTTAAGAGATAAGGATATGAAGGTCTCTGGGAAGAAGAAAGACCTTATCGAACGATTGGAAGATGCTGATAAAAGTTCTCCTCCTAAGAAGGCGAAGAAGAAGAAGACTAAGAAAAAGACTGAGAAGAAAACAAATAAGAATAAGAAGAAGACGAAATGACTAGAGAAGGGTTTTAAAATAGTTCCACGAGGTAAAGATCTTTATTTTAACAGTAAATCGACTGAATATATCAAAGTTGCAGATTGTGAATATGATCGTATTTGCTATCTATCGAATTTATTCGGTGGTGTAGAATTTGATTATATGAGGAATCGATTCAAACAATCAAAGGTACGGGCTCTGTTTGATTTGTTGGAGAATTGCGACGAGTGCACCTTCCTCAAATGGCTTAAGAAGCTACAGCCTTCGAAGACATGGACTGAGAAGAAAGAAAGGTATTGGTTTCTCGACGACGAGCCGATCCGCGGTATTCTAGCCCAGATGTTGGGTACTATGGTTCGTAACACTGATGTAGCATTGAAACGTCGGCGGATAGTTGCCAAAGAGCTTGGACTTAAATCCATTAAGATAAATGATGAGCTTACACCTGCAATCAAGAAAAAATTGATGATAAAGTGTTTGCGTAATAAATTCCGAGATAATAGATACAGAAAGATTCTCGACGCAACGAGTGGCGTGAAAATACATGAACGACCTTTACGGGGGAATCCTAATTCGTGGTCTTATAAGCCACATGCAGATCCCAGCAAGAGGGGAGGGGATTGGCTTGGACAGCTATTGATGACTGTTAGAGACACAAATTGTCGACCAGACTATGGTACGGTGGCATGTTTTGGTTTAGAGCATGGATTGGGTGATTGGCTTTAAGGATCGACTTGCTTCTTAATATCGAGAGGTGTATGACGTTACAACATGATTATATCTTGACTGAATGTCTCAGTCATGTCTACACTCTCAGACAGAACCCAGGTGAAAAAGCCATCGAAGCTAAATAGAATATATCGTATATACCATTTCATTTAATCAATTTTTTAAATAAACGAATAAAATCATTGATAGTCTTGAATTTATTCGTTTATTTAAAAATGTTTATACATATAATTTGTCCATAAACTTAACAATATCCCTCATAACTAAGACATCCATCTCGTTATATTTTGTTATATTTACCATGATTTCCTCCTGTTCATTTGTTCTTTCAATAGGAGAGGTCTCATAATACTCTTTAGCATATACCATTGCATCTTCCCCATTCATACACAGGTCATCTACCGCCCAACAAGACTTGATCAATCCGTGTTTGAAAAGAGACTTACCAATGTCTTTGATAGAAAAACCCATCGCACCTTTCACAGTAAACCTTTGGTCTCTTAATACAAGTAAGATATTCACCCAACAACCTTCATCAATTGTGATAGATTTAACTAGTGTGTCACATACTACATTTGATTCTATCTTAGTATCATAGTAATCGGCGATCACCCTACATTGAGCTTTCCACATAGTTGGTTCGTAATTTCCATAGTGATAGATCCTGGGTGTTTCTTTGTATCCTACATTACTATAGATGTATTCTTTGAACTCAACCATTATCCTAAATAGCTCACCGACCGTAGAATCATCTGCAATGAATGATTTGTAAACCCATCCTGAACTAGTCTCATGTAAAACACCTATCATAAATAGCTTCACAGGGACCCCGCTTAACTGGTTAGCTTCGAAATCAACATAGAATCTATTATTGAGATTGGTCCAGTTAAACATATCAGTTTCTAGTACCGGAGGAGACCATAACATACCAGTACTATCCCGATTAATCTTCAGTATCGCATCAACGCTTTCCTTCCTAGAACCTGTAAACCCCATCATTTGGGCTGTCAATCTTGCGTCATCGTACCTAGTTATACCGTTCAGGCGCGCCTTTTCGCGCTGCTTGGGACCACACTGCCATACAAGTGTTATATCCTTCATCTTCTCAGCATGATTATATTTTTCCTTATGATACATCCCAGAGTTGATATTCATATTAGGTTTCAATAAAGGGTGACATTCAGATGGATCGCGGTCTTTCCATCTATCCTTGTTAATTCTAACAATACGAACCCAATCAATAGAATAATATACCATTTCGGGAATGTCTTTATCCTTGTTGTCAAATGATACAGTAGCGATACTCTTCTCGTATCCTTTACCTTTCACGTCCTTGAACTTGTATCCACTACCTACTATAAAAGCCCAAGGACTTGAATATCCCTGGATACAATATAAGGCTTCATTATAAATGTAAACCTGACCTTTGTAAGCCTTGAATCTTTTTGAATTACTTAATGATACCCCGTCGGAAAGCATCATCAACGTTGTGAATTTAATATCAATGATAACATAATGGTAGTTGGAACCTTTAGGAAGAAGAGGCGCTCTTATATACATCATGTCCTCGGGGATTACATTACGCTTGAACAATCGGTTTATTACGTCGGATCGCACGATTAGATCAGCAATGCCGTATGTCCTGTTTGTGACGTTAAAAAGAGAGCCAGAATGAATGATTTCAGTTCCATCTAAAATAGCATCGGCGGTTTTCCTTACCGCCTCAGTTGAGTATGTCTCGGATATTGAAACGATATTGAACCCTCTCTGTTCGATATCCTTTACCACTTCAGCCTCAAAAGTTATTCCTTCGTTCATCAAATTATCTTGGAGCTTAGATGGAGTTCCAGTACCATGGATCTTTAGGTAATCTGCGAAATGGTCTCCTGTCATAGAATTCGATATAGCAGTAGCTGATACTAAACTATCATCCGAATAATTCGTATTGTCTGACCATTTAACTGACATATTGTCTTTGATCGTAGTTTATTCTGATATATATTACCACATGTACATCAACGAAATTATTTTTTTCTTATACTTAAAAATGTCAAAGGTGTGTGCTACAGTTTCCATATTAGCACTTTTATCTCTCTGTGTGTATGTTGCTATAATATTGTGTTCAAATAATAGCGAGCCCTTCTATCAAAGTCTTACGAATTTAGCTCATCCTGAGCCAATATTCGTATTTGACTCGGCAGGAAACGAAAAACTCCGGAGAGAGATGAGCTATCAAACTACACCCTCTACCATGGGCGGCTCACCGGACGGGATACATATCAATGTAAACAATTATAAGGAAGATGCATCGATTAATATCACAAAACCAAAGAATAATACTCCCAATCCACTCGATGCACAGATTATAGAAGCTGTGCCGTATCAGAATGATGATGATGCGTATTACAGGATATAAACACAATGATCTTGTAAGTAATACTAGACGGTAACGCAAAAAAGGGGAACCAATCACCTTTTAGCGATAGTGATTGGCTCCCCCTTTTTTGGTTTATAGTGCGTTGTGTGCGAATAATTATACTTATAACTTCCTGTAGAAACAGACATTCATATTCTTCCTTTTACCATAACTCATGATATGCATATCCTCCATAGCCTCGTAATTGTTCAGTGTGAAGAAACGCTCAATCTTCATTGCGTTCTTCACTGGGTTGCCTCCGTTCCTATTCGACCATGTCAACCCCACAATCGTCCCTTTCTTGATCTCATCTTCGCGGAACTTCAATACAATCAATAATGGCAACACGCCATTCTTGACAGACACTGTGAAGTCAGCATAGATGAGAGACAGATTTCCAAGATCCTCCTTCTCCTTCAATGCGATGAGAAAATCATCATACACCATACACACACCAAACTTAGAGTCTCCCTTTGCCTCATTGTACCTCTCCTTGTCGTTCTCAACACACGTGATGTTGTTCTTCGAGAACTGTTTACTGTCAACGAGAGCCCGTGTAGTCTTGAACTGATCGTCGAGAATGAGAGCCTCTCCTGGAATAAAGGTTTCATTCGTCAGAGAATTATTGATAGACATCTTCACCTCGGGGTTAGAGGGAACGTATCCAGGGGTCTCAATTTCGGAGAGTTTCGCCTTACGACCACATTTCGTACAGGTGAGATCAATCCATTCGTGAGAACAATTGTGCTTACTCTCAGAGGGCTTAGGGGAAGGAGATCGTGATGACAGAGACAGAGGAAGGATATCTTCATCGTCATCACTCGTCAAATCGATGATCTCATTATTACCCTTCTTCACCTTGGTCTTGGAGAGAGTCTTCTTCTTAGTAGTTTTGGGAAGTGAACGAGGGGAAGGTGTTTTTTCCTCCGGTTTGGGACATACATCGACATGTTTCGCTGCCCAATCGTCTAACAGGTGCACGGGATCTAGGACGAACTTTTCGAACATCTCCCTCCGCGGATTCCCTTCGGACATGTTGTGCTTCTTCTTCTTGTAATTCCCTTTCTGATGGCTGATGAACTTACCAAGAGATTTCACCGCCTTGTCCTTACTCTCAGTCGACGGAAATTTCCCTTCCTTCTTGATATACTCCTCTAGCTCAGCTAGCTTCGACGTGTACGCCTCTTCGTCCGCGATGAAGTATTGAGGGTACTTCTCCATGAACGCCTCCCACATCTCCCTCCGTGGATCACCTTCGGACATGGCTTCCTTCTTCTTCTTGTAATTCTTTTTCTGATTGTAGATGAACGTACCAAGAGTTTTCACCGCCTTGTCCTTACTCTTACCCGACGGAGTTTTTCCTTCCTTGTTGATATAATCCTCTACCTCAGCTAGCTTCGACGTGTACTCCTCTTCGTCCGAGACGAAGAATTGTGGGTATCTCTCCATGAACGCCTCCCACATCTTCCTCCGTGGATCCCCTTCGGACATGGCGTATATCTTCTTCTTGTAATTCTTTTTCTGATTGCCGATGAACGCACCAAGAGTTCTCACCGCCTTATCCTTACTATGATGCGATGGAGTTTTCCCTTCCTTCTTGATGTACTCCTCTAGCTCAGCTAGCTTCGCACTGTACTCCTCTTTGTCCGCGATGAAGTATTGAGGGTACTTCTCCATGAACGCCTCCCACATCTCCCTCCGCGGATCCCCTTCGGACATGGCTCTCTTCCTATTCTTGTAATTCCCTTTCTGAGTGCCGATGAACTTACCAAGAGTTTTAACCGCCTTGTCCTTACTCCCGGCCGACGGAGTTTTCCCTTCCTTCTTGATATACTCCTCTACCTCAGCTAGCTTTATCTTATAAGCCTCTTCGTCCGAGATGAAGTATCGAGGGTACTTCTCCATGAATGCCTCCCATATCTCCCTCCGCGGATCCCCTTCGGACATACCCCTCTTCTTCTTCTTGTAATTCTTTTTCTGATTGCCGATGAACGCACCAAGAGATTTCACCGCCTTGTCCTTACTCGTACTCGACGGAGTTTTCCCTTCCTTCTTGATATACTCCTCTACCTCGTCTAGCCTCGTCCTGAACTTTTCTTCGTCATCGAGGAAGAGTTCTGGATATCTCGCCATGAACGCCTCCCACATCTCCCTCCGCGGATCCCCTTCAGACACTGCACGCTCATTATTCTTATAATTCATTTTCTGATTGGTGATGAAAGTACCAAAAAATGCCACCGTCGTGTCCTTACTCTTACCCAACGGGCGTTTCCCTTCCTTCTTGATATACGCCTCTACCTCAGCTAGCTTCGCCCTGAACTTCTCTTCGTCCGCGATGAAGTATTGTGGGTACTTCTCCATGAACGCCTCCCATATCTCCCTCCGTGGATCCCCTTCGGACATGGCGTATATCTTCTTCTTGTAATTCTTTTTCTGATTGCCGATGAACGCACCAAGAGTTCCCACCGCCTTATCCTTACTATGATGCGACGGAGTTTTCCTTTCCTTCTTGATATACTCCTCTAGCTTCTTCAACTTCTGTTTCCACCTCTCCATAAGCATCCCAACACCGGCACATTCGATAGCACACGACTTAATGCTATTCGTCATCATGTTCTTGAACCCATCACCTTTAATGTCCCACAAGAGCTCGAATTCAGCATCAGTATGCACTGAGGTGGTCATGTTATTCTTACTTGCCTTCTTCCTAGAATTCTCGGCACTAGCCCTTGCCTTCTTCTCGATCTCTTCGTTCTCCTTCTTACACTTATCACATTCGCATCCGGGAGGACATGCTTCATTCGTCGAGGGAGGATCGTTTTCCTTCCTTTCCTCAAAGGCAGTAAAGATCATCTCCTCTCCCGTCCTCGTCATGTATACCTTGTCGCCTCCCTCGCCATACTCCTTAATGCGACACTCACTGTCCTTCTCGTCGCTTTCGATGACAAGAGTACACTTGTTATCATTGGCGATATTCGCCAAGTTGCTCAGAGGATCTTCCTTGTACTCCTCCCTTACTTTCATATCCGCAGTCTTCAGTGTATGGAGGATATCAGTACTGGCAGAACCCTCGATCTCTTTCTGTTTCTTGTTCTCCACGCCCTTCTTCACTGAATCGGGACTGTAGTGGTTGGGGTAATAGAGACAGTAGTAGTACGCATCCTCGGCGTCTTGGTTTATAGCCGCGAACACATTCATGATAATAGAGTAATTTCCCTCGTTGCTAGCGCAGTTCATTCGAATCACTTCGTCGCGTTCTTTGTCGCTACCAGCTTCGCGATACGGTGTGTAGTCGATGCGAAGGGGCATCAGGACCGTGCCTATTCTCCCCTCTGAGAACCTCGTGATACGTCCGATGTTCTGAATGATCTCAGCGGTTGATGTCTTGGGATCGACAAAGACACACATGTTAGCGTTTTTCGTATCGACACCTTCACCAATAGTCTTACAACTGCACAACAAGACAACTTCATCATCTTTGGTAGAATCGAAATTGTTGAGGATCTTTGTTCGTCCCTTCGTTTCTGCCGTGATACAAAGAACCTTGAATTTCTTGTAGTATCCTACTTTATCGGGGAACTCATTTGCTGCGACCTTCTTGAACGCGGCTTTGAGTTTCCTTACATCGGCGAACGCTTTGGCAGTGGTCTTGGAGTCTTCCACTTCAGTCGTACTATAAGCGTGAAAGGAGAGGATCTTGTTGTTCTCGGTTTCTAAGGTGGCACGAGCGATTGACTCGTAGATCTTTGTGATATGTCCCACACTGTCCCCATCCTCCTTCTTCCCGATATCAACGCGTAAGTCGATATTACTCAGAACGCTGTCCTCTACACCTTGGAAGAACGAAAGTCTCGCTATCCTCTTCATTGGGTACTTAGTGATCTTTTGAGGCGTGGCCGTGAAGAAAGCACCTGTACGGAAGAATGGTTTATCGCCCAGGACATACTCCACTGAAGTGTCCCTTGTAGCGTTATGAGCCTCGTCAAAGGTAGCGTAATTCACGATACGTCCTTCGAGAGCCTCCACCACGGTGCCGATGCTGTGATAGGTAGTCGCGATAATTTTCTTTCCTTCCTTGTTGATGAATTTCTTTACTTCCTTTGAATTTGTTGTTGTTTTTTTGTTTTTGGTTTTAGCATTTTCATCTCTCACACCGCCCCTCTCTCTCCTCTCAGTCGAACTACAAACAAACAGAACATTGAATGACTCTCCCTCTCCCTCTCCCTCACTGATGTAATCATTGTAGAATTGATCCACGAGAGAAAGAGATGGGAATAGTGCCACCGAAATGTCCTCGACAATGAGGTTATCGAGAAGACTTTGGTACACTGCCATTCCCTTCCCCCACCCACAGAAAGCTTCTACGAGAAGACGGTTTCCGACACCATTATCGTTGGAACAGTCGGTGATGCTTTCGTGAATGGTCTCCGTGGCTTTCTTGAGTTGTTCTCGGACACCATATCCAAAGATATTCTTGATGTTCTTGACGATAGTGGCGATCATTGTTGGTTTTGATATTGGAATTAGTTAATAATTGTTATTGTACTTCAAAATATTAAAACAGAAAATCAGTATTATTTTTTCTGAACGGATATTAATTTTGTATACTTATGATTTTACACTAACGCAAAAAAGGCCACTAACTCAAGACTCGTGATGAGTCTCAAGCTAAGTGGCCTTTGCGTTTTTTTGTTTATTGAATAATTTGGTTGAAAAAGGTATCACACATGTACATATACGCATATGCAATCACTTCCTACTATGCTTCGCGCACAGTCCGTTTTCTTTCTTTGTCTTCGTCTTACATCTTTTATCCTTTTTTCCCCCTCTAGTGAATACATGCGAACATTGCACACTTTTTGACTTCACCTTCTCCTTCTTTACCTTCTCCTTCTTCTTTACTACCACCTCTTCCTCTTCCACAGTGATATCTTTCCATTCTTCCTCTTCCTCCTCATAACCATCTTCATCGAGATAACCATTCTTATCTTTCCACTCACCGATACCTTCATTGATCTTATCGACTATCTTATCCGCAGTAAATCCGACCATCTCACCATCGACTGTCATTTCATTGAACATGAATCTGATCTTCTTCTCTCCTTCTCTCCTTACTTCTACTTCGTGTACCTCTACACACTCGCCTTCATGAAATGTTAGAGCATACACATCCCGCCTGATCTCTGCATCTTGCTTATTATACAATTCCTCCTCTTTCATCTCTCCCACTTCGTCTATCTTTTCAGAGGCCTCATTTTCCCGTATGCCATCTTCAATTGTCATGAATGCGTCCACTTCCTTGAAATAGAGCTTTTTAAGCCAATTGTGCCCAGCTGGACCATCGAGAGCAACAATGTCATATTGAGACAAGGAATACTCGAGATTAAACTTTCGCCAAGGTTTGTCCTCATTCAAGCACTCGAAATACCTTTCCAACCCGGCTAGCTTCATCTTGACAATATTCTCATTAGCTGCCTTGAAAAAAAACACCATCCATTCCTGTCTATTGAACCCCATAGAAGCCATCGTGGAATCAGACGTTGCTACTACAACATATGTTTGGTCGCCTTGTTCACTGAAAGTAGTGGACATAGTTGTCGGTGTTTGTAAGTAATTTTTGTTATGTACCCAAACTTTCATTAAACCAAAAATAGAAATTACTTTTTGGTTTAACATTAACTTGATTGAAAATATACAATTTTACACTAACGCAAAAAAGGCCACTAACTTAAGACTCGTGATGAGTCCCAAGCTAGTGGCCTTTGCGATTTTTTTGTTTATTGAATAATTGTTTCAAAATGTATCACGCACATACACACATATATACACACACTCAGTTCTTACTATGCTTCGCACACAGTCCGTTTTCTTTCTTCGTCTTCGTCTTACATCTTTTATCCTTTTTTTTTCCTCTAGTGAATACATGCGAACATTGCACACTTTTTGACTTCACCTTCTCCTTCTTCACTACCACCTCTTCTTCATCCTCTCCCGTCAAATCAATGATTTCGATTTTGGCCTTCTTTACCTCGACGATCATCACTTCTTCCTCTTCCTCTTCTTCCTCTTTCTCTCCTTCTTCCACAGTGATATCTTTCCATTCTTCCTCTTTCTCATTATCATCATAATCATTTTCATCTTCATCTTTCCACTCAGCGATACCTTCATTTATGTACCACACTATCTGATCCGAAGTAAATCCGACCATCTCATTATCGACTGTCATTTTATCGAACATGAATCTGATCTTCTTCTCTTCTTCTCTCTTTACTTCTACTTCGTGAACCCCTACACACTCGCCTTTACGAAATGTTAGAGCATAAACATCCCGCCTGATCTCTGCATCCTGCGCATTATACAATTCCTCCAATTCCTCCTCATTCATCTCTCCCACTTCGTCCATTTTGTCATAGGCCTCATCTTCCAGTACCTCAGGGTCGTCAATTGTCATGAATGCGTCCACTTCCCCGAAATCGAGATTTTTAAGCCGATTGTATCCCGCTGGACCATCGAGAGCAACAATGTCATATTGAGACAATGAATACTCGAGATTAAACTTTCGACTATCACTGTCCTCATTCAAGGACTCGAAATACTTTTTCAACCCGGCTATCTTCATTTTGGCACTATTCTCATTAGCTGCCTTGAAAAAAAACACCCTCCATTCCTGTCCACCGAACCCCCTAGCACCCCTCATACAATAAGACGTTGCTACTAAAACATACGTTTGCTCGCATTGTTTACTGAAAGTAGTGGACATAGTTTTCGGTGTTTGTAAGTAATTTTTGTTATGTACCCAAACTTTCATTAAACCAAAAATCGAAATTACTTTTTTTGTTTAACATTGACTTGATTGAAAATATACTATATGTACACTAGTGTAAAATCATACACGATTTTACACTAACGCAAAAAAGGCCACTAACTCAAGACTCGTGATGAGTCTAAAGCTAGTGGCCTTTGCGAATTTTTGTTTAATTAATAAGTTGATTGAAAAGATTAGTATCGCACACATACACTCACTTCCTCTATGTCTTGCATACAACACTATGCTTCGCACACATCCCGTTTTCTTTCTTCGTCTTCGTCATACACCTTTTATCTTTTTTTTTCCCTCTAGTGAATACATACGAACATTGCACACTTTTTGACTTCGCCGTCTCCTTCTTCGCCTTCTTCACTACCACCTCTTCTTCATCCTCTCCCGTCAAATCAATGATTTCGATTTTGGCCTTCTTTACCTCGACAATCGTCACCTCTTCTTCTTCCTCTATGATGATATTTTCCCAAACTCTGTTCACTGCTTCATCATTCTTTGAACTATTCCATTGTACTTCTAGTAATGAATTGATCTCCTCTAACATACCATGAGGCGGTTCAGGGCATTTATTCATATCCTCTAACATAAGTGTCAATGAATCGCCGTTATCTTCAACCTCAATCTTATTGGTGCTATATGCTACATTCTTGATGAAATTGATGAACTTAATATCATGTTCTATCTTGGCCTCTCTGTCCTTTGACCAATCTTTGAATGGAGGAATGTCCTCGTCTGGCCCATTATAGTCCAATATTTCATCCTCGTATATCTCTCCTAGAGTATAGTCGGTAAGGAACGATAAGATATTTCTCAACTTTTTCACGCTTAAATCCTTCAGCCTCACATAGCCACTTGGACCCGCGCGGGTCCAAGTCAATGGACGGACGAATATTTCATCTGTTTGCATCTCCCTCTCATCCATAGAATCATTATCAATATCAATCCAACCCGTTATCGCGTCAAATTTTTCAATAGCGTCTCTTTCAGAGGATGCCTCAATTCCATAAACAGTCAGAGTACCCTTTACGTCTTCGGGGTCCCAACTTACATTCGAGACACCTAAGTAGATTTCACTTTGGTTGTTATTTTTGGTAGTCATCATAATGTTCGTATCGGATTTACTTCAAATTTTTTGTTGTACTCGAACTTTCATTAAACCAAAAATCAAAATTACGTTTTTAGAATATCCATCGTTATTAATTATGAGTTCGATAAAAATAAGTTAACATTGGTTGAATATGAAGTCAAGAGTTATTTGAGAAATTATGCTGTTGAGAAATTATTTGCAATTACGACAGCGAACATAATGTGGCTCGATCCGTCTAGAACAGTTAATGCAGTAATTCGGGCGATTATAGCAGGACCAGCACATGTCAGTGGTATATAACGACCTTTTTCGACATATAGTACACACCATCTTTATTTTATAATAAGGCTATAAAATAAAATTATGGAAATAGGTATAGAATTGTTAATAAAATACATTCATGTTTGTCTGTAAAAGTTTTTATTGTTTGATTATTACATAACGAGAAGATTGAAACTGTATACTATTGGAACATTACTTCCTCTTCTGTTCCTCCTCGTGGTTGTTAGCCGCGTGTCACTGTATGCTTTCATTTTTTTTTACATAAATCAATACTGGTTTATATTGTACCTTCGAAAAATATCGAGTATTTGATTGACTGTGCTATAATAATAGTATCTCCTATATCATCTCTCTTGGATAGACAATTTAGTTTTTCTATCATATACTGTTCATCCCTTTTTTCCATAATCTCTTCTGCTATTAGAGGGGACCATTTCTTTCTCTGTATCTTTGTCATTCCCTTTTTACAATCAAGAAATTGATATTTACGATTTGCCCCTACAGATGATACTACTCTGTTGTCTAGATATGTCATCGCAAAGAATGCGTAGCAGCATTGTTCGATCGATTGTGCGCTCGGATTTAGTCTGAGTTGTCTTTCGCAGAAGAATGCATCACACCTATCTAATATATCTCTATTATCATTCAAGAATATCATCAGTCTACATTTAGCAAGGTGAAGATTTTTCTTAACTGGCATGTTAGGTATAAGATCGACTACCTCTGAGAGTAGCGTTTTACCTTCAGCGTATATCACATCGAGGAATTCGTGTGAAATAATCCTCCCCTTTCGTTTTTTCTTTCCTTTCTTTCCTTTCTTTCCTTGTTCGCATCTTTTCGTAGCTGACTTGATCCTAGAGGCTCCTCTCTTTAGAATATCTTCATCAAACTCTTCTACATATATAGCAAAGTTTCTTATACCAGGATCAATAGTACATATAATCATTCTCAATGTGATATATTATTTTATAAGACTATATCTATAAAATAACAATAGTTCAAAAACATTTACTACCCAACAATATCACCGACATAATATTGTACGTTATTCATAGTTTTACTACTTAATATTATAACTTTCATCTTAGCTCCTCTTGTATGTATAGTATAATCGCCTATGGGTCTAGTTAATCTCAGTTCATTCCTTTCCAAATCGATATTAGATCCTTTATGCATCCTAGTCAATGAAACAAAGACTCTGAAAAGATTTTCATATTCCATAAATGCACCTCCAGATGATAGGCTCCCTAGAGTCATATCATATGTATTCCCATTAAGAGGATTGAGAAATTCTAACAAGACTCTAACATCAAATGAGATTTCCGTGGAATATAATCCGGCCTTTCCTCCCTTTATACTTACGACTTTGCACAATTTTGTGACATACCCGTATCCATTGAAATACTCACCAATAAGTAGATCCTCTGCTTTTTTCCTTACATGAAATTCGAAGTCGTTGTTTATAAATCTTGGATGGATAAACACCTGGATTTGTTGTTCGACTTTATTCATTTAACAGGTCTCTGATGTAGTTAATGTTTGTTATGTAATAATATAATATCATAATATTATACTTATTTTTTTACGTATTCGTTGAATTCTTTTCTAGTTATAATACCATTCCCATCGCTATCAAGTGAACAAAAGGCCTGTTCTTTGACCGTCGACACAATCTTCATTAATGTTGACAACGTATTCTCATAATTTTCGTTAATATCGTCTGAAGACTCGTTTATATCGATAGAAACTTCCTGTGTCTCGATTAAAATGTTCTCTAGTTGTTCTTTGAACTGAATGATCAACTCTTCATTTGTGTTGTTCATAATCATGAGTCGTTCATTTTCCTTCAAAAACCCTTCTTTCACATTTTCAAGTATCTTTATATTATCCTTAGTCTCTGTAATTTCCTTTCTCATATTTGTAAGGATATTAGACAACTCGTTGTTCTTTTCTTGTTCACTAACCAACATTTCTTCGTGATTTTTAAGGAGAGATAAATATACATTATTATTAGTCATGAGTCGATTTACATCTTCTTCATTTTTTTTAGATATTTCATGTAGCCTTTTATTCTCTTGATTAATATTATTATTAGTCGCGTTAAGTGTCTCTATATTACTTCTAAGTGATTTGTTTTCACTTGCATACACCATTGTTGACGCTTGGAGTCTATCTACATCTGCCTTGATCACACTCCATGATGCAACGGTATCGAAAACAACAAAGAAAGATGTAACCAACGAGAGTCCGCCTGTTATAGCAAGAGGTAATACACCTATGTTAAATCCGACTACAGTTGTAACTATTGATAATACAGCTGATACTCCTGCGACTCCAACTTTAATATTCTGATAACATTTTGATAGATAATCTATCATTGTCTTTATTATATAATTTGAATATTGTTAAAAAAGAATATTAATATATAGATTTGATTTTAAAATAAAAAACTCCTCAAATCACGACCACTAAAGACAACAACAACCAACAACTATAATGACTTATATTGTATTTGATACTGAAACTACAGGATTACCGAAAACATATGGGTTTGCAAAGTACTATAGTACTAAAACGGACACGAGTAAGTATGATTCATCGAGAGTAATTCAACTCGCATGGAGTGTTCACGACAGTAAAACTAATGAAATGTTGAAAGAAAATTCGTATTATATCTATGAAAAATCATACAAAATCTCTCCAGGATCTATCGCTATCCATGGAATTACGAAGGAGAAGTGCAAAGAACATGGACGATCATTCGAAGAAGTAATCAATCTTTTTCTCGATGATGTTAGAACATGTGAACTTCTTGTTGCTCATAATATTCCATTCGACTATAATGTCATTCTAGCTGAGTTATATAGACGAAATATGAATAAGGAAGTATTAATATTTGCATCTGTCGATAAGACTTGTACTATGAAGATGAAAAAACATCGTCCTAAGAAACTAATCGACATGTACAAAGAGTTCTTCAACGAAGAATTCGACAATGCTCACGATGCACTTGCCGATGTTAATGCCACGGCAAAATGTTTTGCACACATGAGGGATAAGTTGTCAACTAAGGTAATATATCTATAGCAATACTCTAAGAGCCATATTGAATTAATACATGTAATAGTAACGTAAAAAGGGCCACAATATAGTCTCGTTAAAGACTATATTGTGGCCCTCTTTTTTTTGTTTTTTTTTTGTTTTTTTC